GACAGATGAATTGATAAAGGAAGTCATGATAGAGAATGGCTTAGAAGAATAGGTTATAATGGCTGATAGCGACGGACGCCACAGGAGACAGGTGGGTAAAGTGCGAAGAGCTTCGGTTCAGGGGAGACGGGGCCTGCTCTGCGTGGCGTAAGGCTACAGTAGATGAAATTGTTGAACATTTTAAAAGAAGATAATTATGGGATATATATGTACAAGATGTGGTGGAACAAAGGTTGTTTGTGAAGCCATAGTAAATCCGAATACCAGGGAAATAATAGATTATTTTGATGGATCTTTCGCGCATGCTATTTGCGGGGATTGTGAAAACGAGGTAATAATATCTAACGTTGAAGCAGTCAAACATGAAATTGATTTAAGATTTCATGAATTTGTAGAAAAAACAGGTAAGGAACCTGAATACGTAGAATGTCAGATCGTATGGAAAGACACAGGGGATGATCAAAGAACGACAATAAAATTATCATTAAGCATCAATGATGATGATAATGATAATGTTTTCTATTACTGTAATGGGATAGAATCACTTAAGTCACTTGTGGAATATGGAGTAGGAGAGTTTATTGTAATAGATTGTTGGAGTTTTTTTAGTATTGATAATTTGTAAATTGATGAGATTATGAATATAGAGGTAATAAGATACAGGCTTCCAGTTTATTGGGCTTGCGCTCTGATAAATGATGACTATACTGGATTATGTAAAGAAGAATGTCAAGGAATAAAAAACTTCTTGAACATCGCAGATGGCTATCCGGTAGATGTGGATTGGGAAACAGAAGGGTTCTATCAATATAATGATGCAGGAACACTTCCGGGAAATTGTGCCGATTTTATTTTTCATAAGTTAAACGATTAAACATAAAAATATGAAAACTGCAAATAAACTAACTTTTTTAAGTACAAAATTCTTTACAGAAAACAAAAGGGAATACAGAATAACAGTCACGATATCGTTAGATGATGATTGTCATAACAATATGTGTGATTGGAGTATAACCGCTGACATTCGTTGGAAAAACGAATATGGGATATATAAAGAGTATATGGGAGGCTGCTGCCACGATGAGATTGCGAAACATTGTCCGGAATTGGCGAAGTTTATACCATTACATTGTTGTAATCATTATGGTGCTCCTATGTATCCGGTGGAAAATGGCATGTATCACATAAAGAATAGCGATAAGTCTGTGGCTATTGAATATTTACGTATATCAGACAAGGAATATTCCAAATTATCTGAAGCGGTGGATGATAAGATGTATTTCAAGTATCTGCTTTTCAATCTGGGGATTGTGGATAGATGGAAACGTGAATCAGGCGAGCTTATTGCGGAACTTGAAGACCTGTGTGGAAAGAAATGGGTTAATCCATATAAGCCAGAAGAAGAAAGATTTACCCTGACACTAACGGACGAGGAACGTTTGCTTATTGAAGAGCGTATTAAAGCCGGGTATTATTCCGCAGAAAATATCGAAAAACGTAGAGAGGAGGCTCATAAGGCAAAGATGTTGAAAAAACGTGCTGAAATTTGTGGGCGATATGATAAGATAATCAGGGAAGCGGAAAAAAACAAAAAGATAATGCTCTGTGTACTTGATTATGGATTGTTAACCGATAATGTGATATATTACTCTCACTCAAACACTTTATCTTTCAACTGGAATAATTATGAAAAGAAAATCACACAGGAAGAGTTTGATGATTTCGTGAATAACGTGGATCGTTCTAAGTTAACAGAAGGGATTAAATTCGAGTTCAAAGCATGATCAAGAAAATAAAATCCAAAGAATATGCTTTAGGGGTGGAGCGGATGGATAAGGAGGTAGGGGCGCCAATCGATATCGCTCAGTCCCCTATGCTTATGGCGGCTTACGAGGCCGGATGGGATGGGGCCATGAGACATCTTGGAGGTATGTCTGTGGATGATGCGATAATGGAGATTCTTTTAGAAAGAATGATAGATATTGCATTTGAAGACGAAACAGTATGATAATAGAAAAATCATTAAAAATAAAGTTTATACAGAAATGCAAATGTGGAGCTGTCACTATCAGATTTAATAATGGCGCTTCTAACAGTATGCGTCAGGATATATTTGAACAATTGAATCTAGATACACGGGATGCTGAACGGCTTCCAGATTCATATTGTTGCGATCACTGTGTAAATCATTGGGGCATTGACGTATGTGAGTGTGGTTCCGGTGAACCTATTGGAGAGTGTGAGTGTGGCTCTCAAAATGCACATGATACTTTGGGTGTTAAGTTTGATTCGATTGGAGCAATAATAAAAGCTTTTGGTTAATATGGAAAGGTATGAGTTTATGGGTTATTTGGTATCTGAAAATACAAGAATAGCCATTATTTATTGGGATTGGTATTATATGGAACGTGTTTATGAAATGATTGTGTAATGAAAGTAGTAAGTATATATTCAGCCCTACTCGGACAAAAGAAGCTGAAAAAACAATTTGTGGAAGATTTGCGAAATCTGCTGCATAGAGATAATAAATTACATATGATTCCCGGTAAACTTAGTTTTGTCAAGTACTCAGAATTGAAAAACTGGTCGATCCGTCAGATTGCTAAAGAGGGCGAATTGTCTGAAGAAGATCAAGCGTTAGTTGACAAAGTACATCACATGCTATTAATAATAAATACAGATTTTGAGTCTGTTGTTAGAATGTTGTATAGTTTCCGCAATGGGCCGAAAGCAGGGATAAGAGTACATAATTATGAAGACAATTATGAATGGACAAATAAAGATGGTAACGAAAAGCTATCTACCCATAATTTGCCAAAAGCCCATTTTAGATGGAACTGGCGGCGATATACACTTTCCGAAGAGTCCGTGAAAAGAATAACTGAATTTGTGGATAATATTTTAAAATCATAACCTTATGAATAAAGAACTACAAGAAATAGAACAAGAATTGTTCGCTATCAATAAAGAGAAGCGAGCTATAGAGCAAAAGTTGATTGCTATTATTATGGTTGCCATATCAGAAACGATCAAAGAATGTCCAGTAAAGAGATTAGGATCTGGATGTTTTGTTATACGTTGCTCTGATCTAATTGGGAATATATGGAATCCAGAATTCTACGATTGGGAATATGGAGCTAAAATTTTGTTTGAAAAACTCAATAATGTCCCTGCTAATAATTGGAAACAATATCTGGTGGGTTTATTGGGAGGAAATTTTAAATTGAGAGATCCTGTATATTTTGTAAAACGTATCAAGGATGGGAGTTTATATAAAATACCTATAAGTAGAAAATTTATAATGAAAATCATTGAAAAGTTATGAGTAATTTCAATAAAGAATATATAGAACATTGCGAAAGAAAGATACAAGATATTTTAAACGATGAAAGAGAATATAGTGATTGGACTCAGATCTGTTTCTCTATGAAAGATGCGATTCATGCAGCAATTGAAGTGTGGGGAATATCTAATGAAGATGAAATACATAAAATGGGTTGTTTCATTAGAGAGATGGTTTTCAAGGAGATACTTAATATACGGGAATTTGATATAAATTTTTAAAAAAAAAGAATCATGACCCGGAATAAGGAATTGATCGTACCTAGAGGTATGGAGGCATCCAAAATGTCATGGATGGCGTTGCCGGTGGAGCCGGCGTGTATGGGTAAGAAGGGCGGGGGAAGCGAGGCATCCGCCCATGTTCGTTGGATTGGCTGGACAAATAAAATAACATATAAACACGTAAGAAGATATGAATATTAAAGAAGGAGACCTCATACCGGCTTATATGAGTCATGAACTTGGAGAGATACTACCAAGTATGATAAATATCAGTAAATCAAAAATATGGGATGACTGGTTGCAATTGACACAATATTTCCCGAATAAGGATATCGAATACTACGAAGCTGCCTATGTTCGTTACAATGCCTACGATTCGCCAACAGAAGTATATAGCGGATTTGGGGAAACAGAGGTGGAGTCAAGGGCGATGCTTCTCTTTGATTTGTTGGAAAAGAAGATATTGACACCTGATGGTTTGAATTTAAAGGAAGTGGATAGGAGAAAGGAATATGAGAACGAATTTGAATAGTACAAGTATGAGAAACACATGTCCAGAATTTCCGCTTTTCGGTGCGAATTATCCAGACGCGACTTGCATAGATGGCATATTGTATGATCTGGATAATGTAGGTGATGATGGTGTTCTAATCAAGCCATCGGAAGAGATTCCATGCCCATTCTGCCGAACAGAGGAGTTTATCAGATACGATCCATTCAATAAAGAGTATAGCATGGATAGTGAAGAGGATATAAGAGATTGGTATATGAGCTATATTAATGAAATGAGAAATAAGTATGGGGGAAAATAAGAAGAAACAAACACCATGCCGGAACTTGAAAGATTGGCATACGAACAAATGAAGGAGGTAAACGATGGAGACAGTAAGATTATCAGATTACTCTTCTTATGATAAAAACAAGGGAGGAATACAAAAATTGCGTCACAAATTCAGGAATCAAATACTTGAATATTGGGGAGAAGATACCGGGATCCTAATAGGAACAACCATGGTATATGAAAGACATTTGTGGAACGAGGAAGTTAAAGTAATATGATTATGGATGATAATAAGATAATAGAAGCGGCTAAGTTAATAGCCAACTCCTCAGCGGCCTTAATTGAGGCTATGGGGATGATGAGTGAAAATATCGAGAGAGCTAATAGGGGCGAGTCTTTGGCGTATACCGAGGAGGCCTTTAATAAAGTGGTTATGGATAATGGAATAGATTATAATAGTGTTATAAGTAGAGGTTGGATATGAGAAATGGAGGAGGACTATGGGTAAAGAAGTTAAGATAGATGTAGGATATAAAGATGTGCTAGAAAAATCATTATCAGCCATCCAATATCTAAGAATACATGGATTCTCGACGTACATGGAATCGGAGGGGATTGTAAATAGGATAATGATGTTCAAGGATAAGAATGAGATGAGAGATCAAAAGATCAAATCAATTTAATAGAACTAATTATGACAGTAGAGTATAAGTGTATTGATGTTTACAAGAAGCCGGAGAATCCAATAGAATGGTTGCCGTGTCCACGATGCGGCCTCCGGCCTCTGGTCTGGGAGTTCGATAACGGGAGATCCACGGCGTGCGGATGCGGGACAGACTGTTATAATCATTGGAGCGTGCGAGCGGAAAGTATTATGTCGGTCATAAAAAGATCTTATAACGGCAAGTCGACTGAGGCGTATGATATTGATGAACTTAAAAATAACTGGAATCATTGGGTGAAGACAGGGGAGATACTGTTTACGCCAGGAAATGGGAGATGGTAATATAATTAACAATTTAAGATATGGATCATTATTTGGCTACAATTCAAACAATATTAGATAGATGTGATGATAACAACACATCTCCTAGTATTGATGACATGGAGATAATAAAAATAAACCTATGCAGAATAATTCAGACTCGTTACGGAATAACTCAGTTATGGTTCATTCCGTTGATAGAGAGAATCCAGAATGCTTGTTGTAAACATTACAATGATGTTGATATGTTATGGGAAAATTTTGTTAAAAAAATGACTGAATAGGAGGGATAAATATGAGTACAAAAACAAGTAAAGAATATAAAGCGATAAATAATTATATCCATAATGAGCTTGGGCTTACCATAGAGCAGTTGATTGAGATTATGGTGGATAATAAGCTTAGCAATAAAGATTTTAATATCATTCCAAGAACAGTAGAAAAAACATCAAAAGATAAAATGTTAAACGATATAGAGATTGTTATAATAAACAAGAATTTAAATGATCGAGGATATGGAGGATAAGGGTATTTTAGATAAGGCAAGAATGGAGGGCATGAACCAAGGGGTATGGCTGTCGGTTCAGGAGCTGGCTCACGACGGGCGATGGACGCAAGCTGCGGAGGAGCTGGTATCTTCTTGTGGATTGACCGAGGATGAATGTAGGAAGCTGCAAGAAGAAAGCGAATCATTCAATGATGAGATGATTAAGTTTATTGACAATATGTTTGGACGTGAGAATATGATAAGTGAAGGCAGTACTATAAGTGAAAACGATACTATATGTATAAATATTAAGTATCATAAAATAGGGGAAGTCTTTAACTATAAAGTTGGTATGTCTGAAATGACATTAAGAGTAGATAAGTGTGATAGATGTTCGGGATGCGCTTTTGAAAATTATATATATGATTGCGCAAAATCAGGTTGCTTGGGATGCGAAAGGGAAGATGGGGAGAGTGTTAGATATACAATAGTTAATACATAATTTACAAAGCATCATGAATGGAGAGAATATAATACCTAAGATAACAGACAAACGTGGGATGTTATGGAAACAGCCCCATAGGAGATACATAGAAATTGATGAGGAATACGCTTTAATGACCAAACAAACCTTTGAGGGTCTTAGAGAATATTCAGTAACGATCCCATCGGGGGAATATGAAGGGAAGATGTGGAAGGCCAATAGAGGAGGTATATGGTATCTATATTGGTATGATCATGACGATAATCCATCAATGATCAAAATAGAGCGAAGAGAAATATTGTTACTTAATTAATACAAAATAATATGGGAGATAGAGTGCAAGAAGCCAAAGAAGAAGGCATAAGACAAGGAATATGGCTATGCATACAAAAATTGGTGGAACTGGAAAGGTTTGATATGGCAAAATATTTTATGATATCCTTTGGATTTAATAAAAATGAGTGCGAGGGGTTATTAGATAAAAATGGTCTAAACGATAAAATGGATGTATTTATCAACCGATTATTTAACGAAAATAATCATATAAGGTATTTGAAGGATATAGGATATCATAAGATAGGTAGTATATTTAAATATAATACCGGCATGGAGAAAATAGAATTGGAGGTAATAGAGATTGATGATAGCAGTTGTGATGGATGTGTATTTAATAACAGGGGTTATTACTGCATGTATTCTTGTTGTTGTAATATAGATAGGGAAGACAATACAAATGTCATATACAAAGAAGTAAAAAGATCATGAGTTTAATAGATAAATTAGAGGATTTGGTGGTCAAGGTAGACACCGAATACCAAGAGAAGATGGAGGCGGTGATCCGGGAGATAGTCCCGGGGATGCCGGAAGGGAACGTGCGCCATGCCGCCGAGTGTATGTGTACGGACAGGATGGGGAGCATGATGGATATCGATATTTATATATTAAAGGAAGAGGATAGACCTTACGAATGCCATTATCTAAAGGATCTGCTGGAGGATAGGGTAGCTAGAATAGCCAAAATGCATGAGGATGAAAGTTATACATACAATATGGATGATAATTATTGGTGCGCCACATGTGGATCCCATTCTCATAAAAAGGATTCCAAGACAGGGTATTGTTGGTATTGCGATACAGTTAATTGGGTTAAAGAGATGGGAAGGATGTTGGAATATAAAAACAAGCAATTATATAACAAGGAGGAATAAACATGGGAAGAGGTGTTAATACAGGCGCCTTGTCTCCGGTCGGCGGTATCGGGGAAATACGAATGCGAGCAAACCTGCGAAAAATAGTGGCGTACAAAGATTTCGCGAAACAGATGGTCATGGCACAATACGAATGATAGAGGAGATTGGTGATTAAAACATTAAATAACATTAAACATGAAAAAGAGTAGAAGAATTGTAAAGAAAATGAGCAAGAAGAGCCTTATCAACAAGAAGGCTCTTCGGTATATTATCGCAAACAGTAATTTATGTAAACATGCGATAAGAGAATTGGAATTAGCCGGATATAGCAAAGAAGAGGACGGTCCTAACAAATGGATGCGCGAACAGGTAATAGAAGCTGTCGCGCTGTTCTCTTCTCATGGTAACAGCGGATTCTCGGCGCCATTTGAAATCAATCTCGTCAAGAAACTTTGCAGTTTTGATATAATCTCTCCTCTGAGATTTGACGATGGCGAATGGGAAAAAATAGGCTTAGACGGGAGTTGCCAGAATAAAAGAAAATCATCGATATTCAAAGAGCCGGACGGGAGTATCCATGATGTTGATGCATTTTCAAAAGTTCCTGTAAAAAAGTTTTTATTCGCCACTCGAACGTGGACGGAGAACATCCATAAGATAGGATGGATAGGAGGGTTGTTTGAGACGGACGAAAACGGAATACTCACTGGAAGATATTTTGGTAGATGTAATGTAAAAGACTATCAGAACGGATATATGCCAAAAGGCAAGAAAGAAATACCATGCAGGGAGATAGAGATATCGCCGGACAATTGGATTATGACAGTTGAATCAAACAATGAGGCTTTGATTGAATTGTCAAAGATTTATGATATAGTCTGGCGACAATGCCCTTGCTTGAAAGGCATAATGAATACCAACGTTACACCGGAACTTGAAAGATTGGCATGCGAACAAATGAAGGGATAAACAATGAATGACAAATTTGTAGACATGCCGAAATGCATGGCGGACAAATACGAAACCGCCGACTTTATTGCCAGCGATCCCGTCCAGTTCCCAAGGCGGTATTCCGGGCGGGACGCGGAGGTCAGTGGGTTCATTACTTCGTGGCTCTCGTTCGGGAATCGAAAGGCGATCATCGGGGCGGCGGAGATGAGGAAATGTCTTGATAAGATATTTGATTTGGCAATTGGTGAAAGGCTTAAATAATTCAACACAAAATCATATAAGATGATAACTTCTATAAGGATAGACGACAACAAGAAGACTCCATTTAAATATATCCCAAAGATAAAAGCGTTCAAAAATGGCTCTGAGTTTATATTCAAGCCAGGCGTGAATGTGATTGTAGGCAAGAACGGGAGCGGGAAATCAACCCTCCTGAATATGATATCGAAGTACATGTTGTGCGAGAAAAAGATGTGTTCTGAATTACCGTCAGAAGCATTGTATTTCCCGGATATATTTGATGATGACAAGGTGCTTGACGGGATCAGTATTAAGTCGGATTATATTGGGAAAGTCTTCCATCTCATACAGCAAACTGAAATGAGAAATGATGATATATTGAATAATATCAATAATTTAAGTTTGTATATGAATGGGGCATCTAGGTCCTCTGGGGAGAAGAACCTTCATGCCATGAACTCGCTTTTTGATTTTATGTTTAACCAAGATGAGTATGCGTTTCCGATACAGAAGCTTATGGAATTTAAGAAAAAGTCAAATGAGTTCTGGGCAAACAGGATCGACAATCTTTTAAAATACTACAAAGACAATCGTGTGGTATTAATGGAGAAGGATTTTGAGTATACGATCCTTATGGATGAACCAGATAGGAATCTAGATATTGACAATATCATGGATCTGTACAATGTACTGTCATTTCATAAACCACAAACACAAATTATAGCCGTAATTCATAACCCGGCTTTGATTTACAAGTTGAGCAAGTTGGATTGCGTGAACTTTATTGAGATGACAAGAGGGTATTTGAAGAAAATTACTAGTTTTATGAATAAAAAATAAGAAAGGAGATGAGAGAAGAATTGAGAACAATAGGATCAAAAGGACGCCACGTGTTTACAGCAACCTTTGTTAGATTTGGATTTAGGAATGGATACATTGGACCTGTAAAAACGATGCTTTTACAAGATGTGACACTTGATAGCAAAATAGTATCAGATCATTTGTGGTTCGATTTAACAAAAGGATTTAGTAGTGCTGATTTATCGCCAGGCGATGTGGTTGAGTTTTGCGCAAGGGTTAGTGCTTACGAGAAAGGATACAAGGGGCACAAGGATGATGTACTTAATAGACCGATAGAAAGAGACTATCGATTATCAAGACCGACAAAAATTAAAAAGATCGGGAAGAAATTAATATTAAAAGATGAGGGGGGGGGGAATAATACATGATAATTATATGCCTAAAAAATTTATAATTTATTAAAATATAATGATATGAAAATACAAGTAGAATTAAATTTGGAAGATGTATTCAATGAAGCTATGTACAACGAAGCGACGTTGAAAGAGGAGTTTACCAGCTCGGTCAGGTTAGCTGTAGTACGTGAACTTAAAGAAAAGTTCAAGAATGAGTTGATGAGGGAAATATCCAATCCGATATCAGAGAAAATTGAGGATATAGCGAGGGAATCAATAAGTGATCTCATCGAGAACGCCAGCGAGAAGAAATATAGATTCAGGCTAGATTATATGGATGATGAGTTGACGGTGGATGAGTTTATAAGAGGTAGGATGAAGAAAGTTGTAGACGGAGGTATTGGGACAATGATAGAATCAAGAGCTAAATCTTTTGTTGATGAGTTAAGGAAGAGGTATGATATGGCGTTCGCTACCTTTATCGTGGATAATATGAGAAAACAAAATATGTTGAAGGAAGATAAGATAGCTGAACTGTTAAAGGATAATCCAAATGAGAAGTAGGGAAGATGCCAAAGGAAGGCGGCGATCGATGCTCATGACGCCGCCCGTACCGAAAAAGGTCGAGGTATTATCCCCGGCATGGTATAGGGCGGCGGTGGAGTTTCAAGGAAGGCCGGAGCAGGAGCGACTAGCTTTTTGCTCGTGGTGCTGTTGTCATGGAGGGTGTAATTTGTGCGCAGATATAAGCAAATACAATATAAAAGGACTTAAGATATATGGAGGATAGTAATATGGAGATGGAGGAACTTAAAAATAAGTATAGTTTTTCCGATGGGTTGATGGAGAAAATAAAACACTCCATTGAGGTGCTAAGAAAAGGGGAAGAGTTTGCCCTAAGATTTTATGACAAGGGATATTATCTAGCTTTCAGCGGAGGTAAGGATAGTCAAGCTCTTTACCATATAACTAAATTAGCCGGCGTTAAATTCGAGGCTCATATGAATATGACTACAGTGGATCCGGCGAACGTAGTGTCTTTCGTAAAGAACAATTACCCGGATGTAATAAGGCATATTCCGGATATCAATTTCTATCAACTTATAAGAAAAAAGAAATGTCTTCCTTCGAGAACGCAAAGATATTGCTGCGAAGTCCTCAAGGAGAGAGGAGGCGGAGGTACGGTGACTTTAGTAGGGATAAGGGCGGAGGAATCCAGGACAAGATCTAAAAGGAATGAGATCGGAACCAGTAAAAGAAAGTATGATATATCATTCGATCAGTTTGATGAGCATAAGGAAAAGATGGTCTCTTGTGTTGGTGGAAAGGATAAGGTGATAATATCACCAATATTAGCATGGACGGACAAGGATGTATGGGAGTTCTTGAATAAGATGAATATCAAGCATTGCGACTTATATGATAAAGGGATGAAAAGAATAGGATGTATATTATGTCCAATGTCAAATATCGGAGAGATGATGAAATATCCGTTCAATTATCCTCATCAGACAAAGAAGTTTCTAAATGAGATAGAGATACTTGTAAAAAATGGTCACTATCGAGAGTTGGGAAAGAATCCAAATATAGTATTAGCGTGGTATTTATCAAAGAGAACAGTGGATGATTTTAAGGGGTTGGTGGGGAAAATACAATCCGGAAAATTCAGGCCTAATAAAAAGAATAAAGAGCTATGGGATAAATTCATAGATTATTTTGATTTAAAAAACGTAAGCATATGGGAAAGATAATAGGAGCGAAAGTAAGAACTCTTTGTCCCTTGAAGAGCAAAGGAGGTACAGTCATAGAAAAAGGGGAGATATGTACTATAACCAAGAGTTATAAAGGATATGGTATTCGTACCGATGATTATCGGGAGATAACCAGGGTGGATAAATGTTGTGTTGAGTTTATCAAGGGGCAAAATATGGTTGATAAAACAAAAGAAGCATATTAACTATTAATAATATTTATTTAATTTAATTCAAAAACAAAATGTCTACTTTTGTAGACACATAAAAATTACACATATGAAAAAGAGTGAATTTGTAAAGGAGTTAGAGAAGATCATCGATATGGTTAAGGCCGAGGATGATGGTTTAGAGTATGGTGGTAAAGTTGTCTTCTATAAAGAAGATGATGATAACTATGAAATCTGGGTAAAGAACATCGAGATGGATCTGAGGGTAGAGGCCAATACTATGGCTAGTATGAATGATAGGACTTTCGCCTGCCTTATGAGTGAGGTCTATAAACAAAAGTTTACAAAGGCTATAACGATGTCGGAGGATGATGATGATGAAGACAATTGATAAGATGACCGATCAGGAGATCTATGATCTTACTGATGAGCAGGTAGAGAAATTGATCGTAACAAGATGCGCGGAGGAAGGTGTCAGGTTTATAGATGAGCCTCCAGTCATGAAGACGTATGGCTATAAATCTATTTCTCCATCTCATTTCTTCTACTATTTGGAGGGCTTGAATATAGCCGTTCTTGATCAGAATGATGCTATTAAGATAGCTAAGTTATTAAGTGAATTTGATCTATACAGGACTAGATATGATTTCACCATATCCAATGAGGAGCTATGCAGTAGATTGGATATAATCAATATCAGGCATGTTCCGATGTTTGACACGAAAGATAAGGAAGCTTATAAGTCTGTCAAGGATAAGAACAACGAGATCGAGGAGGAGTATAAAGATCAGGTAAACGAATACAAAGAGAATGTAAAAAAGATGGGTGAAATCCGTGCCGAGATATGGTCAAAAGTAATTGATGTAAGGCGCAAGATTGATCACATGAATCATCTTAAAGTTCTTTTCGTAAAGGAATATCTTCCGTTGGTGGATCACGACACGGACAAGGCTATGATATTTTTCAAGAAGGCTTATGATGTGGATGATGATACGGAGAGATATATTCGTGAAGGAATAAAAGATTATCCTTTGTTTAATAATAATATAGATTAAAATGCACAATTGGTTTAAATGTACGGTTTCTTACGAGACCGATGCCGAGAACGGCATGAAGAAGAAGGTAAAGGAAGAGTATTTAGTAGATGCCCTTTCTTATACCGAATGTGAGGCTAGAATCATAGAGGAAATGAGACCATTCATCTCCGGTGAGTTTAGCGTTGATATCAAACGATTCAGGATAGCGGAATTGTTTGCCATGGATGGAGACCGGTTCTATAAGGTCACGGCTGATTATATTACGGTAGACGAGAAATCGGGTAATGAGAAACGCAAGGCGTTTAACTACATCGTTCGGGCCAATGACCTTGATCATGCCAAGAAGAACTTCGAGGAGGGCATGAAAGGGACTATATCAGACTTCGTGGTAACCTGTATTAAGGAGGAGAAGAAGTTGATGGATTTCTATGAGTTTGACGGCAAGATCAGGAACCCGGAGAAGCATGAGGATAGTAAGCAACAAGGCTAGCTACGAAACCATGTCATCCGTCGCCGAGAAGTTGATGGAGATAAGTAAGATGGAGGGTACGATTTATCGTATCCTCACATTATCTAATAAGACTTATCTGGCTTCCAAGTTAGGGTATAGTAGGTCCGGATTCTATAAAAAAATACAGAACAGGAATTTTAATATCCGAGAGCTGGCTCAGATATTCGATACGATCATCAACTTCAAAGATCAAGATTGGACTGAGGGTAAGATTAATAGGCTTAAAAGATATAGGGCTATGAGCCTTATGGAGTTCAATAAAAGTTATAAAAAGAAAAAGGCATGAGAGGTAAGATGTTGCCGTGTGAGAGATGCGGGAGGATGGTAGCCATAAGGAGCAAGGGGTTATGTCCAGCATGCAGAGCCAAGGAACTACCGCCAAAGGGGAGGACGGCGATACGGGCGAAGGCCAAGCCCCGGGGTAGGAGCCTAGCCGTGTTCTTTGGCGCCCACGTAGCTAAGTTAAGTATGATAAGAAGATCTGCTACCGGCGCATATATACCATGTCCTGGAGTAAGCAACATATGCCACTTATACCCTAAACGGAAATATAAATCGGTCGCCGAGGATAATGATAACATTATCTACTTGACGGCTGATGAGCATACAAGATTCGATTATCTATTAGATACGATGGATTTCAGCCGGCTCTTGGATGAGTTTGGTAACGTATGGCTGTTGGCAGCCAGAAGGATGAGGGATCTCACACCTAGAGTCGAGGAGGATGGTAAATTAAAAACCAGATTATTATCATGGATAGAAGAAAACAAAAATTACTTTTAGCTCTTGGATACGAGGCTATAAGTGATACGATATATAAGAAAGGAATGGATATGGAAGTCATAAGCGATCAAGAATCGTTTGATGATATGAGAGTTCGTTTATCCAAAAAACATCATGTGGTTATCACGGATGATGGTGTTGTAATAGAGTTTGTTCATAATAAGTCAATGGACGAGAATGCGCCATCATATTATTGGCGATCATCATTACCAATATTAAGATCATATCATACAGATCCTAAATTTACCGCTTTCTTTGGCATATTAGATGTTTTGTCAACGATCCCAAAGAAAGATATGGGTGAGGAGGAAAAGTCTGTTGAAGAGCCTAAAAAAGAGCCTAAAGAGGAAATGGAAGTTGAGTATGATCTGGAGACCGAACAGCAGTATTATGCCGCTGAATGGATAAAGGATATCCCGACGCCGGTGTTATATAGAATGACTGTTGCCGGCAAGCGCGTGTATTATGAGATGGATGTAGATGGGTATCCTATCATATACGATGGAGCCACTAACAATATCGCCAATGGGTATTGTGATACGTCCGGAGCCTTGGAGAAATGGAAGAATGAGATGAGACTCAAGGGCAAGGACCCTGATGAGTACGCTAACTATAGGGCTGACTTAGGTACTATCATGCATTATCTATTTGGGTTGTATCTGACCGGGGTTAACATAAAGCTGATCCCGACATGGATCAGGAAGGTGGTCAAGGAAGCCAAGCTAAGAATAGACAAGTATAGGATGGAGCGGATATTAGTGGATAACATTGATGAGCTAATAGAGGATCTAATATCATTTGCCATATTCTGCAAGGAAAGACATGTAAAACCTGTATTGATCGAGAAGATGTTGAGGTCAAGCAGGTTAAAGGTAGCTTCTTCGGTGGACGCCGTGGTGGAGATGGACAGCGAGCCGGAGACAGTGGAGATAGAGGTCGAGACAGGAGAGTTCTATAAGACGGGAGCCAAGAAAGGTCAGCCTAAGACGGAGAAAAAGAAGATAAAAAGATGCAGGAGGATATTCGCTATATTGGACTTCAAATCAAACAGGAAAGGCAATTTCTATGACGAGTACGCTTTCCAGCTTGAGCTATATAGAAGAATGATACTGGAGAACTACGGAAAGATATTGGAGATAGAGGAGATATATAACTTCGCTCCGGGTGATCCTACCGCAAAGACCAGCCAATATAAGCTGAAAAGACAGACCGACAACCCTATATTGAATATGGCTACCGTAGTATATCTTCAAGGAAAGTATAAGTTCGAGAAAACCAATTATACGGTTACGTCAAGGATCGGATCTTTAGATATAGAGGGTGATTTTGAGTTGAATGGTTTGATAAGAAAAGAGTCGCTGAGAGATTATATATATAGAGTGATGAGCGAGAGGAGAGGATAATGGAATTCAGGGAGTTTGACAAGAGCGTATATCGGTATGAGTTGGATCATAGCAAGCCAAGGAGGAAGATGACGTGCCCGCAATGCGGCAAGGATAAGTGTTTTACGCCGTACGTGGACGTAACCACCGGTCAGATCGTTGGAGAGCAGTTTGGGGTGTGTGATCATAAAAATAAATGTGGTTACTTTAAATATCCAACAGGGAGCGAACTTGGGAACAATGATCTTTTTACCGATTCAAACAAAGTATTAAGGAGGTACAGACCTCCCGTGGATCCGGATATAGCCAACTGCATTCCGGTAAGCAAGATGTTTGAGACGCTTAATCCTTTCGAGACATCTGATCTTCAGGATTATCTATCCAATATATTCGGATCATATCATACCAATAGAGCGTTCAGCTTATATAAGATCGGGATGATGAGATTCGGGGATTGGGGTAAATGCTGCGTGTTCTGGCAACTTGATAAAAGTTGGGTGATAAGGACAGGGAAGATAATGGATTACGGACCAGATGGTAAGAGGGTAAAGGTTCCCATGGATCATGTATGCTGGGTTCACATCCTAGACGGTCAAGATTATTTATTAAGGCAATGCCTGTTCGGTGAGTTTCTTATCAACTTCTATCCTAAGGAAGCCCCGGTATATATAGTTGAGTCGGAGAAGACGGCGGTCATCTGTAATATCGTATATCCAGATAGGCTTTTCATGGCATGCGGAGGTATCCATATGTTGAAAAGGGAGATGATAGAGGCATTGGGACGTAGGAGAATAGTCCTATATCCTGACAAAGGATCGGCGTTTAACGAGTGGAAGAAGAAGGTGGATAGGGATATGAGGGGGATGAATATCGAGATAAGTGATTTTCTTGAATCAAAGCCCAATATAAATGAGGGAATGGATATAGCTGATTATTTTATCATTAAACAAAACAATAATAACAATGGCAAAAGTAGTTGATAATTACAAGGGATTCAAGGTGCTTGAAATAACAAGACAGGAGATGATGGATAAGTTTACCAGATATGGGTGCTTAGGTATTTGCGATATGTGTAACAGACCTACGTCCGTGGGCTATTACGTGGCGGTAATCAATCAATGGATGTGCAAGGACTGTTACGATGATTTTATTAAATCAATTAACAGGTATGAGGAGGATATGGAAATAGAAAGCAGGAATTTCAATAGATATTGCAGCTTATTTAATGTTGAAATAAAGGAAACAGAATGAAAGAACTGTCTTTAGCTCAAAAAGCTATGTTAAACGGATCCGTATGCCCGTACTGCAAGATCCCATCCACTATGATAAATACGGTAGAGGGGAAGCAAGTTGGGTGCGAGAAGTGTGGGGCTTGGATGAGATCCGATCCTTTCGGGAAGCCGATGGGGAGGCTGGCTAAGCCGGATCTTCTTAGGAGTATGGATATGGTAATGACTGAGATTAATATATTTGCGTATAGGACAAAACGGGATGTGCAGGATATTCACAAAAGCCTATCTGGTGAATTGGATATACCAATAGAACATGTATCCCCATATAAGATGTCTTTGCCATCACTACTTAATACCATGAGATATATTGAAAAGTATGGCGATAATCATATACGGATATATGATAGAACCATGGTAAAGAAGGCTTGCCCTAGGCACGGAGCGGTGGCGATCGGGAGCAACGCCTGCCACGGATGTCCGGAGTTTCTGTTCCATGTGGTAAACGGCACGACCGATACGGTGGTGTGTGATATGGATATGAGTTATGGAGATTGTATAAAGGAAAATAAATAAATTTGATAGATAATATTAATTGTATAAAAGATGAAAGTAATTTTTATTCATAAGCCAACAGGATTTTATGTAGGAGGATCAGTATTTAACAAGACATGTGGTTTTTACAGATGTAGGGATAAGATGATAGAAAAAGGCATAAGCGAGGATAAGGCTAATATGCTGATTGATATAATAGGTCCACACATATGTGTGTGGGAGATAAAGGATGGAGACGATCCTTATGAGAGCATGAGAGATAGACTCGGGGATAAAGCCTCGTATCTGGATGGAGAGGATATTATCGTAGAGAATTATGATTATGATGAGGAGGACGAAGAGGATGGGGAAATCGACTGAATATTATAGGACACATCCGGAAGCCAGAAAGAAGAAGGCTGAGACGGACAAGAAGATTAATGCTCGTCCTGAACAGAAAGCCAAGAGACGGGAGTTGGGTCGTAAGAATTACAAGACCGATAAGCTGAAGGGTAAGGCTTATCGGAAGGGGAAGGATCTATGCCATACGGCTAAGGGATTAAGATATAAATCAAGATCAGCTAACAGAGGATCTAAATCCGATACGGCTGGCGATAGAAACGCACGAGGATGAACGATAATAGGATATGGAAGACGTCCAAAGAAATTATCATGGACGCCTATGAGAGGATAATGAAATATCAGTCGGGAGAACTTCTCCCGGCTCGTACTGGATACCCTTATCTAGACAAAGCTTTGCTGGGGGGATTTTACCCTCAACATGCGATAGCCATAGGAGCTAGACCAGGGGTTGGAAAATCCTATTTGGCGCAAAAGATCATGAACAATGTGATGAATGTCAACATCAATCCACAAGCAGATGATTATGTATGGTTAAGATGTGAGTTCGAGATGAATCCGGAAGACTTGGTATTACGTTCACTATCAAAAAAAATGAACAAAGACATAGAAGATATCCTCCTTCGTAAAATGAATGAAGAGGAGATGCTAGAAATGCAAAAATGTCTTAAACAAGAAAATTCAAACAGAATAACGTATATACCCATACCTACAACAGTTGATGAGCTTAAAGATTTTCTATGGAATGTATATATGCCGGCGAATAAGGATAAGAAAATTGTATTTGTATCCATAGACCATACAGCTCTTATACAAGGTTCGGGTGATGCCAAGAGGAATATAGATAGTTTGATGAATATGTGTAATATAGCCAAAAGAACGTTCCCAAACATCTTCTTCCTTATCGTATCGCAACTCAATCGAGAGATAGAAGGCAGGCGTGATCCGAAGGATCATATGCCAAGGCAGTCTGATTTCTATCAGTCTGACTCATTGGGGCAGCTATGTACGGCTATGGTAGTGTTGAATATCCCAAGGAGATACGGGTACTCCTCATACATGCAATTTCCGCAAGGATGGTATCCTAATCTGGAACGTTTCAAGAGCGAGTCAAGACGATCCTTCCGTGTGGATGGATTATTGTTCCATCATATCGTAAAGGTCCGTCAAAGATCATTGGAGGAGATTGACGCTATACATGTAGATATCATGAAAGGATATGAGCGATATTATCCTGATGGAGGGGTGGTGCGCCAAGAAAGACCGGGAGGCTCGGATGCCCCCGTGGGTAACGGCAAGCCGGATACGACCGTAGTGACGCTTCCGCCCCCACCTCCCGGTGTTCCATTGGAGCAACAATATATACCGCCCAGTGATGATTTCAATGTAGTACATGACGAAACACCTTATTGACATGAGATTGAGACATAATTACTTGCTTGTAGTGATAAAGGTGCTGGAAATGTTCTTGAAGACCGTATTGTCGGTTGAGGATAAGATGGGGATAAAGGAAATTATATCCTCGTTAAAGGAAATGGCTAAATACAGCATCAGATATATCATAAATCGGGAACGGGAAAAGGAGATCATGAGTATCTGTGATGAGGTATCCAATAAAGTACAGGAGTATAAAAGGATAAATGACAACTCAATGATATTGGAATTGGAGAACCTAAAAAGGGAAGTTGTGGCGGTGGAGGATCTTCTTAGCTCATACAAGGGGGTTCTTGACGCCGAACTGGTGATAGCCGAGGATGATATCAGAATCATACGGGACAAGATCGCTATAAGCCTGAGGGAGGACGGAACATGTAAGAGCATGACTGATGCTGATAAAAGGGCTAGGGTGGACGTAAGATACGAGAGGGCGTTAGAGGATTATCGAATCCTTCTAAGATGCGCCAATACGGTTAGGGCTAAGATGTCGGTTGTAGGGCATCTTAACCAATCTATAAATCAATCTATATCAGTTGGTAGAGTTGGTATGGCTAATGAATCTTATACGGTAAAACAGTATGAAAAAGGGAAAGAGATTATCGAAAGCAGACGCCCTTAGGGTGTTGAGAAGGGCTTACGATCTAATAAAGAATGATAATTATACATTTATGTGCAGAGCAATAGAAAAGGCAGCGGTTGAATTATCACTTGCTGAAAGATCATGTGTGGCGTGTTATCTTATACCAGAACTGAAGATGTTCAAACCTGTAAACAGAAAAAATGGAGATTTTTGGTTTCATTCATCAAAGAAAAACATAAGGTTACATATAATAGATACGCTAATAGATATATATAACGGAAATGATCATCCCGATATAGTCGAGAGGGTAGCCAGAAAGATAAGGTCAATATTTTAACTCATTAGCTTATGTATATAAATTTTGAACAGATGATGACATCAGGATTAACGATGTCTGATGTCGGGTATCTTTTGATGATCCGGCAGAAAGAGGAGATGGCTAGCGTCATTCCAAAGGAGAAAATAGATAGTTATAAAGCATCTGGTTATATCGAGCTTCAGAAGAATGGGAAGTGGAAGATAACACCAAGGGGAGGGTCGCTGCTGATGCTGATAGAGACACCCGGCCTGACACCGGAGGTCGAGGGGATCCGGGACCGTATCGTTGGGGTATATAACGATATGGGTAAGGATACAGGAGCTATCAAGGAGGTAGAGAAACGGCTCGTATGGTTCGTGGCTAATACCAACTTCAAGGAAGAACCTATAGTAAGAGCGGTAATATCCCACATAGATCTTAAACGTGAGTACACAATGAGATTAGATAACTTAATCTGGAAACCATCAAATGTGTATAGTGTGCATATGAATTTATCGGAATCAACGTTATTTGATACAATAATAAAGATGTATGGCATGACGTCTGATTTGTATCTTAGGGAGAACAAGAACAAGGAACTGGCATGGTTATTCGCCTTAAGCCGGCTCCCGGATCCTCCCAAGAAAATGGACAAGGAATACGCTATCACAGGCGATGTTAAGATGGATATCGAAAGGATATCGGATATAAAAAAAGAATTAGGCAGAAGATTAAAAATGTCAATTTAAGTTATGAAAAAGAATGAATTATCAAGAATAATAAAAGAAGCGATATTTGAAAAGATGGGTGAATTTAATGGTCTTAATCACGCCGCTCAGATAATGAACGAGGATTATCTGGATACAGACATGGCTATGGATTCCCTTGATTTTGTAGAAGTTGTAATGGAAGTGGAGAAGAAAACAGGTAAATGTATACCTGATGAAGTGCTTAATGTCAAACCTTATCACAAGTTGACGGTAGGAGAGCTTATAAATATGTTGTATAATTATTTAAAGGATTATGAAAAGAGATGAAATATTGGAGATAGCGAGAAAAGAGATATTTGAAAAAATGCATGAGTTCAATTACATTAATGGTATAGAGGTAATTGATGATGTAAGAGAAGACAGTGATTTTTCATCTGATTTAGCTATGGATCCATTTGATTTATTAGAGGTATTGATGGGGATTGAAGAGAAGATGGATATAAGGATTCCGGATGATGTCTTTGGCGATAAACCTATTGATGAGCTAACTGTGGGGATATTTGTGGATATGTTGTATGATTGGGTTAAGAGTAAGTAATGGATTTCGGATATGATGATTGGGAAGAGGGGTTAGAGACCCCTCTTGTTGATGATTGCGATGACGATTATAAAGAGGAGGAAGAATATGATTTCAGTTAAGGAGTTAAGAATAGGCAATATTGTGAAAGATAAGGATGGTAATATATGGAGGATAGGATGTATTACCGGTATGCATAAGGACAAAGGGAGTTTGATTCTCGAACGCAGAATTGATAATGGCACAATAAAGTGGTATACTTCCGAATGTGATGTTTATCCAATAAGCTTGAATGAGAGGATATTGGATTGGATTGGATTTAACGATTATGATAATCATGATTACCGCAATAAAGGGGATATAACAATAACAAAAGATTACGTTTTAAGTATCACACGTTTATGGGGTAACACAGTTGTTAAAATGGATATCAAAGGATTCCATCACCTTCAAAATATAGCATATGATTTATACGAAACATCACTTGATTTAAATATATTCGATGATGACTATCCCGGAGACACATCTCTTGTGTAAGATAATAAATGGAGAGAAGGTTCTCGCCGCTTCTTACTCGCAGATAGACACGTTTGTCCAGTGTCCGTATAAGTGGTATAAGACTTACGTGGAGGGTCACAGATCCACGGAGAAGCATGAGGCTACGTCATATGGTACGGTTATCCACCAGACGATGGAGTATTTCTTCAAGAACGGATGCAGACCTTCTTATGAGGACATGAGTAAGGCATTTAACTATTACGCCGATATAGAGAAGATACCTTTTGATAGCGTAAAATCTCAGATCGAGTCCATGCAACATGCGGCTAGGTTAATAAGATGGATTGTGGGGTTGTTTGAGAAGGATGCTGCTGGCAACTATAAGAAAATGTGGTCGGATCTTACGCCAATGGAGAAGGTGATCCGGGGGTCGAGACCGGTAGGCGTGGAGGAGGACTTTGTCTTGCCCTATAAGCTACCCAAGCCCCTTACTTTGGATGGCGTTACGTACGATAAGGTACATATCATAGGATCGGTGGACTGGCGTGGAGAGTATAAGACAAAGGATAGGATAGCTATGTATACGATAGACTGGAAGTCCGGGAGAAAGTTATTCGATGAGGATAAGCTGCTTCACAATCTCCAGCATCCGATATACGCCTTCTACATACTGAGAAAGTACAAGGTATTGCCGGATATGTGCAGCTATTTCTTTACCCGCATGCTGGACAATCAGAACGTGAAGGTAGATAAGGGGAAAGTAGAGAGGTCGGTCAAGGAGCTTAACGATATTCTCCTTGATATGTATGATTTCGAGACAAATAAAATAGATAGCTATCAAGCTCACGTTTGGGACGATGCCAAACAAGGGTATAAGTACGAGAAGCGCTACCTCATGGGACGCCAGCCGGCCTGCCTTGAACCCCGCCCCAAGCCCTTGTGTTTTTGGTGCGATTTCTCGATCCACAAACAAGGGACATGCAGGTACTCATCGGATTGGGATGAGTCAAAAAGAAAGAATAAAAAAGATTAACTTTATTAAAAAGCCTAGGTAAATATCTAGGCTTTAATTATATTTGTGTCAATAAATAAATGATTATGGATAAAAACGAAAGAGAAAAACAGGTATTGGATCTTCTGATGTCTAGAAAGGATATTAGGAAATTGGTAGAGAAATCAAATGAATGTTATTCTAAAATGGATTTCGTTGGTGCCATGAAATGCCGGCAGGAGATAAAGGATATCGTAGACCGGGAATCGAAGATCATGTTGACAAAAAGCGAGTCTTTGGTGAGTTTGATGAATAACGCTGATAATGAATATAAATTCAATATGCTGGTATGGCTACATTCCATGATGTGTATGGCGGATGTATTTAACGGGATATTGGAGGATTTCAAGGATGGGGTAAGAAAAGCCAATGGCAACTCCAAGTTCGTTAAGTTCGATAATCTGGATCGGTTAATGACAGAATGTAAGAAGGAGATTGATTACCTGATGAAAGGCACAAGTAAATCATTCCAGATATCTTTTGCCGTAAGAAGCGATGAGTTAAGGGAGATGATAGAGAATATGGTTGGAGACAATATCCGAGAAGGGTATGACATATTCAAGGAAGAGGCTAAGATGACCAAAGAGACAGACAGGAGCAAGATAGAGGAATTTAATAAAAGGCTGGACCATGAGTAAATTTGATGTAAAGATAGGTGATATAGTTCATACCCAGATAGGGATAGGAGAGGTGATAGCTATAAGCAAGACCAAAGAGACTTTGATGGTGAAGATGGATGATGGTCGGGAATGCCCTATAAGACTAGAGTACGTAAAAGACGTTTTTGATAACTACAAATCCAAATGATTTACAAATTAAGACCATATCAAGAGGAGTGTGTTAAAAGTACCTCCGATTACATAAATTCTGATAGACATGATCCGGCATTGATCGTAGGTCCTGTAGGTTGCGGTAAGTCACTGCTGATAGCAGAAGCGGCTAGATTGATGGGAGATAAGACGCTGATTTTACAACCATCAAAAGAATTGCTGCAACAGAACCACGACAAGATAACGTCGTATGGCATACCGGCTACCATCTACTCCGCTTCCTGTGGAAAGAAAGAGCTGTCTAACATGATATACGCCACGTTAGGGTCTATCAAGAAGGTTGTTGGTCAGCTTAAGGAGATGGGGATCAGGAACGTGTTGATAGATGAGGCTCATGCCGGGTATAGCCCGGAGGACGGCAGTGAGTTCATGACATTCATGAATGAACTGAAACCGAAAAAGGTGATAGGGTTTACCGCTACACCATGCAGGCTTAAAACGATGTCGATAGGGCAGGTGTCATATTCCCAGCTTAATTTCATCACTCGTATGAGACCGGTATATTTCAAGAACCTAATCCATGTCATACAGGTGGAGGAGATGATAAGGCAAGGATTTTGGACACCTCTTAAATATGAGACATGGGATTTCAATGGAGATGCCCTTAAACTCAATTCTAACGGCTCCGAATATACGGCCGAGTCTATTAGTGAGGCGGTGAGAAAAAACGGCTTAAACAACCTTATTTTACGTCGGTTGATGGTATTAAAAGACGTATGCAGATCTATACTGGTGTTTATGGATTCTGTTGAGAGCTGCAATACCGCCGCCGAATGGATGAACGCAAAGATATGCGCTGGCATGGCGGAAGTGGTTCACGGAGGCACGCCAAAGAAACAGCGGGAGGCTATAGTCGAGGGGTTCAAGTCGGGTAAGACGAAGGTAGTGTTCAACTATTCCGCCCTCGGTACGGGATTCGATCATCCGGGTCTGGACTGCGTGATAGTAGGGAGACCGACGTTCTCGTTCTCATCGTATTATCAGTGGCTTGGAAGGGCAGTCCGTATAAAAGACGGAAAGGATAGTGCTTTGGTCGTTGATTGTTGTAACAACTCGTCAAGGTTCGGTGATATAAGGAAACTTAGTATAGAGAACTACAAGGGGTATGGATGGGGAATGTTTATCGGCGATAAGCTAATAACTAATATCCCGATGGGGGATAAGGTAACGAAAACAGATCTGGATATCAAAGCCGCCAAGAAAGACCGAAGGAGGGGGCTGGCGCAGGGCGTGACCGCCTCCCCTGCACCCGGGAGGCCGGATCATCCCCTTGGCTCTACGTTAATGACATTCGGCAAGTATTGTGGATGGATGTTGCATTCAATTCCGGTATCGTACTTCAAATTCATAAACGAGACCTTTGACTGGAGTAATGATCGAAATAGGGAGATAAAAGAATACATAGATTTTTTAATCAAAAACAACAGATTATGACAGGATGTATATATCATGAGGCTGATCTTGACGGAGTAATGTCAGCGGCTATAGTAAAAAAGTATTTCAAAGGGGACATTGATCTTCTTCCTTACAATTACGGCAAGGAAATACCTGGCGTGAATAAATATGATAAGGTGTTTGTAGTTGACGTGTCATTTGGAAACAGAACAAGATTCCTTTTCGATGAGTGGAAAGAGAAAGGTATAGATGTCGTATGGATAGACCATCATAAGACTGCCATAGACGATATGAGGGATTACGAGGTAAAGGGCAAGAGACGTATCGGAACGGCGGCTTGTGAGCTTACGTGGGAATATCTTTTCGATGACATCAAAACTCCTAATGTGGTAAAATTATTGAGCGCTTATGATGTATGGGATCATGATCGCTTCGAATGGAGTGACGTTCTTTCATTCCAATATGGGATGAGAGGATATTGCGGGCTTGACGTTGACATGGTCAGGGAGGTGCTAAACAAGGCGAATGGCGAGTTTGTTTCTGATATGATAAGAAATGGCGAGGCCATAATAGAATATATCATCGAGAAAAACAGAGGAGAAACGAAGATGTTCTCATTCGAGGCAGATATATTTGGATACAAGGCGATATGTATGAATACTACGGAGTTTAACTCCACCACATTCGAGTCTATGTACGATCCTAGAAAACATGATTTGATGATGCCATTTTGCTGGAACGGCAGATTCTTCAGATGCTCGTTCTATACCACCAAGGAGGAGGTGGATGTCTCGGCGCTGGCACGCAAGGCCAACCCCGGTGGAGGAGGCCATAAGGCGGCTGCCGGCTTCCAGCTTAGCGTGGAGGATATGATGGAGTTCCTAAAAAACAGAAAAATGTTATGATAGGGTTAGTCTTTGCCTTTATAATAATGGCAGGTTCTATCTATTTGATAATAGAAGGGAATAAGAAGGATGATTCTGCTGAATTTTATGGAGGGATAATAGCAACGATTTTATCTATCTTTTTGATGTGTTTAGTAATACAAAATATAAAAAATACAGAAAATATGGGGAAAATATACAAATTAAAGAGACTTAATGAAATGAAGCTAGATGATTATGGCTTCGGTCTGTTCGAGTACAATGGCGCTCTTTATTTCAAGGAGGCAGAGGGTGAGAGATGCTTTGATGTAAGAAGCGGGAATGAGGTTATTATCGGTAAAGATAAGATTGTAACGGTCTTGGAGGATTGATCATGAGAAAACTTGACGACACCAACAGGACAAGAAAGAAAAACGTACGGCACTCGTGGGTAAAGGCGGGGCCGGGGATCCAACGCTGCGCTATTTGCGGAATTACGAAGCAAAGCGAGTGGAGAGACGGGAAGACCTCGCATTGCGTATATCTATCATCTGGTGAGCTTTATTCTATGACAGGAGAGACACCGGAATGCAGGGATCTTAGTGAATTTTATTAATAAAACAAAAAGGAGTTTGAAATGAAAGAGGAATTTAGCAAATACGACAAGGTTGTTTATGATGGTGAGGTATTTGAGGTACTTGAAACCGCCGACAATACGGGGATAATGAAAATAGAACCGTTATTTGATGAGACATATAAATTTATTTGGGTTGATGAGGAGATGGTTGTCTCGTTAAGCAGGGCTATCAAGTTAAGGCTTATTGATGATGAGACGGCAGATGAGGCGATGAATTTCGGGAAGCCAAAAATAGGAGACGCGGTGGTGGAAAGCGGACCGCTTGTAGGGAAAGACGGCAGCGGCAAGGACGACCGGGCCGACGGCAAGCTTCGGTGGGATCTCCTTCCTTTGGCTGAGATAGAGGATATCGTGAGGGTATATACGGAGGGGGCTAAGAAATACGCCGACAATTCATGGCAGAATATACCTGATGGATTTGAGAGATATAGAGCGGCTTTACTTCGCCATATGACGGCGTACATGAAAGGCGAGAGATATGATAAGGAGACAGGGCTGATGCATTTGGCACAAATTTGCTGGAACGCCATAGCGTTATTATATTACGATAAACATAACAAAGGGTTAATAGAATGGAAGGATCAGGAGAAATAATAGTAGACGAGAAATTAAAAGCTATTGACAAAAGGACTGGTAGGTACATTAATGTGATCGCACGTACTATTGACAATGGTACTTCATTCCCGATAGTTAAGTACCTTGATAAGAATCGTAAGGAGCTGAATTATGATTGTGTAAGGCATCTTAATTTTGATATAGACATAGATTGGGAGTTGAGAAGATATCAGATCGTAAAAGATTTATTGTCCAACGATTTCGATGGGAGGAGGTTGAGTGTAGATGAGGTAGATAACGCTATATTTACAGCGGATTTAATTATTAACAAATTAAAAACTATTTAAAAATGGTAAGAATTGATTTTTTCACGAAGAAAGACGCTGAGTACAGCGACTACATGCGGTATATTATCGCCAACACATTACAGGAGTATGAGGGTGAGGTCACGTTAAACCATATCCCGGAGAACAAAGCCACGGAGGAGGAAATATCCAAGTACGGTATAGAGGTATATCCTACTATCATCGTCAGCGGAGATAACATGGATGGCTTTAATAAACTTGAGGGGATGGCCAGAAAAGCTGATCTTATTAACGTCATGTCGTTATACGACAAGAAATAGGCTTATGACGATAAGGGATAAATATTTTGGTTGGAAAGATATATTCTTTGACAGGTTCGTGCATTGTTGTAATGAAAAAAGTGACCAACCACAAGGGAGTAATATACCTCTAGCCAAAATAAACTTCGATAACAAGACAGGATATGTGGAGGACGGGACTATTAATATAGCCGAGCTTCTTCAATATCTTTGGATAAATAATAAGGTCTATGGGTGTGAATATGCACCCATAGATATATCCTCTGTCTTGCAAACATTGATTAGATTGACCGAGAACGCTAAGTTCATATTTGACGACCAACCCGGCATACATGATATGATCCCATATAGAGGTTTTTTTCTTAGAGATGATTTTTTACCCGGGAAAGATTATTCACTTGATTTGGATAAAATAGTGAGCGGGATGGGAGGATGGTATGGGGAGGATGAGGATCCATGTTACTCGATGTTCGTCAGTCAAGATCAGATATGGAACTTGAACCCGATATTGAAGGTATTAGCTGATGAGGGATCTATTCTAGCCAAGGAACTTGGGTATGACATGAACTCATATGTCAGCGATAATGGATACACGATATACAACCCCTACCTCTCGTGGATTAATCATTACTATCATTATTGCCCGACATTTAATGAGGATAAGCTGAAACCTTGGGACAGGGTGGAAGACAGAAAGAATAAATTCAAGATGACGGATAAGGTTAAGAGAGGCGCCAATAATTGGTATTATTCAGGCGGGACTATATCTTGTGTGGATAATTTCTTGGGGAAAGAATACAGGAAAAATCTCCGAACCTTCATATATCGTGGAATAGTATTCTTTTTAGATCGGATATGGCATACACCATTGTTTGAGAAGATGGGCGTGAAAATGAAATACAACGCTTATTATTGTTATGCCGCTACTTCCGGGATATGGTATGATAAGGGATTCAAGGAAAGACTAGCCAAGAGGTTTAACAAGTCGCTGGGCGGCGACGGGGAACTGTTCGGGGCTAACCTAGCCTGCATGGTATGTGACCGTAAGGATATCGATTGGGAGGCGCTTCGTCTTTGGCTTGAAAAATACGATGATCCTACTGATGAGGGTATGGTAAATAGCCCTATTCAATTTATGTATTTATATCTATATTACTCTTTTAACAAATAAGACATGGAGACTAAAATATGCAAGAAATGTGGTAAAGAATTACCAGTAGATAAATTCTATAAGAACAAATCACAAAAGGATGGGTTTGGATACTACTGTAAGGATTGTGTAAATGCCTACAAATCGTCCAAAAAAGCCAATGCAGATGGGGGGGGGTAAATTAACGAAAGTGTTTACCAATCCAGATCTAGCCAAATTCAAACCTAGAGAACTTATCGAAGAACTAAAAGCTAGAGGTTACAAAGGCACGCTCACCTATGAGCAGGTAATAACATTATAATATAATTTAAAAGATGGCAAAGAAACAGTTAAAGATCCCGTTTAAAGACGGGAGACCATGTAAATGGGTTAAGGATGTTCATGATGAGGAACGCGATAATTATGAGTTCGAGGAATGTCTTGAGATACACGGATTCGTTCGTGGATGCTCTTCGGCTGTAATGATATTAAGACCGGCAAATGATCATGGAAAGGATTTCAATTATGTCAACAGTATCTATTATCAAGTGTTCTTGACGGATAGCAAGGAGATAATACAACATATGATACATGGGGTCATATACGGTAAATGGACTTTTGTTAAAAGGGGAGAAAATTTTGGTATAAAATTGGTTAAGGTCTTGCCGGGGATACACAAATGTATATTACGTATAGCCGAAAAGGATATTTTTGGCCATGAAAGTAAATAAAAATGGGATTTATGAAAGCGGATAAAAATATGACAGTACAAGATTTGATAGACGAATTGATGCTTGTCAAGGATAAGAGTAAGGAAATAAGGGTTGTTATAAATACGAATGATTATATAACATCCTACCCTGCCTCTTTATCTGATATGTCTATAAAAGAGAAGGGAGATATAGTCAATGATCATTTTGATGATACAATTGCTATAGAATTGCATAAATAAACGATAAACAATATGAATGTATTATCATTGTTTGATGGGATATCATGTGGATATCTAGCATTACAAAGAGCCGGTATACCTATTGGGACTTACTATGCCTCAGAGATAGACAAGACATGCATAAAGGTAAGTCAAAAACATTTTCCTAATATTATTCAATTAGGGGATGTTAATAACTGGAGAACATGGGATATCCCTTGGAAAGACATAGATCTGGTCATGGGAGGGTTCTGTTGCCAGAGCTTCTCTAGCTCAGGTAAGGGTAAAGGATTCATGGACGCTCGTGGAAGGCTTTTCTTTTGCTTCTCGGACATCGTAAAGCATTTAAGGAAGGAGACCAAAGGTAAGGTCCTGTTCTTGGGCGAGAACGTCCGGATGCGGGATGAGCACCGCTGGGTGATTACCGAGGAGCTTGGCGTGGAGCCGGTGGAGATCGATAGCGCCTTGGTCTCGGCACAGACCCGGCATCGCCTTTATTGGTGCAATTGGCCGGTAGAAATGCCGAAAGACAAGCATATATCATTGGATGATATTCTAGAGCATAACAAGGGTTGGAATCCGGGAGCCATAAGAGGGAGATATATAGGGACCATTGTCGGTAGAAGGATAGGAGAGGACGGGTATCGAAAGGATTGTGACAAGGACATAAAAATAACGCAATGTCTGGAGATAAGAAAAGATAAGAATACCACTCCCATCAAGAAAAGTAATTGCCTGACAACAGTCATGAAAGATAACGTGATATCATCGTTGCCTCCCGGAAGATATCCTAATGCCTTTGACATGAAAGACAAATTCAGATACCTGACCCCGGTGGAGATGTGTAGGCTACAGACATTGCCGGATGATTACCTTGACGGGATAGCCCCAAATACGGCCATGTCTTTAGCGGGTAACGGATGGACAGTGGATGTGATAGCCCATTTGCTAAGAAGCATCGAACGTAAGCAGATAAATGATATTGTAAAGGAATTTCGCAAGATTACTGATGAGCTTATGTTCGGGTCATTAGAAACGAATATAATGTAACATGTGAAGGTAAACACGAGCAAAATGAGACCATACGGAAGAATCAAGACAGTTAAGGGATCTTTATGGAAAAAGGATATACATCCACCGAAAGGGCACAAGAATTGGTGGGATGACATATGCGATCCTGTACCTAGAAGTACTATGAAGCTTAAATTTAAAACAGAGTTAAGAGATGATTATAAACAAGAAATGGTCAATGCCGAACAGCGAGACATTCAGCATAAAACCGATAAGGGAACTTATAGATAAATATAGAGAAGAGGGGATGGTTATAGTGGATCCATTCGCCAGAAACAGCGATATAGGGACGATCACCAACGATCTTGATCCTGATACTAGGGCTATGTATCATAAGGACGCCACGGACTTCCTGCGTGGTCTTAGCGATAATATAGCTGATATGGTGTTGTATGATCCACCATATTCATCGAGACAGGTATCCGAGTCATATAAAAAGCTTGGAGGTACTGTTGATATGCAAACAACACAATCTAGTTATTGGGCTATGCAGAAGAAGGAGATAGCTAGGATCACCAAGAAAGGAGGGGTAGTCATTACCTGCGCGTGGAACTCCGGCGGTATAGGGACCGGGCTTGGCTTCGAGCAGCAGGAGATTCTTCTTGTGGCTCATGGGGGATGGCATAATGATACGATCGTTACGGTAGAGAGGAAGATGATGGACGGTATGATTAAATAATCACAAAATCGATAGTAATCCATTGCAAAATCATAGAATTATTTGTATATTTAATATATTAAAACGAATTAATAATGAATCTAATAAGATGTTCATATAAATATCGTATGTATCCGAACAAAACACAAGAAGAACTTCTTGCAAAAACATTCGGATGCGTCCGTGTTGTATGGAATGCTTGCGTTGACTCATTCAATTCATACGATAAAGAAACAAACCCTAATCCGAAATTCCCGACAAAGTCGGATCTTGTTATTGAAAAACCTTGGTTAAATGAAGTATCGGCAGCCACCTTGCAGCAGAAGCAACGTGACTTTATCGAGTTCTCCAGACAGTACTTCAACAAGAACAGGAAAGAAAAGCTCGGTAAACCGAATTATAAAAATAAACACGACAACCAGTCGTTTAGGCTACCATTTCCGAAGTTTAAAATAGCTGACAATAAGATTCGGATCGAAAAGATCGGATGGGTTAAGATTGTTATTGATCGTAAAATCCCGGATAACGCTCGTTTTATCTCCTGTACCGTTTCAAAGAACCGTGCTGGTCAATACTTCGTATCAGTTCTTGTAGAAACAGAACAGTGCTACAAACAGAAAACTAGCAAAACAGTCGGAGTTGATTTAGGAATCAAGACATTAGCTACATTATCCGATGGGATGACTGTTGAGAATCCCCATTTTCTTCGTGAGAACCAAGCGAAGTTAAAAAGGATGCAACGGCATTTATCGAGAAAGAAATTAGGAAGTAATCGAAGAAACAAATGCAGGCTAAAAGTATCAAGACTTCATTGTGATATAGCCAACAAGCGTTCATGGTACATGCATAATTTGACCACGATGTTGGTAAATAATTACGATGTTATCTGCATTGAAGATCTAAATGTTTCCGGTATGCTACAGAACCACAAACTTGCTAGTTCTGTATCCGACACTTCTTTCTCAATGTTCCGTAACCAACTTGAATACAAGTGTAGGTGGTATGGTAAAGAACTGATTGTTATAGATCGTTTTTACCCATCCTCGAAAACCTGTTCAAGATGTGGTTGGAAGAATAAAGATCTGAAATTATCGGATCGAACATTTGTTTGTAAAGATTGTGGCTTGGAGATCGACAGGGATCTCAACGCTGCAATAAATATACAAGCCGTAGGAGTTGATGCGGCTATACGGACGCAGAGCAGCCGGGTTGCCAGTTGTGTTGAAGCGTCTAAAATGGAGTAGGATATCTTAGTTATTTCTATGATTTTCTATGAAATTTACAACTATGGAGTGCGATGTTGAATACAAGACATCCCCCCCCCAGATGAGTACGAATACGTATATCCGTAAGAACTAGAAGGGATATATTTATACTTAAGCATGATTAATATTATTTTAATATTATTCATGCTTTTATTTTTGTTTAAATCCTATCTTTGTATAAGTATTAAAAACCAGATTGTTATGAACAAATTGATCTTGAACGATATCCAAGACCTGTGGAGGTGGAGGAAGAAGATAAACATTGATGACCTCAAAGAGGATCCTATGGCTGAGGATATGCCATTATATTTCCCGTGCGCCGTCGTATGGCATGTGGATTATGGTGAGCATGACGCTGATAATTATGTATGTTATGGATTTGTTTATGTAGCAGAAATATTAGGGATATGAGTGTTAAGAGACAGATATTTATTAATAACAAAGGCATTGATGGGGAGATAGCTAATAATATGACATTTGATTTCGATTTCAATGTTGACAAGAATATTCTTGAAAAAATAAAAGCAAAGAAGGAGAGCAATAAACTAAATACAAAAGATTGGGCGCTGTTCTCGCTTATGGTTTTGTTTATTTTTGCGATGGGAGTCGTAAGTGGATGGTTGGCGTTTAATTGTTTAAATCATGGATAATTTAAAAGACATACAAAATATAACCGGTCTTACGTCAGAAGCTATATTCAATATACGTAAACCTGTTGATTATATGTGTAGTGATATAGACAGTCATATAAAAGATATCGAGACACAATGTGATTATATTATGGATGGGGACGAGGAGGATGTTAAATATTATTCAAAATCAATCAAATTAGACATAGATTCTTATTTCGAGGATATACGGTCAAAGGTAGAGAATCTCCGTGATTGGGGAGAGCAGTGGAAAGTAATGGCTAAAGATCTGTTTGATGAGTTGATGAAAGTGAATAGCAATAAAGCCATAGACAGCTATCTATCTTATAAGGCATTGGAGAAGATTAAGGAACATTTTAAAAATCAATAGATATGAAATTACTATTTTTCGATTTAGAGACAACCGGGGTTAAGTTCTGGAGAAACGGGATACACCAAATAGGAGGGATCGTGGATATCGACGGGCAGGAGGTCGAGAGGTTCGACATCCGCCTAGCCCCGAACCCTGCCGCCACGATAGAGCAAGAGGCGCTAGATGTGGCTGGTGTTACCTTGGAGCAGGTGAAGTCATATCAACCTATGGAAGATGGATACAGACAGCTCGTTAGTATATTGTCCAAATACGTGAATAAGTTCGACAAGAGGGATAAAATGTATTTAGTGGGGTATAACAACGCTGGATTCGATAACAGCTTCCTACGGGCTTTATTCCAGCAATGTGGGGATAAGTATTTCGGATCATGGTTCTATCCTAACTGTATGGATGTATATGTTATGGTGACACCGTTCCTGATGGGTGTAAGAAACGATATGGAGAACTTTAAGTTGATGACCGTAGCCAGAACTATGGGTATTGAGATCGACGAGAATAAGCTTCATGACGCTACTTACGATATTGAGCTGACTAGGGATATTTTCTATCGTATAATTGGCAAAATGGACATTAAGCTATGAGGGACATTTTAGAGGCGATGCATGATTACCCGGATGAGGCGCTTGGGTTGTGTTTCTTTTTGATGGTGATTGTCTGGTTGTTGTCAGGTATATTCGAGAAAAATGGATGATAAGATTAATGAGATACTGGATCTCCTGAGATCTCAGAACGAGATGATTAAGGATATCCACGATTATGTGAAAGAAGTTACCAGCGAGAAATATATAGGGGAGTATAGAATGACCAGCTTCTCTATCAACTTGGCCGCTGATATACTTACCGAAGCCATTAGCCCTAAGATAAAAGGGATGATGGTGGATTTATTAAGGAAACAGGGATGGAAAACCGAATGAGACATGGGAACATATGAGAAGAAGGTGAATCAGTTAAAAGATTTGATGGTAAGGAAATACAAATCGGCTTACAACAAATCCAAGGAAATGGACATAGATATAAGCTCGATGACATATCTTCCAGAACCGGACGTATTCAATGTTATGTACACTGAGCATATGTCCGTTATTCTTGATCGGGTTAATAAGATCATAGATGATAACAAGGATAAGCTTAAGAATCCGACTTGTTCTACATGCGTACATCTGCATGATAATGATTGGGCGAAAAGATACGGGAAGGTATGTTGCTCTATTTGGCAAGTGTGCGACCATTATATAAACCCTAATAGAAAATATAATAGGGAGCAAAAGACTTATGCGAGACGGCCAAGCAATAAGGCTTGTCCTAATTATGAGTATGGTGATGATAATTTTGAAAACAGAAGAAGATGTATAAAAGAAAAGAATACCCAATAAAGAGCTATGTGCCGATGCGCACCAACAAGGATAGGACGTGTATCTGCTGTGGCGATACGATCCCAGCCGGCAGCAGCAGGATGATACCTAGACACGCTAAGGCAAATCACGGTCTATGTTTCCCGTGCTTCAGGAAATGGAGAGATACCGGAGGAGATCTTAAGCTTATGAACAACCCAGGAGATGCGAAGAAAGAATATGTCATACATATGTCTAATATCCTGAAAGGGAATTGTGATATAATAAAAGGTCGAAAGCTTTACGTGGCTTTTAAAAAGGCGATAAACGGCGGAAAGAAGATCGTTATCAAATTTGACACTGATCAACCGATATCTATGTCAACAAGAGTCATGAATCCTTCATTCGGGGAGATTATGGATGAGTACGGCAAGGACATATTCCAAGGTAATCTCAAACTGGTAGATGTCCCAAAAGGAGTTAAAGACTTGATAGTTAGCTATATAGAAAAATATCGTAAATTATGAACTTCAAGACATTTATATTCATGATCCTGACATTCAGGAGAGTAGATCCTATACCTAGGAATATAGGTCTTATGTTAAGTACAACGTTCTGGATATCTATAGTATGGATAATATCCAACTTTACTATATTGATAATGAGATTAATAAAATAGACAAGATGAAACAAGGAGACGTGATATACAAGAATGGTGTGGAGCTGCTTGTGGTATTAAGCTACGACCATAATGAACCATGTAAGGGTTGCTTCTTCTACGAGGATAAGGCGTGCGGATCAGAAAGACTGATAAAATGCTGGGATTGTAAAAAGGAATATATATTCACGGCTATACGTAAATATAATACGACTGAACTGTGCGGAATAGTAAAAAGATATGAGGAGACGTATAAGATAATACTTAAAACAATCAAGAAGATTGAGAAAGAATGTCAAAAATATGTTATCTGGGATACTGTGCATGTGATGTTGAAAGATGATGGAGAGCTTATTATAAAAGCCTTATCCAAGGATAAGTCCGTGCTTTTAAATGATTTCATTATATACATCAACAATAATGGGAGTATAGACGAAGAAGACTATGATCTATTATTAACTAAATAATTGATAGTACAAATGGACAAATCAAACAAAATAGAGAATCTAGCAAACAAGTATGTTGAAAGGCATATAAGAGATAGACATCTAAGCGATGATACGATAAAAGAAATAAAAATAGCTTATATTATGATTATAAAAGATTTTATAGCTATTGTCGATAAATCTACATCAATGAATGAAGATGATATAATATACGTCGTTAACAACATATCATCAATATTATATGAACCTGTAGAAATCTCTAATACCGATAAAAAAATATTGGAGATAGGGATAGCGCTAGGCCTAAAGAGCGCCATATCATGTATATTTGGTTCATTATTAAAAGATGATTGCAATATAAAAGATGAGATAATTGATATATCTAAACATATAAAAGAAAAATTAATATCAGATAATCATGGATAATAAACAACTTTATAAAATAACGTTGACAAGGGAACAGCTAATGCTGATATCCCAATGCGTGGAAGACATCAGTAGATTCGCCGCTGGCGACATGGACCTACAACATACGACAGATACGTTGATAAATGATATTGATGGAGCGGAAACGCTAGGGATAAGAAGCTTTATAATCAATAACTCACGAGCGATAAGAAGAAGACTGTTCCCTGATCTTGGGGATTATGAGCATATAGGATATGATGGGGGTAGTAAGGATAAGATAAATAGGAAGAGACTTATCGGTAACACCTACCAGATATATAGGTCGATATTACATCAGTTGGCCATTGACGAGAACTGGAATAATGTGTATAGTGATATCACGTTACCTTCAGGTGATATGGGAACAATTAAAGTGGAGAGGATTGACAATAAAAAGGGAAATGAGGATGTTTAATGGGAATATGGTGTGGAAGGCAATCCAATGAACGCTGTGCCGAACGGGGCGATAGATGTAGCCCTTCCCTCGCCGCAAGGGGAATGGATTCCCTGCTCGTGGAGATAGATCGTCAATTCTTTGATGAGATGATAAACAGATTTAATAACAATAACATTAAAATGGATAGAATATGAATAAGATTGAAGAACTGGAAAAACAGTTAAACGAAGAAATAAGCAAGATACAAGTTAATCTAAAGGAGAAGCACAAATAGATTGTTGGAAAATATGTCAAATATAATGATTCTCTTATAGCAAGAATAGATGATATACATCATATTCCTATGCTTTCTAAGAATGGCTATACAAATTATTTAAAATCAGATGATTTTATTTTCGTAAACGGCACTGTAGTTCGTTACTCTGTCAATAGTAATTGCTATTCTTTAGCAAAAGAAAGAATACAAGTGCAGATAAAAGACATAATAGATATGCCTGATGAGGAATTTGAGAATCTGGTAGAACGGTTGTTCAGTGAGGCAAAAAAGAACTTACTATGAGCTTATTTGTATGCGCTAAATGCGGTTGCGTTGATAATACCGCCACGTCTAGTTACTGGATGTTGACAAACGAGTATATGGTGGACAAATTCGAGTATGCCAAGGAACTACAGCCGTACAAGGGCATGGGGCTGTGCAGCGAATGCGGGAGGCTTACTACCTCCCCGGACGGCCGTGATGTCGTGGTGCCCGGAAAATGGCACGGGAAGTTCCCGAAGAAGAAAGCTACCGAAGAGCAGATAAAGAAAGTAGGATACAAAAATTTAATAAGATAAATAAAGAGAATATGGCAATAATAGGAATAGATTTCGATGGGACATGCGTGACAGACTTATTCCCTTATGTAGGAGACAATATCGGAGCCGCTAGCGTATTGAGGAAACTAGCTGATAAGAATCTTCTGATATTATATACGGTAAGAGATGGTAAATATCTACAGGATGCCGTGGACTGGTTTAAATATAATCATATCAATCTGTATTCGGTAAACTACAATCCTGAGCCAGTATCATCATCACCAAAATTGTATTGTGATTATTATATAGATGATAGGAATATCGGCACTCCACTTACGGATAAAGGATATGTTGATTGGAATAAGATGTTGGTGCTATTAAGGCAAAAGAACTTATTATGAAGATAATAAAAATGAATATCAAAAGATATAAGGAGATTATAAGAAAAAAGGATATACTAACACGAGCCTTATCAGAGGCTCATAAATTAAACAAATCAATAATATGGGAATGAAATATTATACTGAAGCGGGAACCGAATGCACCCCGGAAGAATGTAAGCTGATTGAATCATTAAATAGATTAGCGAAGAAATGGGAGAAGGATGGCAAACGTCTTTGGTTGTATTCCGCTAGTGGAGTTCTTACCGTTATGATGCATGGTGATAGGGAAGATAACCCTATACCTGAGATGCTTCCTAACGCAGGGACAAATCCAGATAATATTATAACTACAATATTAGGAATAGGTAATGATGGAGGAGATTGGTAAGCAAATTATAATTCATGAAAATAGGAGAACAGACAATAGTATTTTTAGCCGTGAACAAAAACGGTGACGAGGTTATTCTTAACAACGCCCCCGCTCGGCAAGGAGAGATATGGACGGATGAGAGATCGGCGCATGACGATGAGTATTTTTCCGTCGAGGATCATAATTCGGCGATCGTACTCCCAAAAGGTACTATCCGTAGATTAACAGGTAGGGACTTGAAGTGGGAGGACGATCCTATATCTCTTAAATCCGTCATCGAGGGACTTCCTCATGTGGACATTGAATTTTATAAACAGAAGATAATAAACTTCGTAAAATGGATATAATGCCTCATTGTCTAAAACCTTAGTTTTATTAACTTTTAAAAATTACAAACATGAAAAAAGAAGAAAAGAAATTTGTAACAGAGTATCAAATCAATGGCAAAAAGTATGCCGGTGAAATATGGGCAACCTCATGGGAAGAAGCTGAATGTTTTATAAAACAAAGAGCTTCTACCGAAAAGGCTGTTGGGTTTATTCCTAAAGATTAATCATTTATACCACATCCAAAAAACAGATATTATGGCTACTAAAAAACAGATATTAGAATCAGATGAATTACTTCAACAAAAAAGAAGAGCTTATCATCTTTCAGATGAAGGATTCGAGGAATATAAAAAGTTCTTGTCAGATCCCGATCAAAAGAAATTCTGTTTCAAGGGATATTATTATGTAGAGGTGAAGGAGCAGGATGATAAAGAGCTATTAGGAGCAATGGGACGAGTAGTATATGAATAAAGTAAGGTAATTATATATCATTTAAATTTTGAATCATGAAAAAATATAAATTGTTAATAACAGATTTAGATGGGACACTGATTGAAACATTGTCAGGAGATACATTCCCTAAAGGTATATGGGATATGAAAATCAAACTCTACGTATTTGAGGCTATCAAAAATTACGCTCCTGATGATATACTAATCATATCAAATCAGGGAGGTATAGAAAAAGGCTTCGTAGACAAAGAGATGTTTGAATATAAATTCGATTATATATCAAGCGCATTGGAGGATTATACCAATATATCCGTATACAACTTTTATTGCGACAACAATGATAAAGATAACATCAATAGGAAACCAAATACGGGGATGATAGACCAGTATATGGATTATATCAAATTCATAAATGATAATGTAGATGAGGAAAATAAGATCATATACGATACTATCATGATGATCGGGGACGCTTCCGGGAAAGAAGGGCAGTTCTCCGACTCCGATAAGAAAACGGCGGAAAACTTCGGGTGTGAGTATATGGATGTGGATGATTTTGTGTATAAGTATAAGGGCTGATAACAGTAGAAGGATAGGGTGATAATCTCCTATCCTTCTATTATTTTAACCAAACATCTTGCCTCCGAACCAACAAAGTTTTTGCCATTTTGGGTAAAAACCTTATAATCAATATCATCTACCTCCCTCTATCAAAATACCAATTAGCGTCCTCCCCAGACTCATCCTTATCCCTGCCTCCTAAGAAGAATCCCATCGTCATGCCGTTGGTCATCAGCCAGTAGTCGGATGTCTGCTTAATATCCCTAGCCGTCTTGATATTATACCATTGCTTACCAAATGAGAACTTCATGAGCTGCCTCCATAGCTTGCTCTCGCCCTTATACACGCCGGTCTGGACGGTAGCGAACGGATCCCAGTTCCGAGGATCGGTGAGATCACCTAGCTTCCGGGCCGTGACCAGCGGGTCTTGTAACATATCTATAGCGTTAAGCTCCATAAACGGGGATGTCTGGGAAGCGATCTCATTGATCGTCCTAAACCCTATATAGGTAATGAACTGCCCGAACCAACTATCCTCATTATCCTCCCTGTATCCCATCAACGCCCGTCCTATGGCTATCATGGTAGCGAATACCGCCATATTAACAAGCGATCGCTTGATGTTGGTCTGCTCATAAGGATTAAGACTATGATATTCTTTCAGCACGTCATGTATTTCCCTCATCCTGCCTTCTGACATCATATTATAAATATCCCCGGCGAATCTCCATAACGTTCTCATGTATCCTTCCTCGAACTGGTTGGTCTGGAAATTGAAACCGGCTTTCTTATACGCCCGCTGCACGGCCAATATAAACCATCCACGATGAGGCAGCACCATATTAAGGATAGCGTTCCGGCTAGCCCCCACCCGGTTCTGCTCGTTCAAGGCGCCGTCGCAGATCTGCACCATACTTCTGACCCTACTAGATAATGTAGGTATGTATCGGTCTATAATATCCTTGTTAGCCTTGTTCTTAGCCACGATCTTTCCATCCTTGACGTCTACCATGTTCCACATAGAATAATCCCTTAAACGCTCCCAATCGCGTTTAGCTTCGTTAGCGGACATGTTCCTGTCCTTCATCATCATCTCCTTGAAATTGGAGTATGACCAGAACTGACCCTCGTATAGGCGGGTATCATCCATGACCGAGATAATAACCTGCGGATCCAACGGGGAGTTAAGAACCTCCATCATCTTAAACGGCAGGTCCCGGAATAAGGTTCTCCAGATCTTGTTATATGCCGCCGATCTTACACGGTTACGAACGTTGAATACGCCCAGGGTCTCACCGACAACATATAACTTATTGGTACGATTTATATCCCCGATCTCCGACACGTACGTACTTAACTGCTTCTGGGCTTCCCCATAGGCGTACTTCATGGAGTCCTTGCTTATATACTGCCCTACCATACCTTCCAAAAGGAAGTTGGCCTGCCCGGTAAGGGCGCCGGTAGCCGCGACGAACGGGGAGAAGCCTAAGTTGGATTTGGATACGAACTTAGTAAACATAAGAGCCAGCTTATTAAGGTCGACCTTATAATTACCTATATTCCATTCTGCCCGCTTATTGTTTATCCTAACGTCATAGATACTGGCGTTAACCCAATCTTGAAACATCCTGTAGGCATGAGTGGCTTCCGGATTCTTTCCCCCATCATATTGTGTCTCAAGCATCATGTTCCTATATCCCATAACATCATCCAAGGCCGCTCTCTTATGCTTGTAAGCGGCTGCTTGTAAGGATAACATGGAATAAGAGTAGGCGAAGTCATGGGACACGTCGTTGGCGTTCTCCAGCTTACTAAGATAGTATTTGGGGATCATACGATATTTGTTATCGTTCTCATCAAGCCCTCCTAGGTCTTGTCCCTGACCATGTATAGGGTCATCCACCCTCTCGCCAACGATATCACGTACGGCGTTGCCGATAGCCGCCTTCGGGTCAACCCCGGCCTGCACCATCCTCTCCACGCCGCCCTTGGATATCTGTGGTATTTGGTAGATGTTCCGGAATCGCTCATCATAATCCTCCATAGCCTTACGGCTTATGTTAAGCAGCTCCTTCCTCATCTCCCACTTATCCTTATTGATCGTAGCTTCCTCCCCTTCGTTGGTAATACCGTATTTCTTGAAAAAAGCCTCGTTCTTGTACTTATCGAACCTAGGCGTATGATACCCATAACCCAGATCGGGATTATAATTAGGATTACGGAAAGAACTCTCGGCGTCAGCCTCATCAAGCCACTGGTTATTGATCGTCAGATCGATCATATTAATATCGAACCCGAAACGGGATACGCTCTCTTCCTTTGATATACCATTTTCCATGGCATCAAAGAACTCGGATACCTTATACGTACCGTTATTTATCTTCCTAACGAAATCAGAATATCCCTTGGGAGAGTATTTTCTCATATAAGGATACAGTCGGGTTCTGGCGTACTCAACAAGAACCTCATTAGCCTTACCCATCGCTATGTCGTTAGCTAGCTTATTATTGAAGTCAGGACCGTATTTCCTTCTCAAAAACGATACCTCCACGGTCGTCCATGACGGGTTTTTCCGAGATAACTTGGCGGCCATCCTATCCACCTGACTCCGGGAGCGGGCAGACATATGTTCCTTGGCGAATTTAATCTCATCCATACCCTTGTCGTATGCCATGGCATCCCTTAAAGCGTTACGGTAAGAATCCGTGACTCCACTCTCCACCGTATCAGGCATATCCATCTCAATAGCCTCATCGGAAGCGGCGGCGTTAATAACGCTCTTAGCCTCAGCCAGACGATCATATAACTCGTTTATCTTTCTTAATGAGGCGGATCCACGTAACCTATCGAAATCATATTCCCCGTATCTCGTGCTATCCCGGTACTGGATAAGCAAAGGCCTTAGCTGGTCATTGATCTCGTTTATTGTCGCCATCGCCTCCTCTACCTTCTCTATCCTTGATGATGATACAGATTGCTCCGTGATCTTATCAACCAGATTCTCGTAATAATCACCCTCCTCGGATCCCCACATATCCTTAGAGAAACCAAGATGACCGCCAGCTAGCAGGAACTCAAACGCAGCCTTGCCGCCCTCGGACCGCTCTATCCCACGAAGTATCTCCTTGAACTCGGCGGAAGCCTTACGACCCTCGTTGGTATTCCCGAACTCCTCGGCCCACGCCTCGTCCCATGCCTTGATCTCCTCGGACATCATCAGAGCCTCGGATCCCTCTTCCTTTGGTGTCCCATCGGAATACCACTCGCTCTTGGCTATAGCCCTATCACGTAAAATATCCAGATAAGATCTCCAAGCTATAGGATCGGATTGAAACGCCTTCCAATCGACCTTCCCGTTCCTCACGAACTTATCCATAGCCACATACCGGCTCCTGCGGATACGAGACATGAAATCGGATGTAGCTTGTGATACCCTGCGACCCAGCCTTTCCTCTACCTTCTTGTTCACATTCTCGATCTTATCGTAATAAGCCTGCACCATAGGTTTCTCACGATTCTCATCCAACCACCTATTTATCGCATCGAGATATCGTTGCTGATCCTCGAATGTCATGGCCGAGATATCGAAATTCTGGATGGTAGGCTTGAATATATGATATACCTCCTTAGTGATAGGCTTATCCCCGTCATATCCTACTATGTCGTCACGGGTCTTCACCTTAAGGCCTCTATCGGATAGAAGATGGTCGATAAGCTGTTTCTCGGTCTTACCCGTAACATTCTTAAGATCATATATATCGATAATAGCCTTAGCCTGCTCGGTCCTGTATAGCAAATCGTATTTAGCGAAATCACGGGACGAATCAAGGTAATCAGAGTTCTTACCGTTTATCTTCTGTATAAGATCCTCATTATCCTTTATCCCCCATCCACGCTCTTTCATCATCCTAGTCATCTTATTGATATTGGATATACCCTCGGTATGGGCTTCATTATGGGCCTTGGCTAGACGTTGGCCTAACATACCTAAAATAGCGTTACCACTATGCTCCAGCGTACCAAAGAACCGGGACATGACATTGATATCCTTATGGATGTTATTTATCAACTTCTTTATCCCATTCCAATATCTTTCCGGGATATTAAACATCCTGAGCTGTCCATCCAGCCAGTCCTCATTACGATCACTTCGAAGAGCATTTATATCAGACATGGATGTCTCAGCCATACGTAATATATCATCCATATCCTCTACCATACCAACCTTATTGCTGCCATAATAATCAGCCGCCTGATTATTGACGAATCCACGAAGGTTCCTGATCAGAGGAACTATCTCCCCATATACGTTATCGATAACCTGTATCGTCTCATAATCCAATCCTTTTCCGCTCTTACGTAGGCTACTGGCGACAGTGACCAAATACTCCACCTCAGCCTTGGCGGTCGCTATGACGCTCTTGGTGGATAATAGGTTGTTATTCTTATTTAGCTCACCCCCGACTTGTCTTACCTTCTCGCCTATATCACGTAGAAGGGAGATACTCTCACCGATCCTCTGGCTTTGGCTTGACCTCATCCTCTGCAATCTGGTATATAGTCTTTCCAATGACCTACCGTTCTTGATCAGCTTATTAGCCACATCAACATCCGATAATGAGTACATGAGATGGTCGCTATCCTTTAACAGAAGCACGTCAAATGCGCTTGGATCATCAGCTAACGCCGACTCCTTTATCCTATCAAGAACCTTATTCAAGTCTGATCTTTGAGTAGAGAAGAAATTCCGTATAGCCCGGATTATCCTGCCAAACAAGGAGAGCTGGGCGTCCTCGGACGAGGCCAGATCCTCCACCGCCCGCTCCATGCCCGGTACGAACCGCTGGGCCAACGTCTTACCTAGGATCTCCCGCTTCACCATCCGATCCAGTTCCTCCCCTTGGTATTCCTTCCCATACACCTCATAGTAACGACCGGCGAATTGATTCCATAATGGCGTGCCGACAACAGAGTCCAGGACCTCGTCAATCTCCTGTTGGTTACGGTAAGTATCAATCAAGAAATGGGCTACCTCCTCATTAAGATCCTCTACCGTAGCTCCCTCAGCCAAAGCGATAACCCCATTGGCCATATCGGACAATGCCCTAGCCGAAGGCTCGACACCATTACGCATCTTATACTTATCCATATACTCAGACATACCCATCACACGGATACCTAACGTGGATAAGATATTGGTGATATCAGTCCTATTCTGGAGATCCTCCGCCTTCTCATTCTCGATAACCCCACGGACATTGCTTCCGTACAAAGCGTTATCCTCCATCATCAACGACAAGGCTAGCTCCATGAACCCATCATACTTATCGTTAAGCTCCTCAAACTTACCTTGCCTTAACATGCCCTTGATCTCCGATCTGCTTACCGTAACCTTCTCCCCTGATGTCGTGATAAGATCAAGATCATTACTTACCTCCGTATCAAAACCTATAGAACCCAATACGTTCATTTCGGAGGACTGACTTCCAAACCTATTCCTTAGCCTAGACAAGGCATCCATAGCGTTATAGATCTTAAGACCATCGGAGTTGCCGGCACCGGTAAGATAATACCTATCCCCTAGCCTTATACGCTCCCCGCTCAACATACCTTTCTTGATAAGGTAATTGACAAACCCTCCACGGGTACTTATATTAGAGTCTGAACTGATACCAAGGACCGGGATGAATGACTCGCTGTTATTAAGGGTTATGGAGGACGAGCCAAAGGAGATGTCAGCCGTACCGGACGGGACGTCGCTCTCCTCGACACTGCCGGCCAAGAACCCGGCCTCGATCCGCCCGCCGGACGAGCCTTTTATGGCGTTGGCGTAAGAGTCGTGTATCTTGCCGTCATCCGATCTAAAGAATAGGCGAGGCTCACCGGAATCATATACCAATCTTGAAGATGGGGGCGTATAATCTTCAATATCATTTAAAGGCAAGACATTGCCGGAGAATATAATCTCACCATCTATATTTCCACCCTTCACCCTAATATTAGGTCGTTGCCCGGTAAAAGCGCTTTCCACGGCCTTCCATAACATACGGGCTGTCTCCTTAATATCTATATTCTCCCTGATAGCCCTTATATCATCCCATGACGCCTCTTTCAGTATCGTATCGCCAATATTATTCTCGTTTATGGAATCCAGATCTACCTCCTGTACCGTGGATGTATCTACCACAGCCATATCATTGACATCACCTACCTCTCCGGAGGTAAGATAAGCCACGACATTGTCGCTATCCCCAAGGCTTCTGGCCAACGCTGGGGCATCCATATCGCTTATGGCGGACAGGACCTTGGCTGACATAAGTTGCCCCCACTCGCTGGCGCTAAGTCTGGCACTTATGGATCTGGCCGCCTCCTTATTCCTTGGCACGGATCTAGCCCAGTCACCGAACTTGGACCTGAACTTGTCGTTATAAATAGTCATATAAGCCTCAGCCGCCTTATCAAGATCACTTACGGCTGCTATACCCGCTATCTTATCGAACAAGGTGGATACCTCGCCGGAAGGGGTCAAGACACGGGTTATCTTACCTTCCTTATTCCTTTTAATTACGCAACTCGACATAACTTCATGTTTTTGACAAAGATAAACAAAAAGCCCCCACAAATAAGCGGAGGCTGATATTCCTGTATCCCTTGTATGAATTTATAGTCTAATCCATATCCTTGTTGTTGATAAACTCACCAACACAATGACCCGCAAAACCGGCTATATACGCGGCGTGTTCATCCTCTCCGACCTTAAATCCAAGCGACATATTACAGAACTGGCACACGCTCATGGCTATATGGAACGACTCATGACATATATTTCTCATCATTATATCATCGTCACTAGAAAAGTTCCAAAGTATAGCGAATTGATCGTCATTATCCCTATCCCTTACCAAATTCGCGAAAGACGCCTCCTTATCCATATCATCTTCATCTCCCCATTTCCCCTCGTGTTCAGGTTCCATATTCTCGAAACGATCACACAACGTCTTATAATCTAATCCAACCGTGATAATCAAATCCAACGGATATATCACGAAATCAAATTTCTTTTCTCTCATAATCCCTTTAATTTTTCTATAACCTCAAAACACATCTTGCACTCAATCCTACGATACAACTGCCTTACGCCATCTATCGTAGTCCAATAACGACCACCCTCTCGGTGCAGGAACTCACTCATTACCTTAGTGTCAGCCACATCATGTAGATCATATGAGTCAAAACATAACTTACATATATCGTCAAGATCAAAATAAGTAACCTTATTATACGACATACAACGGATTTGTCTCCCATCAGGAACCTGAACATCGAAAACATTTATCTTCTCCATATTAAAAAAAACAGAGGGATGCCGATCCCATCACAGACCGGTATCCCTTATAATAAATTAGCGACGAAAAGCATGGTGATGGACATGCGCCACAAATGTAATTACAAAATTCGTAAAAACAAAATATCAAGGGCAATCACCCGTGCATTCGCATGGAGCATCGCTTTTCAAAACCCCATACACCCGATTGTCGCTAGTCAGCCATCGTTTGCCGTCACTCGTAATATAAGCCTGCCGGCATCCCTCCTGATTCACCGTGAGCGTCTTCTTAACACCTTTTGGAGTTGTTATCTCCAGCTCAAGAGTCCGATCAAGACCGTTGTTCATCACCGAGCCAAAGGAAACGGGGGCGCTTCCGGTCCCGGACCCCGGGCTGACGGTCAGAGGCTGGTCCGTTACCTCGCCTACCCCGTCCTTCCAATTAACATTCAAATTACTCATAATTATATCCTTTAGTTATCTTCTACTCACAAAGATAATAAAACAAGAGAACCCCAACCGGCTTAAGTCGATCGGGGTCTGAGTAAGCGAAAAGAAACTGATTATCGTCCCATCATTCTCAATACGGTCCTAGTCGCTGCTTGCGCCCAAGTCCAGCTGTCATTAGATGTTACGTTAACCGTCTGTTGAGTACCATTTGCATCCAAGTTAATAGTCTCCTTGTCAAGCTCGATAGTAGAGTCTCCAGCGGCTTGCGTTACCGTCACGTTGGCTGTCTGGCCACCAGCGGCAGTTACCTTCAATGTAGCTGTCAGTTCCTCGATCGTGACGTTGGCCGGTACGTCCGAGATCGTGATGCTCCAAACGAACTCGCCAGCGGCTCCGGGATCGTCGGCGATAACCGCTCCGTTAGCCGTAGTCTTTCCAGCCGCCGTGTAGTTAGCCGGGAGCTGTAACGTAAGCCCGTTCTCCTCAGCCGGCGTGACCGCGAACGTAAGCTTAGTACTGTTAGACTTACCGGTGATGGTAACATTACCGCCTGTCTTTTGTACGGAAGCGTTAGGGCTGTCTGATCTTACCACCTCAGCAGCCGCTGCCTGATTAACTACCAACGCCTTCTTAGCCCCGCCGTTCGTGGTGACCGTAAGGTTGATAGTGCGTTGAAGACGACCGGTGTGTTTCTCACCGGAGAAATTAACCGCCTGATCTCCTGATCCTGATACCGGGTCGACGGTTACGAAACCGAATTTTTGTGATGCCATACTTAAATATATTTACAAATGTCATTTTATTATGCCAAAAATAACTTGTATCATATCACAAGCCAAATATAGGGGGGGGGTAGATACGACTAGCCCTGTACAACCTCAACATACAACCCTACTAAGTCCTTTAGATTATGACTAAGAGGAGTTCCGCTATCCCTAGTGCACTTATATACATCAGCGTTCTGAATGTAATACTTATCCTTGAATATCTCCATTGGAGGGAAATACGGGATAGGATCCCCTATAGTACCGGCATGTTCCTTATCAATAACCTTATACAAGGAAGCCGTATTTAGTCCGGGTTCCCATTCCTCCGACAGCGTATGTTGTTGGATAACCTCATAAAGGATATCCGTATCCTCCTTAACCACCCTAAGACAAAATCCGGTATCCACGGATAGCCCGAACTCCGCCCCTTCTTGTCCCCATATGGGGAATAGGACCTTAACATCCAATTTATCGTTAGAGAATAAGGATAAGTTTTTATTATTAACCACCATTCTAGAAAATTTTACAGCCACCTTCTGAGGATCAGAGGCGTCCTTCTCCTTCGCCTGTTGCTGGACGTATGCTGTGGTGACACTTATCTTGTCTGGATATCCGGATTGGACATCAATAGCCCTTACCTGCTCTACGGTAGTGGCTAGATTGATCTGCTTTTGCTTGTCCCCTAACGCCGACATAAGATCATTATCATACTTATCCATCATCCCGATCAAGATCTTGCCTTCCGTCATATCAAACTTCAGACCCATGATCGTTATCTTACCAGCTATAGCCCCATCAGCCAAAGCGTTACGCCTATCATATTCAGGGATATAGATATTTTGGTCATCCAAGAAAAACTCATGAAGATTATTATTCTCATAAGTCCTGATCTCCTCATACTTAGCCGATTTCTCCTCATTAAGAAGCCTTGAGTCATCCAATTTAGCCTCGATAATCTCCTTAACCGTAGCTTTAGGATTAGCCTCCTTGAACACCAATTGCTCCTCCCCAAGCTCTATCCATGGGGCGGGATTCCCGTTAATGTAATCATCATAACTATAGCCCTTGGCGTAATTATCATCAAGCGGATCGTCCTGGACTAATTGATTGGGATATATTTCCCTGTTTATATATACGTAGCTCATATCTTATATCATTAATCTTGTTCTTTAACGGCGATACTATACTTACCTGAAGCGTAACACCAGATATTTATCTCGAAAGGCTTGTTAGCCGTAGTGGTTATAGAAGTACCACTCATGCTTACATAAGCCCCGGAGTTGGGTATAGCCTGCGTGAAGGCCGCCGACGGGACGCACCTGATCATCAGCTCCTCCCCTATCTGCATCCCTGACTGCACGGATAGGGTGGTAGCGGCTGATAACGTAGCCGTGATACTTCTCTTGCTAATAGGCAGGTTAGCTAATGTCGTGACCGTATTAACCCCTATAAGCCTGTTCATGGTCTTCTTATCGGCGGCCGCCATCAAACCGTTAGTAGACTCATTGGCCACGGCATATGTCGTGTTAGGAGGTGTAGCCCAAGTGCCATCTCCACGCATGAAACTGGATGTACTGCCATTAAGCTGTCTCAACAAGCCGTTAGCTGTAGTAGAGGCCAATCCGTATGTGGTATTAGTAGGTACAACCCATGTCCCGTCACCACGAAGAAAGGACGTCTGCTTACCAGCGGCGGGAGCCGGAACTAATCCCGCAGCACCGGCGGCAGAAGCCGTAGCCGCCTTCATATTGGCGTAGGTAGTATTCGTATCCTTATAATAGGGGATACCACCCACGATAGGACAAGCCGTATATCCAGAGGCGCTTGTCACGGCACTGCCGTTCTTGACCAACCCCGTGGACCCGTTAGCTCCTACAACACCATACGTTGTATTAGTATCCGTCCAAGGCACGTTGACATACATCTTACCACTACTATCCAACTCCACCGGATAATTCTTACCATTCTCAGCATATCCGATCATCACCAATCCTAAGGTTGTGGTATTGGCCTTGGCGTATGTGGTATTTGTCGGAATCACCCACGTACCATCGCCACGAAGGAAGGAGGCTTGCTTGCCGGCGGCCGGAGCGGGTACCAATCCCGCCGATCCTGCGGCTGAGGACGTTGCTCCTCCCATGTTACTATATGTGGTGTTAGGAGGAGTTTGCCATGTCCCATCACCACGAAGATACTTGGCTTGCGCTCCGGCGGCAGGTGCGGGGACCAAACCTGCCTTTCCCGCCGCTGAGGCAGAAGCGGCTCCCATATTGGTGTATGTCGTGTTGGTATCCGTCCACGGAACATTCACATACATCTTACCATTTCCGTCAAGAGCTACCGGGTAATTCTTTCCGTTAGCTGAATACCCGATCTTAACAAGACCCAGATTATCGCTTGTAGCTTGGGTATAAGTCGTGTTACTGTCAGTCCAAGGGACATTGACGTACATCTTGCCATTAGCCAATAGCACAGCGTAGTTCTTTCCATTAGAAGCATAGCCGATCTTAACCAATCCTAAGGTGTCGGCCGTGGCTTCATTATACGTTGTGTTATTATCCGTCCACGGAACGTTAACGTAAGCGTTGCCGGACGAATCCAGCTGTACCTTATAGTTCTTCCCGGAAGTCGTATATCCTACCTTAATACCGCCAAGAACGGTAGCGGAGGACGTGGGAGGGGTGAAGGTACTTGGTTTGCCCGTAACCCCGGACCAAGGCACGGAGGAGGCCTGACTGGCCGTGTAAGGCTCATACCCATCCTCACTGTTCAATTTAGACTCGTCTTTTATCAGATACATCTTACCTGTAGACGTGACCTTTACCGTATCACCACTTTGAACCGTAGCGGTGGTAAGGGCGAATCTAGCCGTATCATTAGCTACCACGACCAATCTCTCCAAAGCCGCCTTAGGCAACCTATCTATGCTGATGGTTCCGGACGCGATCTTAGAGGCATCAAAATTGGCCAATGTCGCGGAGATAGTTACGTTGTCTCCGAAGTCCGATGAGACACTACCGGTAACAGCCCCGGACAGCGCTATGGTCCTAGCCGCCTGTAATTTCGTGGCGGTAGGGGCATTATCCGTCTTAAGAGCATATTTGGTAAGATCAATATCATTAGCCTTATCCAAAAGCTGCTCTATCTGCTTACCATTGTATTTACCTTGAAAATCTTCCATATCAAACTTATTTTTTGCTCAAATATAGTTATATACATAAATACCAAGAAATCGAGGGGGGGGAAGATACGGGTAAGTGTCAAAAACTGCCGTCCCCGTGCAGGAATCCGCTACGGAATATAATAGCCTTGTCTTTAAGTTTCTGGACAGACTCCCATTCCCATTCACCCTCACAAGGCTTAACGACACACTTATTCCCCCATGTCTTAAACTTCCTCTCTATAACAAACATCTCTGGGTCTTTTAAGACATGGAAGATACTTCCGACAGGGAAATACTTATCAGTTCTCAATATAACTCGATGATGTCTCTCGTCATATTCAGGATCGCCTACGATACGTGCCTTATAAAACCGAAAATCATTCAACGTCTGATCCACTGGCTCTATCCAATAATACCCCTTACCCATTGCAGTTTGTATTTAATTATCTATATTTGCGGTGTAGTAACTCATAATGTTTTAAGTAATTTTCAACCAAAGGGAAAGGGTGTCCGTGAGGATGCCTTTTTTCATTCCCGCCCACCCTTCCTATGAACAAAAGATCTACCTCGAACAAATGTAACCATAATAAGGCTACGATCAAAAAGAAACCCTATCGGTATTCTATTGCCGACAGGGTTCTCCAACGTTGTATCAAACTAAATCATATCACTCCATTTGATTGTGTCACCGACGAAGCACCGCACCGCCAGATACCTTACGAACGCCGTCCCTTCCGGGGCGTCAGGGTCTTCCAGATAAGCCAAGACAGCCTTGACTATTTTCTGGTCGCAATCCAATACCTTAGGAAAGTAGTCGCTATAGAACATAGCGAACAGGTATTGGATATCTCCCCAAGTGGCGTTATCAGGTTTCTTGGCCCCGCATTTATCGAACATCTGCTTAGCGTCCTCCATCGTCCATCTTCTCTTGGACCCGTCGGCGTTAAGCATCTTGTCAGCGGCTTCCCTAGCCAGCTCCTTGGAAAAGTGATATCCATGGGTGTCTATATACCGCTTATAATCCGGGTCATCGGCGTCTGCTCCTCAGTAGTAACGACTCCTGCGTCCCCTGCGCATATACGGTTCGGTACCTTCGTACTCGTCACGGATGCCGCGCTCACCGAACCATCCCCTGCGATACATCTCGTCCTCACGTTCATGGAGTCTTTCACGTTTCTCAAGCTCACGCTCGTCACGTTCCAGCTCCCTCTCACGTCTTTCAAGATCACGCTCACGGCGTTCTAGCTCATCCATCCTACCGTCATGCTCCTTGCCATAATGGTCGTATATTCCGCCACCATAACCCATGTAAGTCCCATCCGAACGCCTGCTACGTCCACGGCCGCCTCTACGATCGTAGATCTCGTCATTGTAGTCCTCATCGTGACCGCCGCCTAAATCTATAACTCTCATTTTAACCTAATTTTTTAATTAACAACTCTTTTAGCTCATCGAAAGAGGATCCCATCCTATCGACTTTCTCCTCAAGATTCTTGATCTTCCGGTCTTGATCCTTAGTCTGCTTAAAAGCCGGATTGATTTCCTCAAGGATCGAATCACAAGCCTCTAGCGTCCTCCTATGCTTATCGATACTATCGAGAATATCGGAGCTGGTTCTCTTAGCGGCGTTAAGCTGGTTCATGATCGGATCGACCGAGCAGGCCAAAGTTATGTTATTGGACATAGCGACATCCCTGCTCTCCGGTACGACATAGGTCATGGAAGACCCGTTTATCTCCACGGTAAGGTCTATCACCCTATCCTGTAGTTGCTGATATTGCCCCATCTGACCCATCTGGGGTTGCTGGAACCTAGGCTCGGACACGTTAACCACATTCCCCATCCTGAACACCGGAACATCGGATGTATCCAGCGTATATACTTGAAATCCTTTCTTTAAGTCTCTAAACATATCTCGATTTTTAAGCGGGAGGGAATACCCTCCCATTAGACATCCAATCTAACCTATTCCTCATCAACAGTCGTCTCCGACGCCGAGGCGGAAGTTGTAGGCACACAGCAATCCATGAGCCTCAATACACCCCTTACCTTGTTGAAATAAACAAGGCGTTCGGTGTTGTTAACCATAGCCGCTCCGGTCACAGCCACGTTGATCGGATTCACCACAGCCACGCCGGTTACCGGGCAGCATGTGTCATCACCTACCGTGGATACGGTGCTGTTCGCTGGAATAGCTATCTGTACTGGCAATGTCTCGCCTGTTGTCGGAACCACCTGCCGGATTTTCAGCAGCAGAAGGCCCTCGCATGGCAAGGACAGCCATATCCTTGGGTTGATACCGAAGATGGTGTTGGTAGTAGTCACTACCACGTTCTTCGTGACCAACTCATAAAGAGACCCTATTTTAGAAACACAAGCCATAATAGCCTCCTTCCTTTATAGAGTTAAATAGCGGCGTTTCCGTTGTTGCAGCATCCATTGTTGCACCCACATCCGTAATTACCTCCATAAAATGCTTGACCCCATCCATAAGTCTGGTAAGGAGAGCATGAAGGATAAGCCGGCACAGGGGTAGGTCTCAACTGGTTGATCAAATTCTGAGTCTGTTGCTGAGTCAACGCGGAGGCTTGGTAAGCCGACCTTTCATCACGCAACTGATTGATCGTATTCTGCATCTCACGCATTTCCAATTGACAGAATTTATCATTAATCAAGGTTGTTTGAGCATCAATCTTAGCGCTCAAGATATTGAACCGACTCGTGGCTTGCTCACGATTGTTCGTCAATCCTTGATTAATAGTGTTTTGTAACGTGTTAGTCTGATTCAATGTCTCAAGACGATTCTCATAACCTTGATTGTTGATCATCTGCTGAGTCTGGCAAGTGCTTTGGTTGATCAAAGAACTCAAATTGCAGCAGCAAGAGCTAATTTGATTACCGATCTCACAACCTTGTTGCTGTACGGCGTTAATAACAGCCTGAGAGGTCATACCTACCTGACCAGCCACCTTATCGATAGCGCCTTGTACGTTACAGATAGCGCTTTGCAATTGAGTGGTAGTACAGTTCAAGGCGTTAGCGATCTGATCGATAGCGCTTCTATTACCTTGGATGGCCTGCATCAACAACTCACGACCATAGTCGTTATTCAATTGAGCGGGAAGACCATTAGCGCAACACTCATTACCATTGCCAAAACCATTGCCAAAGCCACGGCCACCCCATAACCAGAACAGGACGATGATCCACAACCACCAACCGTTAGCCCCGCCGAAACCGTCTTGGTTGTTACGACCGTTCATCAAAGCCGCTACCAAGTTCGGATCCATCTTATTTCCGCCTATCAAATTGGCGAACATACCCGGAATCATAGATAATAAACCGTTAGTGGCGCTTCCACTACCGGAACCCATACCGTCTAACAAAACGATTTTGTCTCCACTTGTACCCATGTCTATTTATTTTTGAATTAATAATAACCCCACCTGATGGCGGGCGTTACAAAGTTCAAAAATTAACAGCCCTAAGATCGTGATATGTGTCATCATCAAAGTACTTAATGTCTTGTAAATGGGATTAATAAGAACCGATACAAGACAAAAAATCCGGAGCGTATCACTACGACCCGGATTCATCGCAAATCTATAAAATTCAATGTTTCAATGCTCGAAAGAAAACGTCTCACGACGTCAAAGAGAGATTAACTACACGAAAAATCTCGCATCAACTTATTTGTATTAGCAGTGTATTCATTAACTATCTTGCTGGATGAGGGATCATCCTCTATCCTTGACAGGCGGTTATCGTCACTCCTTACCGTAACATCACCCATCCTTCGTACCATGTTTTCTTGATATGATGATGGATCGGAGTATATAAGATCATCAACGAACCTGTATATCGCACCATCAACCGTCTCACCTACCTTCTCATATAAGCCGGATTGGAATGACACGAAATCATCATACCTCCCACGAGCCAAGAACGAACCGTCCGGTCTCGCCTCGACGCCGCCGTTGACCTCCCGGAGCAGGCCCGGATTCCTTAGGTACAGATACCTATAAAACCCGGCATCCATCATCCTATCCTGTCTATCCAGATAGAAAAGGTTTCTCATGCTACTGTCACCGGACTCGATAGCCACGTCAAACAGAAGATCCCTTACCTGACCTTCCGGCAACGACATCTCCATGCTTTTTAACGTACTTCTGTCATGGTGGTTCAAAGATACGTTATAAAATCCATTAAAATCAAGGAAACGTAAGACATTATTATATAAATCCGATTTTTTTAACCTTTCCTTGATCTGGATCTTCCTCAACGAGGTACAGGATTTGATAAAATCCCGATCCTTTCCCTGCCTAGCCTCGTATCTCCTGAACTCCCGATCAATATCGACATCATCCATCTTAGGGGTTACGGGATGCTGGTATATCAATCTGGTAAGGATCATGTTCTCAGTATTCGAGGATGAGATGTTGGACATAACCAGCTTTTTTATATTATCCTTGACCACGCCAATATCGGAACGGGAAGCCCCGGCGGGAATCACGCCAGCCGGCAAGTACGAGGGCCGCTCTATCCCGATATCGGCCAACATCTCATAGGCCTGATCGGTGTCGGTTATCGGGGCCGTGTTATGGTACGTATTCCTACTAATATACAACATGCTCATATCATACATATCGGAAGGGGATGTATTCCCGGACCTTACATACACCATTCTATCACCGGTAGAGTAAGTATCCTGAACCTCGTATATCGGATTCCCTTTTCCTGTTATCCTATCAAGATCGGAGATAAAGCTATCGTATACCGAATTGCCGGCCTGTATGGAAGACAACATGACGTCCAGCGACGCCATAAGATCACGGATATCCTCAGGTCTGGATATAACCATCTCATCGCTGATCGCCTCGCTTATATCCACGCCCATGTCGGCAAGATCCATGGCTATGTCATGCAGACGTCCGGCAACGTCCTTGATGTCCTTAAAATCATCCATATCGATTATCTCCCCAACCTTATCCCTTAGACCCTTCATATCCTTAGGCATACTGATATACGGTATGGTACTATTGAAGTACGAGTCGGTAATCGTATTTCCGTCCTGACTCCGAACCTCCATACGGGTCATATTACGATACGTGTCATACATCCGATCTGCGTAATCCTGATCCTCCTGATACCGGAGTGCCAAGGAAGGGTATGGGATGGAGGCGAAAGCCTGATCGAACTCCCGGCGGTCGCTGATACCGCCTACCGCCCTCATGATCGTATCCCTTACCTCTATTGGATTCAAGCCCCTTCTCTTCCCTAACGAGTCATATGTATCCTCATATATCATATAATCATCACCAAGGCCTGACTCGGAGGACAGGAAATACATATCCTTCTCATTAAGATCCCCGTCAGACATAAAATCGACAATCCTCCTCATCATATCCCTTACCTGCTCATACGCCGATCTGTTGGTCATGATATTATCAATCTCATCGGCGTCATACATCCCGGACCTCTCAAGATTGTACCTATTGAGGAATATATCACCGCCGGAAAGGAAGTTAGATACGATCATATCATTAAGATCATTGATATTATCAACACCCAAGGAAGTAAGAGTATTATTAATATCCTTAACCTCATCAGCCATGAAATTGCCGGCGAAATAGTTCTTCCGCTTGATAAAGGACATGACATCATCATACCTAGGTTCCCCATTACTATCCAGATCATATTCTGATGGCATGGACATCCAGTCGCCAAAGAAGGACACGAAGTCGGGGGAGTAGGCCGTACCCCAGACCGATAAGGCCTGCTTCTGGTCGCCCAGCACCTCCATCGCCCTTTGGTATAATCCGGATGGTTGGTCGTTCGGGGCAAGGACATTATCTACCCTACCCTCCTTATTTTTTATAACATAACAAGATCTACCCATTACTAAATCGTTTTGTTACAAAGATATGAAAATCCCGCCTACTCTCACGAGCGGACGGGATACTAAATAACAACATAATAACAAACCTTATGTTTCTCCGAAAAGTGCAAATCTTTTTGCCGATCCTCACGAACAGGCAAAAGCTCAATCCTAAATTACAAAAAAAATGGAATTTATCGTTTAGCGAAAATATCTTTATCTGATCTATTCAGAACCCTGCCTTTCAATTCCAAGAACCTAGGCATCCATTCTTTAGATATCTTAGACACGATCCACTGAAATCCCTTAGGAGTCACATAGACAGTATTAGTGCCGTAGAACTCGTCATCATTACGATATCTGTAACGAGCATAACCGCTGTCTATCATCCTTTGGGAAAGCAACCACCTCTTACCGGTCTTAGCGAAGAACTTCTTATCCTCAAGCAATATTCGAAGATTCTTCTCCGCTATATCATATCCATGAGCCTCTAGCTTTTCCCGAACCTCTCTGATCAACATATCTGTCTCTTGGGCTATTTCGGCTGTCTTAGCAAACTCAACCATAGGAGCCTGTTCTTTAATGATATTATCGGATATCCTTTTGGCTTCCTCTGCCGCTTTCTTCGCCTCAGCTAACGCACGCTTCTCCTTTTCCGATTTAAGCAAAGCCTCTAATGCCTCTATATAATCAGATGGAAGTTCATTCTTTGATGGCATATTGTTAGATGGCATAGAATAGGAACCTGTTTTCCTAATAAAAGGGAGAACCTCCGATGTTACCCATCTTTTGAATTTCTTAGCAAACTCCTTCTTAGATGACATAATTAAAGTATACATACCAGACTCATTAATAATCTTTATCTGGCTAACATATTGATTGTGAATAGGGGTGGAATCGTAGGCCTCCCTATCTTCTGACAATCTCAGCATTTTACAATCCTCGTCATCTACCAACCTTCTTACAGCATCCCTAGGATCTGCATACCCTAAACATTTAGCTACATCATTACCGACAAACCATGGTTCATGTTTCTCATCCAACAATACTCTCACATCCCCAAAATCAGGATTCTCAAATAATTTTAAATTATCATCCATAATATAAAACAACGAGAGCCACCAGCGTCCGTTACCCCACTGATAGCTCTCATTTATCGCCTACGCCTAAGCGATATTAATATCTTCTTCTGGTCTAGCAACGGATAGACACCGCAAATATAGACACTTATTTTAAAACAACAAACAAATAGGATATATTTTTACAAAAATTGTAATCTATAATATTCCATCACCATACAAAGCGATTATATCTGGTCTCTATCATCATCACCACCTTCTTGATATCAGATAAAGTTAGTTTCTTTATCTCCATATTCCTACTATCCATTCTGACAAAAGAGTTCTTGAACTCCTGCTCGGTTATAGCCTCCAACCTAAATAAATTGTATTTTATAAGCAACTGGCTTACGTCAAATATCAGGATATTAAGATCAATATCATCCTTCAACTCATCAAGAAGATCACACATCATGGCTTTGATAGCATCAGTATCAAGTTCCAGCTTCTCGGCTTCCTTCATTAACTTCTTGATAATACCATTGTGCTCAATTATGATGTTAGCATTATCATCATCGGTAGGTAGAAGGATATCCATCGTACATTTTATACCAACCTTATCACTAAGTCTTTTATTGAACTCAGTCATATAATCAAAAGCCTGATCCCTGCTTAATGCGTATGTATGATCAAGTAACTGCTTTTGTCTGACCTTGACAAAATAGTTACTGGTGTATAACATCATCAAGACCTTTACTCGCTGGATACGTAGGTCTTGCATGATCTTCCGGTGTAAAAAAGAATCTAGTTGCATAATATAAAGAGTCCCCACCGGGGCCATCACACACCCGACAGGGACCAACTTTTAAATATCTTACTCGTCAGGTGATGGACTGACACCGCAAAGATAAGATGAATAAATTTACCTAGCAAGGATTTTCCGCCTCATTTTCTCCGGATACTACGTTACCGTCGGAAACCAAAGACTTGTCCTCGGCAGCCTTCGCAGGCGAGGCGGGCCCCGATTGGAGGTCAGACGGGTTGACGAACGGGGTCTCCGTATCCTCGAAGAACGTCTCATCCCTCCTAATACTCATTCTGAACTTAGGTGCTATGAAAGGATCGTTGTTAAGATCAATATTAATCGTAACGTCATTCATCAAAATATCCTCCTTAGTCCTAGAATCGCCTATCCATCCTCTTACGTCAGCGGTCATAGGCATCCTGCTAGCCGCTTCCTTGATAGCTTCAAGCCGGTTCTTGATAACATCCACGTCTCCCGCCAGCGGAATCATATATGCCTTATTATCCAACCCTGATCTGGCTATAGCGTTATTAAGATCCATTATATCATCAATACTTACGCCTCCGCCTAGACCCTCCGTAATCCTATCAGCCATCGATCCGATCATGGATGAGAATGACGATATATCCTGATTTTTCAATCTTACGGGGTACAGGTAATTTCTTCCATTTCCTGTCTTTATAGCTACGACCGGGATACGTGAATCTTTATAGTCACCATACTTGTCCCTGACGATAGCCGTACAGAACGGGAATATATTATACTTAATATCATCCCTCATCGTAACCTCCCCATTCTCTATATATCCTACGCTCTCGACTTTACCAACCGTCTCGTTGGTAAAATCATTCTCGGATACCATCAACGTACCATTATCATCACTTACGCTAAAATTAGGTCTTCCCGGCAAAACACTGGTAACTGTACCTACGAACGGTATATCAATCTCGCCAATAACAGATCCTATATTATCCCTATATAACTCAAAGGCCCTACTCCTTAAATCAGCGTTACTTCCTTTTGAATCCGGGTCATTGGCTTTCAGTACCGAGACGAAATTGCCGTCGCTATCCACGATCTTAATAACCATATTATCAACCAGCTCTCGGTAAGCCGACTTAGTCTCATCAGAATTAGGGTCAACGGCGTTAAGACTATTGTATTTATCATACAATTCCTTGGTATATGGATCTGACATATCCATCTTAAACCTTACCATATCACCCTTGCGGAGGCTAGCCGCTGCTTCCTGATTCACCGACTCGTTGTTAGATCCAAACGTATCACCCGTATAATAAGGGACAATAGATCCATCCTGCCCCTTGCGATACACCATGAACCAGTTGGAGGTCGATAAGGCGGTCTGCCGCCCCAATATGACACCAGTAGCGTTCTCGAAAGCCTGAGCGTCATCCTCGCTAATCATCCATCTTGAGTGGTTATCTGACTCTATAACAGTAAATATGTCGGTTCCGTTGGTGAAATCCATCACCCTTCCATTATCAGTATCAGTGGCATCAGATCTTTTAAGCCCAAGACTGTCCATAAACCTGTCAAGTCTCATTCCGCCAACTTCATAATACATAACCCCACCGATCTCTCTCTTCTGAGCCATCAACACCACCGGATTCTGGGCGGCGTTAACTTCCGTCCTGCCGGTGGATGTCCCGGGTTTGCTCTCTGTGAGGACATCACCCATAGGTATGGATTTATCGTAATCCTTGACAGCTATACTTCCGTTATCATACAACCTCATCCATTCCACGAATTGAAGAAGAGGCTCATCAGAATAATTATTGATAATATCAATAGCCTCATTAAGCTTATCCTGATCAATCTCATTGCCATTGTCAGCCTCATTCATAAGATCATTATAAGTCTTTATAGCTTCTTTGATCTGATCCTGATCAAGACCATTGATATTCATATCTACAATATCATCAACAGCGTCCTTGATATTATCATAAATATTATCATGGATCTTCAATCTATCTATTATCGATCTAGCCTTATTGATCCTTGAAATAGGATTATCCCCAAACCCGTTAACTAGACTATCGACACGAGGCTTGTTATTATCATATATCTGTCTCTCCCTAGGAGATAAGACATCCTCATTACCGTTCCATATCTTTATAGCTATATTATTGATTCTATCGTCAGAAGGATTTATGATATCCTCATCATCAGGAACCCTCTCGACTATATTACCTTCATCGGTCTTAATCTCGTTCTCCATAGATCTGGCTATCATATGATTATATGTCTTGAACATAAATGCCTCATCCTCCCCTATAAGACCATCTTGGTAAGCCTTGTCTATAGCTTGGTCGTTGGCGTAAAGATCATTGGCATCAGGATTATCAGTATTCCTGAAATCATACTTGCTATCATCCTCCTCATAAGTCTTACCCCATACGTTCGATAATATCTTCATGAACCCGCGCTCCTGCGCCCGGATGAATCTTCTGTCACGCATACGACGAAGAGACTCGTTTATATTCTTATAAGCCACAAGATTATGACGATACTCACTAAGCAATGCCATAGCCTCCTTATAATTATCAACCCCACGGATAGATACGACGTTCTCAAAATCAGCTATAGTATCATAAGCCGCCATAAGATCAGCGGCACTGATCCTTGAATCATTTCTATTTAAGAACAACTTAGATATATCAGCCTCTGAGTTAATTAACGTAGTTAATTTCCTCTCCAATGCGATCCTATCCTCTGTTAATTTAAGAAGCCTATCATTCTCCTTGACCAACTTAGCCTTATCAGATTCAAGAGCGTCCTTCGACGCGACACTTTGTTGAAGCCTCAAGATATTCTTCTCCATCCTCTGTATATCATCCGTAAGCTTCCTGAGTTCTTCAAGATCCCTGCTCGAATCAGGATTAAGACGAGAATATATATCAAGAGCGGGGCCTATATCCGTATTGTATATCCTTCTTAACTGATTGGCAATATCGTTCAAATTATCCTTCGCCTCAAGGCCATTATAAGCCATATTGGAGATATAGGCGTTAAACGACCTATTGGATATACCATCGGTAAGGGAGTCGGCGAATCTGTTGGCCATAATGAAATTATCCACCTTCTTATTAAACTCGTTGACAAGATCGGCTTTATACTCATTGACCTGCTCATCCGTCATATTCATATCGGACGCTATATCGCTATTAGGTATAGATTCGACTACCGTCCTGAAATTCTCCTTCGTATCATCCAGCATCCCCATCTCCGAATCATAACGAAGACGATTGAATACGGCGTCACTAAAAGTCTTATCTATGATTCTAGAATTAGGTATATCGTCAGCGTTATTATCCGTTTTCAAGCCTGATAATTGAGCGTTCAGAGCCATACTGCCACGAATAGCACGGATAGCGGCGGTAGTCAAGGCGCCGGCATTGGCGTTGTAGGCATCCACCATCCCCTTGTTCCGGGACATGTCTTGGCTCCATTCCCTTATACCTCCAAGGCTTTTCCCACCCATAACCGATCCGATAATCATACCGATGCCGATCTCCTTCCAGCCTTGGCTAGATCCGTATGTCTCCTTGAATCCGTTCTTTATAGCTTCCATATAACCTATATTCTGACGGATGGCCATAGGATTATATCTTGATTCCACCCAATCCTCCGCGGACTTACTGGACACACCTTGAAGACCCTCCTCGAACAAACCCTCAGATACCGGTCGCTTGATGATATTAAACGTATTACCAGCTATTTTCTGCCATTTCTTTGGTGTTATAGCCCTTAGTGCACCGTTGTCCATTCTCTCGGCTCCTACGCCAAATATATTGCGTTTTATAAACTTGTCTACACCAAGCTCTATACCAAACATATCACCAAACATAGCTATGTTGGATAATGATAATATGCCGACATTTGCGGCGAATACGGCGTTAGCGGCATTGGCATTGTCAGCCCTGAACCTCATAAGCTCCTCATACGGGACTTCCCTCCCATAAGCGTTACGATAAGATTGCCTGAAGTTCTCCCCGGCCTCCATCAACATACTTCTGGCTTCCACTGAAGCTTCCCATGAGGTAGACGTACCAAGAAATAGGGCGGTATCCAGCCCCTTGCCTACCCTCTGCCCTATACGGGCGGCCCTAAGGTAAGCGCCGAATGCTTTCTTGGTGTCCGAAGCGGCCTTGCCTATCCTAGCTAAAGCCACCCCAGCCCTAGCTCCGGTACGAGCAAGGTTCATCAGGCCGGCCCCGGAATATACGGCGGATGATAACATGGCACCAGCGGTAAAAGCCAGACCCGAAAGGAAATCGTTAGTCCAGAAATTAGCAGTTCCAAGACTACGAAGAAATCCCATATCTCTCTCTTCTTTATCATAATAATGAGCGAGCCTATAATCTCCTCGCTTATCCATATCATCTAACCAACGAGTAAAATCGTTATTGAAAACGGATTCAAATTTACCTTTAGTGACTCCCTCGTAAATACCATAAAAAGGCTGAATAATACCTCCTATACCATACAAAGCCGTCTTATAAACAAATTTACCCAATCCCCTAAATATCTTCTCTCCTGTACCTTGATTTCTAGCTAATCTGGAATCATTATCAACGCCAGCCTGAAATGACTCGTATTTAGGTATCCAAGTTCCATCACTTAATCTAAATCTTGATTCATCAAGACCTATACGAGGACCGGACACATCAAACCTACCAGATGGGATACCATTACTAATAATACTATCCTCAGGAGTTTTAGCCCTTAAATCATCATAATAAGACGATTTAACACGTCTTTTTATTCTTTCTGATAAAGCTGGTATAGCCTTTTTAGAATCATCGACCAAAGAATTTGGATCAAGGTTAGGTAAAGGTGGATTGTTTATATCGTCACCTAATGAACTCGGATATACACCAACTGCCCTTATCTCCATTGGATCCATAACCGGATACCCATGCTTTTGAGCTATATCCCTACCATCGGGTAAATTATTATTGCTCGTTTCCATTCCTCTTTTTATTTATAATATCCATTACCGGTAACATAATATTATACAGATCCTCATTAATATCCTTCCTTCCAAAAGAACTATTCACAGAATTAGCCTCTTTAGTCATAGCCTCTTTAAGAGCCTCCACCAAATAAGCCTGAGGAGCTATATTCATAACCTTAGCTATATTATCAGCGTAATCAACACCTTCTTTATCTATAGTATATAAAGGGTTGTTAGAAGGATCACCTCCATAACCTTTCTTATATATCTTAATCTCCACACCATGCCGTCCATACCCTCGATCATATCCCTCAGCCTTGACCTCATAATTGCTAGATCCATCTATAACCGCAGATATTATCATAGACATATCATTATGATAATCATCCGGGAACAAAGGCAAAACAAATGAGCGTATATCATCTTTAGCATTATCAGCCGTAGCATAAGAACCAAGACCTAAATCGGCTACCAATCTCCCATAAGCCTTATCGGAGGCAGAAGAAAACCCTGCCCCAGACACCCTCGACTTGTATGAGACTGACGGGATATTTCTTGACTTAGTATAGGTAGTAAATCCTATCCCTGCCAAATCCTGTTCTGATACTTGAACCCGTTGAGCCTTATCCTCTCCTGCATCAGCTATTATCCACCAATTATTATCATCATCCTGTTCAACGGACAATGTATGAGATCCTTCTTTTTTATCTAATTTCAATCCGGATTTATTAGCTAAACTATATATACTATTATATAATCTAAATTCCTCCGAATTGGATTTTGCCCTCTCATTAAAAGTCCATCCCTTTCTTCCGAACTCATCATACCTAGATTCTATATACCTATTATAAGCATCATCCATATCATCAAGAACCCTGTTGATAGGACCTGAATTAGACCATTTATGAGCAAATGGAGAACCCATTTCTCTATTTATATTTCTTAACGTGATATAAGCCAGATTAGCCTTATCTTTATCTCCATCAAACCTAACTAACAGTCTATCCCATGTCTTATTATCAGTAATATTATCCTTCAATGCAGCGTCTAATTCATCCACGGTAAGATCTGTACCCAAAGATTCATTTATCTCATCTAATATCAATTCAGCCTTACCCACGTCTATAACACTCCTTCCTTCTATCAATCTGCCTTGACCAGAAGGATCGTAAGACGGTCCTATAACATCTGAGACAGTATCGACCAATCTTGACATCAAAGAAGAGACTTTAGCGGCAGTAAAAGGATTGACGGATTTACCACCCATACGAACAGATGATAATCTAGACATATCACCTACATTGACATTCTCTCCATTATCTAGATAAATATCCATGCCAGGGTTATTTGATATTTCCTCCATAATGGCGTTATCAAGATTCTGAGACACTTTTTTCTTGGCATCCATAGCTCCGTCATAAATGGAATAATATGAATTTCTTTGGTCATACGCCTCTGCAAGATCCTCATAAGCCTTCTTCGCCTTATCAGTCTTCAAACCATCATACTTAGCTTCATTATTATTCATAATGAATTTCATGACGGCATCTTGATGTGACATACCCTTAAAATCATCGGGGTTATTATCTATATAAGCATTTATATTAGACATCACATTGTCACCTATAGCATTTGCCAAAACATCAAATTTAACTTTTATACTCTCCCTGTTAGAAGCGATATTATCCATCAACCTTGTTGATGGTTTTACCTTTTCTTGCGCAATAGGGACAGTATACGATGTTCCTGGAACACCAGTAGATACTGACCCTTTCATTCCACTTCCTCCTCCACCTATAGCCCTAGCCCATGCAGCATCAGCCTTTGATTGTTCTATCTTAAGCCTTTCCTTATCCATTTTTTGATCCCACACGAACTTGGCGTTGCGAGCTAATCTCTCATCTTCTTTATAGTAATAATCATCAGCCTTGCGGATGACAGATGAATTATTATAAGACCATCTCATAGCTGCCCCCCTAAGAAACTCCTGTTGAACCATAAAGGCACCCGCTCTTTCTGCATCATAATTAGGTCCTATAAACGAATTAGCCTCATCTATGAAAGTCTGTTTCTGATTACGTAAATCAGCCAAACTAGTCTCAAGCATTAATTTACGATTAGCATCATTACCAACACCCCCTAATTCCGCCTTTATAGCTTTTTCCTTAGCATCAAAATCATTCACATATTGTTGAATAAAAGCAGAGGTAGATTGTTGATTGAACATATGAGGATTGGTGAGAGCCATGTATTGACCTTCCAATTGTATTTGAGCCTTAGCGTTTTGGGACATACTGGATGCTATAATATTCCTTATCTCAGAATACCCCATCTCATCAATTGTCTTTTCAATAATCTCTCCCGTTCTCTCGCCCTTATCATTGAGAACCGGGATCTGTATTTTCTGGCCCTTATGCTTGGTCAAAAAATCCTTCACCTTACCATCTATCTCAGCATTATAATCCGTATATGGAGTGTAATGAAGAGGTTCTAATCTAGTTCCTACCTGACCATCATTCAACCATTTATAATAAGGCATAAGAGCCATTGATTCATTTATGGGACTATACATCTTAGGATTATTCAGCTTCATATCCTCTAATTTAGTAGATAGTTCCCTAAACTCACGCGTTCCAGCGATGGCGTTCAATACACGGGTATCTAAAGCCTCTCCAAGACGGGCTTGTATACTTCTAGCTATACCATCAGAAGCTAGATTGGATTTACGATACACGTTATTCACATCCTGTATCAATCCATTTAATCTATTCTGAAGATATTCCCTATCCTGAGGTTTAGCTATATCAGAATTAATAATATAATCAGCGTACTCATTAATAGCTTGCCGATTCGTATCTATCTTCTGTTGCATGTATCCCATACCCTGCATCATGACATCCATGTTGTAGGGTGATACGTACTTACCATAATTCCTTAATATACTGTATTGTGAAGCCATCCTTTATCCTTTCTTGCCTTTAGTTACTTCCTGAGCAGGATATAATCTCCTATAACTCAATATATCTCCCTGAGGATCAGCGATCAACTGCCCATTAGGACCGATCTTGACATCCCCGAATATAGACCTTAATGTATTCATGGTCGTAGCCGTATTCCACTTCTGCTGGATCTCGTCATTTACGCTATCGAAATACCTAGCCCAGTTCTCGTCATTAATAGCCAACCCCTGCAATATCCGTTGTTGATAAGCTTGGCGTTGGGCTATATTCTTATCATACGTGTCAGCCCAAGTGCGAGCGTTTATATTATCAGCCCAAGTTCTTTGAGCCACGTTCCCTTGTTCTACCTCATTTATATACTTACCTATATTGGAACTCATGATAGCCTGTAGGTTGGATGATAAAGCCCCTCTCTGGGAATCCGGGACATTACCCATCTGATCCAATTGTGATTGGAAAGCACGATTGGCCTCAACCATATACTGATCAGCAGATCTCAATACCGGATCCACGGTAGGAGCGTAATGCCTTTCCAGACCTTCCGTTGTCACGGCTCCCGGAGTCATCCTGAACACCTCAGGGAAGTCAAGGCCGCCACCCACTATATTCCTGTTCCCGTTACCATTATTAGTCTTACCGGTGTTAGTACCAGTATTAGCATTGGTATTAGGGAGCTTACTGGTATCAACCAGCTCCGGCATCCCAAGATCTACATCAGGTTCTTCCACATCACCTATATCCATAGGGCCGGGAGCTACCTTATGAGGGTCAAGTATAAAATCAAGACCTTCCATTCCTTTCATGGATCTCAATGCCTGCATCTTAAGCATATCCTCGCCAAGTATCTTATTAACGACATCCTTGTTCTTGTCAGAAAACAGTTGACTAAAATGGGTGATACCAGCATCGTTAAGAGCCTTATGTTGTTCCTCTGTAACAACGTCTAGACCGATCATAGGGCGAGATGTGGTAAACAAACCTAATTTATTGTCTCTCATCCTATCATGATATGCGGCTTTCTTGTCTTCCGGGTAATTACCTTGACTATCCTCACCGCCAAAGGAAACGAGCGTCGTGTAATCCCGAAGCGCCTCGGCGTTGGCGATGATCGGGTTCTCAGCCGTAGCCAAGCCCATCCAGCTACTTGTCTGACCGTAGATAGCGTCTTGCAACGCCCTAGCCCTAGCGCCCTCTGAAGCTCCCATATAAGCATCGTAAGCGACCGGATTGAATGTCTTATAATAATTCAACCTCTCATCCGTATTAATACCTCCATAAGAGCCATCAGTTCCTTGGCGTTGATAACCGAAATAGTTAGGATCATTGTTGAACCTATTCTCGATCGGGCGGAAAGTTAATTTACGACCGAACAAAGACGTGCCTCCTATCTCCATCTTCTGGCGAATACCAGCCACTTTCTTAAGCAGCTCTTTCTTAGCCTCAGCTATATCCTCCTCCGTAAGACCGTATTCTTTCATGGATCTGGATATGATGTTATCTATTTCACCACCCTTAGCGAAATACGTATCCTCATCCTTCTTCATCTTCCGGTCTTCCTGCTCCTTGTATATGACGTTAGCGAAGTCCGTAAATCTTCCCTCTAATCCATTAACGATATCGTTGCTATCATTTATAGCCTTAGATAATACGGAGGCGTTTAAACGCCTTGTATTCTCGTCATCTATCTTATCGTTTTTCTTCAGCTTCTCCAGCGCCTTTTTCTGGTCATCGTAAGCCGATTTAAGACCGATCTTAGCCTTATACCTATCCATTAACGTGGCGTACGTATCCTTAGGCGTAGCCTTAATCCCATACGTATCCCTGATGTATTTGGCGAAATCCGGCTCTATGGTGGTATCATCGGTAATAACCTTCGTCCCCTGCTCCAAGGAAACGGGCGTTCCACCATCGGCGTGCTTCTGCCCCATAGCCTCCATCGGCGCCTCTCCGGGCTGCGTCACGTACTCACCCTTCTCGACCTCTACGTTGGCTTGATCTTCCATCGACTTAGGTAACGGATACAGGTACTCACCGGTAAGGCTTCCGCTATCGAACCTATTATTAGGTCCTAGATAAACACCCCCACCATCCTTGTACTGCATCTGGGATTGCCTTCTTTGTCTGGCCTCACGCTCCTGAGCCAACCTGATATTGGTACGAGTACCTTTCTCAGACGCTATCCCAGAAACCACGTTACGAGCCAATCCCATGATACCACTAATTCCTGAGGCTATGGTGGTTATCGTATTAGCTGTTTTAGCCCCAGTGGATAAATCACCATATCCCTCGCTTCTCATACGCCCTATACCACGACCCATCTGAGTGAATCTAGACCCTATATCATCAGCGCCATAGTAGGGGATGGTGGTAAAATCAAAAACATCCGTCTCGCCTGAACCGGTCTTAGACTTATCAACATCGTTAACAGTTATGTTATTAAGCGTAATACCATTGTCCTGATAATTCTCAGCTATACGTTGCAAACTACCCTTGAAGCTAGCCGGAAACACATTATCCTGATCAAAAGCATTAGCATATTTAGTCCTCAACTGATCTGGAGTATCCAAAGAATATATCCCTAGCGGATTGACCGGCGCGGGTAATCCTTGGTTGGTATTCACCAAAGGTTCTATACCTAACCCTTGTATACCGTCCATATTACCAAGCATATACGACCCGACTTCCCCGGCCTCTTGATATTTAGGTATCTTCCTCTTGATTACGTATTTGCTCATGTCTAATTAATTTCGTTCTGACACAAAGATAATTTAAAAAAACAGAGACTCATCATTTCACAACGATGAGTCTCTCAGCAAATGCTATTATTATGTACAGAATTAAATTCTTTTTATGAATAATGATCCTATAGCCTTAACCAAATCATAGAAACCGGCAGAACTGAGACCTACAGCCACTCCATATAATAGAGCCTCCCACCATTCACTCCCTATAAGCAATGGAGACACCTTTAGTAGCCACGCTAATATACAAACCAGCATACCTATGACTACGGCGGATAGGACTTTAGCCCACTTATGGGTGTCAATATACGGCACAACCTTGGCTAACTGCGTAGCTGACATCGTGACGAAAGCCATGATGCCGGTGAAGGTAGTTAAATCAATAGTGATAGCCCCTTCTGATGGGATTACCTCTTGCGCCATCAAAACGAACGGCGTCAATAACATAGCAAATAAAAATAACAATCTTTTCATATCTAAAACGTTTAATTACTTCGCAAATATAACACTAAACTGATTAGATATATAAATATTTATTGGAATATAGATATACGACAATATCCAGAACCTATATGTCCCTTTCCTAAATCATATAATCCACCCAAAGGATTAGGCATTTTTTCTAATTCCCCTTTCACATCTGTCCATACGAACCCGTTCCCATCTATCATTTTAGTGTTAGTAAATACATATTTATCATATTTCACGCATCCCGGATGACCGGATATATACGAGGACCCTCCACCACCAGCTTGAATAGCGTTCGACGATATCCCGCCGCTTGGTCCTCCATAAAAGCCTCCTCCTCCACCAGAGGAATACGAACCGCCATCAAAACCACATCCTCCTCCCACTCCTAATAGACCCCTATTTCCGTTAGTTAAATTATTGCTGGAGTTAGATCCTCCCGCTACTTGGGATGCAGGAGTTCCCTTGGCATAGCCCCCCAGATACGCCTTCAACCCTCCCGCTGATCCTCCATGCCCAATAAAATAATACTCACATCCTCCACCGCCTCCCCCGGCTACCATAATACGGGTCTTTAAAGAATCTACGTTTAGAGGATCGCTATTGTTGGACAACCTCAAATCTGTAGCTCCGCCCCCGGCTCCCTCATAGATATACCTTCCAGAACTCTCATTAGTCATTGAATGCCCTGAACCTCCTCCATTATAATTATATTTTACAACATTACTCGTCTGCTTAAGTCCACCATTTCCACAATACACATAAATGATATCACCACCAACTAACTTGATAAATCCAGCCACATATCCACCATACCCAGGGTCATTAGATCTGGTAAACCTATCTTCGCTATCATTGTAACCATAATTACCTTGACCACCCCAGCACTCAACATAATAATACGCCGACTTTGGAGCTACAAATGTATGGTAATTATTACTATTATAAGTGTATGTATACAATACATCCAAGCTTTTGGGGCCTGTCATTACACGTCTTCTCATAACATACCTACCCTTAGATATTTTACTAACAATGCTATAACCATCCTCCTATCATCAGCCATAGCGTCTACCCATCTATTATCCCATCCTAAACTACTATGGGGGGGGGGGTAAAACAAGTCCCCTTAAATAACACATCAAATAAAAACAATAACTTATTCATAACAAATTATTTATCATTAAAATACTAACTATTATTTCTACTCACACCTTTTATGTTAAGGCTTAACCCCGGTATCATGTTAAGCACCAACTGCCTTTTCGCCTGTTCCTTACGCATGCGCTCGACCTCCGCTATCTGCGCCTCTGATTGGGGATCGTTCTTGATGTTATTAGCGATATCCTCTATAGCTTTCCTGTTGGCGCCTGATTGAGCTAGCATCTTATATAACAGGTCTTGACCTTCCTTCTCCCACCAGCTATCCATGGAAGAGCGGGAAGCCAAAGAAGGATCGGCAGGGGCTACCGTCTCAGGTACGGGCTGCTGACCTCCGTCCCCCGTGCCCGAATCCCGCTGTCCGAACTCGTATCTCATTGGCTCGTTCTCCGGGACACCATACCTATTAGCGAACATATCAGCGAACTCAAATCTCTTCTCATTTCTTAAGGTCGATCCAAGAGGCCTACCGTATCCTTGATTCCATGCCACGGTAGCGTCCTTGTAGTTGACGGCGTTATCGAAATCGGATTTAGAATACATATAATAGTTATACTCATTCCCCTGAGCATCCTTGTCAAAGAACTTTCCTTGATTGATGTAGTTCCAACCTAACCCCGGGACCTTGCCTTGATACTCATCCACGAGATAATCCAACTGCTGTGTCAATGTCGGTTTCTTCCCATACCTGCGCTGTAGCTCCTTCTTCCTCGGTCCAAGCCATTGTTGGATGCCAAAATCACCGGCGGCTCCTAGGGCATCGGTGTCCCCTCCGGACTCGGCGGCGATGTTCGATAGGATGCCGATAGCTTGAGTTTGTGGTATCCCCTTCTTATCGGTCAGATAATCCCATATCTCATCATACACAGCCATCTTATTATCCTCTGATCTATCAGGATCAATTACATATTTACCATCTCCATAAGCCCTACCTGTGCTTACAGACCCGCCCTTATCTTTCTTCTCCTTATCATCATCCATCAACATCTTACCAACTATAGCCGCCGGCAAAATAGCAGGAACGTTTTTAATGGCTTTTTTTATTTTATCCGATGATTCTTTCAATACCTCTCCAGTAGCTCCAAGCATGTTATTAGAATAATCACCAGCATAATTGCTACCTATACCACTCACAAGGTTATACACATCAATCTCATCCATGCTATCGATATACTTATCAAGGTCATCAACAGATGGAGTCCTTCCATATGTATTATAAAATTTATTCCACAAGCGAAATCTAGCTTGAGTATTAAAAGCTATTTTCTCTGATATCTCATCACTTGATGAGTTTGGTTTAGCCCTATAAGCGTCTTTTAATAATGACTTATCATTTTCGGATAAATAAATCTTATTATAATTATTACTTGAATCATATTTATGTCTAAACTCATGAGATAGGTTAGATAAACTCTCATCACTCCTAGTAACAACCTTATTGTATTTACTAGTATAAAACCCTTTAGCATTACTATTATCCAAAGCGGAGGATACCTCATATCTAAAATCATCAAAATCAGAATCCGCTGATACCCTTAGATTGTAAGCTTCTTCCAACCGTTTCCCATTATCATCAAGCATAGAATCTATCTTATCCTTAATATGCTTGTTAGACACATCATTTATATTTTGGAGATCAACACCATTATCAATCATCAAATCCACAGCCGCCTTATAAGAATCAGGAAGATCATTATAATTCCTTGAAATTCTCTCATGGACATCCTTGTTAAAAAAATCCCTAACCAAAGGTTCATCATGAACATATTTATCTACAAGATCATTATCTACAAGAAAATCATACAATTTACGTTTATCTTCTGGCAGAGGAATCTTCTTTACTTTATTAGCGAAAGAAAAAAATTCACCTAATACCGGGAATAGCCCTAAAGCTGATAATGTCATTCCTAAACCATCCCCAGCCTTCGATGACTCCACAAAATCTCTCACATCCATAACATCCCCAATAATAGGGATACCTCCAGCTATAATCTCGGTAATGTCAACTCCATCGTTTATCTTCTTGCCATATTCAGTATTAAGATTTATGCCACTAGATCCAACGGAGGTGTTATCCCTTGAAGCCACATATCCACCCCCTTGTTTCTTATCCATCTTCTCTCCCCATAGCCCATATTTCCCCCTAGGCCATATACCGTCTATGGCATCCACATAACCAACGGGGTGCTCCCCGTCCAGACGCCGGTCCCGTCGCTCGTCCGCTGGGTACAGGGCGTTGGCCAACGGCTGCGTGATATGACCCAACCCCTTATCCTTGGAACTCGACATAGCATCCACCACAGTCCGATATACAGGTCTTAATTTCTCAGGTAAATATAGCCCCGCCTCATCAACCAACTCACCTATCTTCTTATTTATACCCCTGATACTGAAATTATAATTACCCATGCCATTATTCAACGGGGACAACGCACCTCTTATCCCATTCATGCCTTTAACTGCGGCTCCTCCGCTAAGGATATCAAACTCCGGGGACACGTTTCTCAAAGGACTATCATCCATACCCCTGAAATACATAGGACGCTCGCCTCTTACGACACGATCAAGATCCTCCTTATATAAATCCTTTATCCACGATGGGATTTCCTCCGGTTTATTCTTCTTAGACATATACTACATTTTTCACAAAGATAACTATAATCTCATAAGCCTAAAAACACGAAACGGGCACATAATAAATCATGTACCCGTTTATACGCTAATGCATGTGATAAGCAGCCAAGGCTCCTTTAGCTTTCTCCTTAGACTTGTACTTAGCCGGCCATAATTTACCGGTCTTGTTACTGACCACTCGCCAATCACTCCCTACTTTCTTGATACATCCTGATTTCGGGCATTTGCCCTTCTTTTTACTGCTAGTTTTCCCTGCTGCCATAACATCAAATATTTAAAGGTATATAATCACCTCAATAAACTTTCTCATCGCTGCTAAACCAACGTACTATCATCTTGAACCGGCTCTCAATGTCATTCACGAACCTAGCCAAGAACCAATCGCCACGAAGACGATCACGCCACCTCCGATGATAATCGACAGCCCTAGGATCGATCTTCCGGTCAATGTCATTCACATCCTTGATCCATACCGGGAGGTTATTAGTATCGTCTTTGACCTCGTTAAAATAGTCATTTATATTTATCTTCTGATCAACCTCCGTCACCAGTATCTCACGGCTATCGTCATTGGTTACAGGATACCTTAACCGCTGGCTCATATCGTTCTTGTCAGCGATAACCATCCGAAGCTCACCACTGTTGTTGGTATCGTTATAAAACCATGCTTTATTGAATCCGGTAGTCCTAAGAATTTGGTAATTAACCTCATCCTGATACCTTCTGGCATCCATCCTATATTGGTAGTTCGTGAGGATCTTATTCACATACTGCTCACGTACTGGTACCTCTATAACGAACGGATATAGTTTACCGTAAAATACTTGATACGATTGGTTGGTCAATCCATGAGACCATAACCCTATCTCCTGACTTTCACTTGAGTAGTTCTTTCCAGACTGGAAATAATGCTGGTGCTCGATATAATAATCAGGGGTGTAGGATAAATATGATTTCCACTCACCCTTCAGGCAGTTATATCCAACGGTGAACGAGACGTCCGTGAAATGGCTGGCGTCCTGTAGCTCCACCGCCTGCCCGTTCCTGTAGAACCGGCCGCCACGGAATTGGTACTCGCTCGGATTCCCTACCGGTATATAATCTTTCTTGGTTATCAGAACTCTCTTGAACCGATTGTCCCAGCCCATGGATAGCCCTATACCAAAGAACTTGTTATCGATATCGTAATAAGACAACTCAGCGTCCGTATCAGCGTTATATATCCGGCTACGGATGATCTTCATCTGAAGATGCTCCTTAAACCAGTTTCTAAGCCCCGGTGTGACCTCCGTAAGATTCCTACCATTAGAATCTACCTTAAACACTTGACCACGCCTTAAATCGACCCAAAAATGCCCAAACTCGCAACTGATCATATCCCGACTCTGGGTCCCGGAATATCCTAACGTCGTATTATTATACTCGATACCACGGGAGGCGAAAAGACCACCTGTCCCTAGCTCGCTATTCTCCGGGGATATTCTCTCCGCCAACACGTCTATGGCGTTATAAAGCCCTACCTGATTCTCGAAGCGAGCCAGTATCTGATCCGACTCTATCCCTTTCATGCTTATAAGTTTCCCGAAAGAGGTCTTGAACTCATGGTAATCCATAGGCTTGTACGACAGCCAAGGATCGGTCATGCCATTCTCCGACACGTCGGCGGTGCTCCATATGACGCCGTTGGGTCTTTGGTAAGCGCAGTCCCAAAAATTGCTATCATACGTCTCTGGTAATGACCTTCCGCCTAGCGTAAAACGATTCTTATACACAGGACTTATCTTAAACACATTATCCCTTGATATAGGGACATTACGCTCCTGAGTCCATGATATATAATCCCCTACCTCCGGATAAAACCCCTCGTAAGGCTCAGGCCCGGCTATACGGAAATTGCAATTGATCTCAGACTCCACAAGAAACTGAGGTATGCCATAGAAGTATAGGAAGAAACGACCGCCAAGATACATATCTCCGGTCTTGCAAACCATCTCATAAGCGCTCTTCCGGCTAGGGAAAGAGTATAGCGATCCGGTATCCGTATCGGTCTTATTAAGATAATCCTCCCCGGTATCGTAATTGACGAAATAACGGGGATACCCGATGTTTCGATAATCGTAATAAGGGAATGGTATCATGTCCCCCTGACCGAACTGAGTCAAGTAAAACATAGGCATCTTCCTCTTAAGTGAGAATCTTGATATAAATACATCACCTCCAAAAACAGGTTTACGCTTATTCTCATCCATCAACCCGCAACCGCCTAACGATACCCACCTGATATCCTCTATCTGCCCGTATTGAGCCGGAGAATATTTCTTTATCCTCATATAAGGACAGGATACGAAAGATTCACGTGTCATAAAATGAGGCGTCATACCAGCCACCTCATCGTTACGAATATTACACTCATCCTGAATACGACTGGTATCGTAACTTGAAACCAACTCCGGATATTCAAGCATATACTTATCCATACCAAATGACATGAACAACGAATGCTCACGATCGAGGTTGTTTATGATAATAGGCTTACCACCTACGGTTCCCCCTTGTGACGAGATGTCTGTAACCGGATACAACCCGCTCTTGATATATTTGGCCGTTGACAATCCACGTAGCTCCGACGCCCCTATTTTTTGGTAAAATAAATTATAATGAGCGACAGAAGTATAATAATAAGCATAGTTCCGTCTAGGTCCCCTATCTATCAATGCCGTTAACCACTGATACCTGTACTTGCCTATATCCACCACGGACTGGGCTGTGGCCTTGGCGATACCCGTAGCCAGACGGATAGCCGTCAGCGCTATGCCGACAGGGTTGGCTAAAAAGAACACGCCTCCACCGACATATTGCTGTGAAGCCGACTGATATGTATACTCAGCTATAGCGGATATTAAATTAGCCATAGCCTCCACCGTAGCCAATGACGTTGCCATACTGTAAGCCTTGCTCCCTAATATCGTCCATTTAGGGTGATCCTCCACCTCCCTGAATATACCGGAGGATTTACCTAATTGATAACCATCAACAAGGCACTCGGTGGGAGCGTCAGGCTTGTTAAAGGCAATATCAGGGCTTAAGAATGAATACCAAATATTACCCCTCCTGTTAAACGGATGCGTTATAAATTTCTCACGATTAATATCCTTATAGATATACATATCATCAGACAAATCGTTGTAAGGGTAATTAGGATAAAGGTTAGCCGATCCGTCTGGATCATCGTACTTAAACATATCATAAGCCAGACCGGTCCCGATAACGCTCTTATCCAACGTCCTATCGCCCCTATACAACTCATATCCTATTATAGAATCTCTTCTAGCCTTATCTATAAGACCGTTCTCTACCGCTATATCCAGAAACTCATTAACGATATCGTCATCAAGCATCACCCCCATAGGATAAATATAGGAGTCAACTCCATATTGACCGGTCAGTTGAGACGGATTACCCATGAAAGGAGCGACAGAGTTATCCGGAAACTTGTAATGACGTATAGGTCTCTGACAAAACGTGGTTGACGTATTGGGATACTCAGCGTTACCCCCATTACCGGTGAAATAAGACTTACCCCCAACTGATTTAGGAGACCCATAGTATTTCGTCAAAGAATCTATTATGTCCTTCCTCTTTGATCCTCCCGATGATATCCCGATCTTACTTGAATCATACAACTCAAAATTAGCCGGATACTTATTGGTAGACTCCCAATATCCGAAATTACCGTACTGATATGGTCTGGGAGCGCAGTCAGCGGGTTTATCCCCACATGAGATACATTTCGCCTCATAGGTAACGAATCTCCTTAATTTCAATTCTTTTGTGAAGAAGAATACGTATTTCACCTCCAGTGGCCGAATGCCAAAACAGAACGGGGCGGGGAAGATGGCGGTGCCGGCCGTATAGAATCCGGCAAGCTCCTTCATGTCCTGCCTCATGGCGAAACCGGTGAAGAACACGCATACCGCAGGCTCGATGCAAACATATATCTTATGGAAAGTAGTCTTGTCATCATTCCAGAACAAGTACTTTGGCATCATAAATATCTTATGACCCACGTAATTCACTATAACACCTTTCTTGGCATCATTAGCCAAAGGATTAGGAGCCACGGTACCTTCCTTGTCCGAGAAAAACGTTATACGAACCTTATTGTATGATGATGAGTCGCCGATCGGATAATTATAGTTACCCATCATCTCTATATACATAATACCGTTATCAGGATCGGATAAACCACTTATGTATTTCTCGTAATCCAACTCCACCCATCTGGCGTATGAGGATACATGTGGATAGAACTTGAAATAAGTCAAGTTGCTTCTACCGAACCAATTGGTCTTGGCGTCAATATCATTCTGCATAGACACACGACCTTCCCAGTCAGTAGTTATACCGGTATTAAACTTAGAATTATCACCATCGCCAAAAAGACACATGGCGTTCTCGATACCAAACTGACTCTCATATTGGGGGAAATAAGCCTCCATCGTATCCATTAACTGATCAAGCATCGTCTCCGTATGCTTCTTTCCTTCCCATCCGTGATATTGATACAAATATGTGCACTTACCCAATGACCTACCCCCCTGGAATGTAGGAAGTTGAACATCGTTAATAGTAGGATTCACGTGAGGATCACCTACCGAACACCCATTAGTACATATACCCTCATCATATAACTGCCGGACATTAGACATATCCTGACACAAGACCAAGGCGGAGGAGTCTATATCAGACGGGAATTTATCCTCATCCTGACCATCCAGCCATTCCTGAACCAGATCTATGATATTCTTACCTCCACTGGAATAATTATCGAAATCACACAATACAGAGAACTTCCTTTGTGACTCGGCATTACTTTGTATTAAGGTGGTAGGCTCAGTCTCCGTATAATCACTAGCCAGCTTATACGTAAAATCAATCCTAGAATCCACCAAAGAGTTTTTATCCAATATAGTCCTGGTCTCTATCCTCTCGATATCATCACATCCACTAGGGAAATCGGGAGCCTTTATACCGTCTTGATCCTCTGGCAATGATATAGCAGCGCATAACTCGTCAGTAATACCTACATTAGATTCTATGATATCACACAAGTTCTCTATATTATCAGCGATATAATCAATAGCATCATCTACCGTAACATCTTCCCCCATCGTGTTGATAACGAATTGGGTCTCTCCTACCGTGGCATATTCCTGCTCTACATATCTGAGTTGCTTAACATCTAGCTGATTCTTGCATTCTCCCCCAAAATCATCAAATCCCCAAGACGGGTCGTTTATGATCTTTGCCGTATTCTTAAACTGCCAAAGATAACGGCGGCTGTTCCCGGCGCACTGCGGGTTGTTCTCCAATACCGAAGCCGCTGATAGGTCTTCAGAGTTGCCGTCCTCATCAACGATAACCTCCATCTCCTCCCTTGTGGCCGGACGAGGGATAAGCGGGAATCTAGCTGTCCTGTATCCCGTATTGGTAAAGAATCTTATACCCAACGGATATACCTCGTCACGCATGAAAGAGGCGTATTTAGAGCAAGCCACACCGTCTTTATATAGATTCTCCGTGGCTATCGATGTCTGCCATTTAACGAAATGACCCAAAAAATTAACGACCGGTTGAAGATTCCATTCATTCTCCACGGTCAAGCCGTATTGAAGAAGACGATTCCCGACAGACGTCATGCCTCTGGCTGTCTTATATACCGGTATTTCCTTGGATAACTTCTCCATGGTCGTACGCTCGCTATACTGATCCGTAAGGTAATAGATGGTCCTTTCCGTTATCGGATGTATACCTTCTATGAAATACTCAAGAACCGGGCTTTGCTCACCATTAAACCCAACCGTATTCTGTATAACGCCTATCTTATAATGAGATACCTGCTTATCTATATTAGACACGGTAAGGCGGATACCCATGTTGGTTGACTTACCCCATAAACCATCGCGGATAACCATATCTTGACGATCGAATAACATGATTGGGTTGGTCAATGAGCAATATCCGGTCTTCTCAATCCCGAACTCATCGCACAACGCCACGCAGAACTGGTAGGTCCCGGCACGCAGGCTTCCCCCGAACTCCACGACCTCAGGCTCCACGCACGGGGCCGTCAGCAACGGGAACACCAGCAGCTTCTCGCAGGCCAGCCTACACCTCTCTATTGGCTTGTCATCCCCACATGTCTTATACCCATGGTAATGATACCAAAAGTCACCATCATCATCCGGATTAAGAGCCTTATCGACCATAACATATCGCTGGGGATTATATCCATCGGTCCAGTATATCACCTTCCCACATTTCTCATCCTTGATCTCTATATCGAAAATCGGGTGATGAATGGAGAAGTTAAGACAAGGGTCATCGGTCCCATCCTCTATCAACACCTCCATCAAATCACATATCTCATCGAAACGACCATCCGACTCCTCAAGTCTCTCGCCAAGGATACGATGAATATCTTTCCCTGATCCTGCTAATTGATCCTCTACGGTCTTGACATAATCCAATGACCTCATGAACGTGATCTTAGAGGTATTGTTATCAGGATTCACGAGAAAAAAATAAGTATTATCACCAGCTATATCATTCTTATACCCAATAACCTTATAGCCATCGAATCGCTTGCATAAAAGGGTGCTAGGCTCGTTCTGAATCTTAATCTGACTCCCATCGTCACCCTCTATGGTAGCGTTCAAGGCGAAACTGTACTCAGACGGGGATAGGTCCTGTGGATGCTTATCCCTGTTCATCCCGGAATCGGGAACCGCTATGTTAGAGTTATTTTGCACGATCTTATCTTTTTCGCAAATATAATAAATCCGCCAGATAATCACTTATGTGGCGGATTCTAACAAACCGTACGTATTATGCAAAACATTCAAATCGCACAAAAATAGAAAATCCTTCTGACTCTCACAAGCCAGAAGGAAAATCTAAACACTTTGCAACGTTTACCTCTAATGAAAATACAAAAACATAATAATTATGGATTTTTTCCCATGTAGCTTGATTGCTTATCGGCGTCCTCTACGGATATGTAGAAGAACCCGTTAGTCACGTATCTCTCATTGACATCCACAAAATCGGTAGATCCTTTGTCTATTCCTCTCTTCGATCCCTCGTCGCACACGGCCACCAGACTATTGAAATCATTGGAATAACCAACGACAACGCCATGTATGTCACGATTCCGAGGATCGAAAACATATCTCATCTTACATCTGTCATAAGCCAATTCCAGAGGACTTTTGTTTATCTTACCATCAAACCCTATACCTGTGGTCAAGGCGATAATACTTCTTGATATATCGCTCATAGTAGTATCTTTTACCGGCACCTTAGGCATAGAAACGCCTTCCATGACAAAATCTAATGCCTTATCTAAAAGCTCGTCGAAATCATCATCCCGAACATAATCCTTGAACACCTCCAATATATACAACCGGACATGGAGTTCGTTATTGACATCATTTAATGCGATCATAATGCTAGTTTTCGGCAAAGCTAGATTATTCCTATACAATAGAAGATCAAATATGTCATAAGTAAAGGACTAAAAAATAAAAAAACTCTCCTATCCTCACGGACAAGAGAGCCGATGTGTTTATATTATGAAGAAAAATCTACTCGCCAATCCTTACAATGCAGTCACGAGACTCCTTGTTGTAGATCATCGTGCCTACCTTAGAATACAAGGTCTTTATATTTTGCCAATTATCCTCACCATGGGCAGATACGTTGGTAGGGGCATCACCGGTATAAACCTCCTCGCCTCCGATATTGACAAAATCATATCCACGTTTCTCCATAGAACCGCCCTTATATGCCGTGAATTTGATAGTGATATTACCTTTCTCACGACCACCATACCAGTTACCGTATATACTGCATCTGATCTCAAGAGGTAATTTATCATAATTATCACCATCCAACAACGGTCCCATCTGGATCAAAGCTGCCTCATTACCCGATTCCATGTTATCACCACCATGGATGAGATAATCACCTACCCGTTCCTGCGTGGTCTGGTACTGTTTACTCCAACCAACCAGCTTGCCGTCAACATCCGGGAGGCCGGTGTTATCGAAACCGGTAGCCGTGTCAAAGTCAATGCCGTCCTCGTCAGCCCAGATATACCTAAGAACAAGGTAATCGAACTCCGGGATGATCACCACCGGGACGGACTCCTGCCTGCACACGAACGTCTTCTCCTCCTTGGTTCCCTCTTTTATAACCTTGTACGTAGCCTGACGTATCTCTCCAGTCTCATTAATATCAGCTGTAACCTTAACCTCAGCAGGGCCAGTACCACTTGTCTTATCTAAATGTATCCAATCATTTTTCTTTGCCATATTATCTTTTTTTCTTTTTAAAAAACGTATATTCGCGTCATAATCGCGGGGTGGAGAAGAGGTATCTCATTAGGCTCATAACCTAAAGATCGAGGGTTCGATTCCCTCCCCCGCAACTAAATAAATTTGATATACTTATCAAAAGCATTAGACCACATCCGCTCATAAGACAACATCCTTCTCCTATTATCCTCAGCCAACTCCCGATAATCATTTAACGTGATCATCGACATCTTAAGCTCCTTCATAGCCCTAGCGAACTTACCCGGCTCCTGCTGAGCATATAATTTATAAGCATCACCAGCGCCTTGTATCAAGCCATTCACGGCGGCATTCTCGAAGATCTTCATCTTGATATACGTCTCAACATAATCCTCAAGATAACCTAACGCCGTTTCTGGTATATACGGAAGACCGTCATCGTCCTTAGGCGTAGCACGATATATGATATAAATAAATCCATCAAACCCGGTATACATAGTATTGCCGGATATAGTTATATCATAATTATCCCAATCATACTTATCCCGATACTTGTCAGCGGCGCAATCACGCCTCAACCCACGACCTATCGATAATCTTACAGGATGATGGTAATGGAAGCGAACCTCATGAGACCCGATATATATCTTCTCCGTGATCGTCTTCTCAAACTCCTCCTTACAGCACTCGGTGCAGGAGTTCCAACGGAAACCGCGCTCGGTGCGCTCGACCCAGCCGATCTCGTGTTGGAGGTCAGCCTTAGCCTTATCGCCCCCCGGAATCTCACAGACAAGAGGCTCACACCTATAGGCGTCAAGCATGTCGAAGAAATCGGAAGGTAATACCGCCTGTTTGTTGCTGGTCTTGACAATCGCCTCGGACATGACGGCTATAACACCCCCAAACCTTTTTAAAGCGATCTCAGCCCACCTATAAACAGATGAGGTATCTATAGCCCCGCTATCATCGTATTTATGTAAATCGGCCTTGATCTCGGCCAATAGCCCTTTTATAGTCATATTTAAGTCTTTTGCACAAAGATATGTATTTGAATCCGTGATACAAAAAAAATCCAGTCTACCCTCACGGGCTAACTGGATCACAAAAACTTCTACAGCTTATAAACCCATTTAACTCCAAATACATTACTCTCCGACTCAACCTCCCGATACAAGAACTTATATCTCCTACCTGATTCCATAGCCAACCTACATTCCTTATTCAAGGCCGGAGAGATATATAGATGAAAATACTTATTCCTAGGCATAAAATCCATACACGTATGGACGTAAGAATATCCACCCGTCCCACGCCTATTAATAGTACCGGTAAGTTTATTCAGATATATCTTGCGGTTAGGATTAATCTTATGACATAGATAACCGATGTTGTTTATATAAACCCCTCCCTCATCCTCCAGATACCTATCACGTATGACTTTCCAGATCAACGACTGGCACTCAAGGATATCATTCTTATCCACGATCGTATGCTTCCTCCTTTTCCCGTTCTTAGACATAATAGATCTATAGAATCGAAGAAAGTATTGATCAAGTATTTTAAATGACTTTGTTTTCATATCACAAATATAACAATTTCATCCTAATACAAGAAATTTATACACAAAAATACACCGCCTGCACCAAGGACGAGGCAAATAGGATAGCCGACAATAACCTACAATCCGATGGTATCTCTTACGCTAATGGCTTAGCGCAGGCGGATAGATGCGATTGCCTCGAAACATGGAGCGCTTACGCTAGCGGAAGTTTTAATGGACAATGCTTAAGTATATCCGTAAGCTATGATAATCCATGTGGTAAATCTAAAACAGCATCATTTGATGTGTATTATACTAGATCTGAACCATCTGGAGATGTAGAATATTTCTCTACCACTAAAACAGTCACCATACCATCCGGATCGGGAACGATATCAGGCGGAAGTGATTGTGTTAGCAATGCTACAAGCATGTATGTATCTAATCCAAGTCAAGGTGGAGGCTGTTAAAAACAAAAAGGAGAGGTTGATTATCCTCTCCTTTTTATATAAACCTAAGATCTTTTCTCTTAGTATGATTTAATATCCTACTAATATGTCTGGTACTTAATCCCGTTCTTTCCTTTATCTTATCATAGATATAACCCTTGGATACGTAAGCCGACATATCTCCCAGATCTTTTATAATCTTGTCATACATATCATGCACCTCATTATATCTTATGATTGAGCTATCCCTCATCCCTCTTTCACCTATACCATCAACTATGGCATCATTGAAACCGAAGAAATTAATTATTGATCTTATTATATCCATTATCACTGAATCTTTTGAGTTTTCTTGTTAATATCCATATCCGGATTCTCGTCCGTAGGAATCTGCAATTTGGTTATCGTCTCTCTTAACGTCTCTGAGACAACATATTCTAGTAGCTTGTCAGGACATATGAAATCATAATCCCATTGAGATGTACATGGCTTATCTTTTTCAGCTCCACATCCCCCTAGCTCTAACGCCGCTTTTCTGTCGAGAGTTATAAGATCAACATTTATAGCCTCTATGTTAATATCTGGTATATAGATATATCCATCATTGACATAATAATAGTATTGATCTATATTCCCGTATTTACGTTCCTTGTTGTTAGCGTATTTTCTTAACGATATGGAGGTAAATATAATATCATCCATGATGTTTGATACTTTGATGATAGCCGGACCTATACGGGTATATATCATATCGGGCAATCTTTTCTTGGATCTCATAAGTATCCTGCATAGTTTAAACTCATCAAAACAACAATCAATTTTCCGAACCCTCTCCATCTCCATGCAATTGATATGAGTATACAGTGATTCCTCGCCGAACAAGGTTCCATCAGCATACTTCTGGGCTATATATGATCTTGCCTTTTGTCTTCCTATGGATAATATCCATCTCCTACTGACATGAGCGTCCTTATTGATGGAGTTCATATCATTTATGATTCTAGATACAAATTCTGAATTTTTCATATGCTAAATACTGAGGAGGGGATATACCCCTCCGGTTATTACTTCTTTTTCTTAACCTTGCCTCCACATTTCAGTTGAGGTTTCTTTTTCTCGGAGACCTTGCCTCCATTAGCCATTTTCTTTTTCTTATTGCAAGCCATAACTTAATGTATTAATATTAACGATACAATATTAATGATTTTAATTAATAGATAAACAATACGCATTGAATAAGCTAAATTCACATCAAGTCAGACGGTATCTCTTACGCTAATGGCTTGGCGCAGGCCGATAGATGCGATTGTCCACAAAATTGGAGTGCCAACGTGGTAGACTACAGTGAAAGCGGAAGTTGTATTAACTTTACTGTGGAATACAGTAATCCGTGTAGTTCCGGCAAAACCATAACAGTGACAGGAGGAGCGGAAGCGAATACCTCCACGGGTATGGAGATGACCACTAGTACTACGGTTACGATAGGTACTGGTAGTGGATCTACTAGTGGTAGAATGTGTTTTCAAGCGGCCATAAGACCAGGAACGGCGCATGCGGCTTGTACCACAGGTGGACAATGCTGATAATGTATATACAATAAAAAGGAGAGGTTAGTTAGCCTCTCCTTTTTATTATATATCAGACTCTTAACATTGACCACCAGCTCTTCCACTTATATTGATAGAATTACATGGATATCCACGATCAAAAGATATCGTGGCCTTTTTAGTGCCTGATCCAGTAGGTATAGTTACTGTCGTACTCCCGATAGTAGTCCCTGAGCTTGAGGCTGTTACCGTCAAACTCTTCTGCGTAGTACATTCATTACTATACGTAATCTCGACCTCTACTCTTAGCGCTGAAGTACCCGAAGGAGCGCCATTGCAAGGATCACCATCGGCATAAGCGTTGGCTGACCAATTCTTCGTTGGCTCCACGCAATCGCATCTATCGGCCTGCGCCAAGCCATTAGCGTAAGAGATACCATCGGATTGTAGGTTATTGTCGGCTATCCTATTTGCCTCGTCCTTGGTGCAGGCGGTGTATTTACCAGCGATTTGCTTATAACTGATAGTCTTAGGAGTACAGTTGCTAGGACAGTTCGTAGCCTTGACATTTCCCCATCGGTCATCATTGCCAACCTTAGAAGGGCATGTCTTAGCATTAACAAGAATCTGAAGAGCCTCCTTAGCGCTAGAATAAGCATCATAAGCGGCACTAGAAGCAGCTTGAGTCGTACTCCTGCAATATTCTCCGGCAGAAACAACCTTCATAGGGCTACTAGGAGCGCATACATCACCACATTCGCCCGAACATCCCTTACATACCTCATTGGTATAGATAGTGTAGTCATGTGGATTACAACAATGCTCACCGCCATTCTGCCAATATCCCGTAGGATCACACTCGCTAGAATAATGCTCCTCGCTATTACCATTATTACACCTGCTATTATCCATATGGTATGTATTATCACATCCGCATCCACAAGATCTTGAATCGGACTCAACCAACTCATCTTGACCTGAGGCTGAAGAACAAGGATTGGTCTGATTCCTACTCCTACGATAATCGCATCCACTACAATAATAATTCCAATCATCATAAGATGGGGTATCATCGTCATCGGCGCAATCACCATTCTTGTTAGCGTAAGCCTGAGCGGCGGTCTTAGTCGCCGTATCATTCTTGAAAGCGTTTTGAACCTTGCTGTCGGCATCCGCCTGAGATACGGTAGATGTCAACGCTGACAATCCTAAGGCACTATAAGGAACGGATAGAGCGACACCATGTTTACATGTACCACAATTATCCTTATAGAACGTAGCGCTTCCAGTACCGGTCCACACACAAGTGCCATGCTGGTTAGCGTAATCCTGTCCTCTCTGGTCTAGGATCTGCTCTGCCTTGCTCCTGGCATCAGCCAAAGAAACCTTGCTGGTGATAGGCGTACCGCCGTTGGCTTGCGTAGAGGTCACCGTTATTCTCTGACCAACCCCGCTTCCGGCGCAATTGTTCTTATAGAAGTCACGGCTTGCCACGTAAGTCCAAGTACATCCACCGTTCTTATTGGCGTAGTTCTGTCCATCGGCTCCACGAACAGCATTCTCGGCCTTCTTATTAGCGTCAGCCAAAGATATGTTGGAGGTATACGGATGTCCCGGCAGCCTGTCGCTACTTACGGATACCATGTCGCCTACGCCGCCATCAGCGCAATTGTTCTTCTGGACCTGACCGGTATAGCTTCCTGTCCAAGTACAAGTACCCTTCGAGTTGGCCACGGCCTGACCCTGAGAGTTCACGGCGGCCAATGCCTTGGCGTTAGCGTCAGCTTGGGATACACATGACTTAAACTTACCATCAGAGCTAGGACTTGGATCCGTAACATCATTCTGAGTTACGGTAACAGAGCTTCCAACTCCACCATCCGCACATTGACGGGTAAAGGCCTTGGATGCCGTACCAAACCAGAAACATGTATTATTACCACCAGCTATATACCGCTCTTGATTATCAGGATCAGTATAACAGGTATTGGTGTTACGTTGATGTAATTGAGAGATACAGTCCTTACATACGGTCTCTATAGTCTCCCATACCGGTTGCTCGGTCTTCGTATGGCACGTATCATCATAGTTCTTGTTGACGAACGCCTGACCCATTCTGTCGATATAGGCCTTAGCCAAAGCGTCTGCCTCTTCCTGAGAACGGGTTGAGGTAAAGAACTGACCCATAAGATCCGGGGTTACGGTGATAGGATCTGCATACTGACAAGTAGGACACTTAGGAGTGAACTCCTTGCTATAATTACCTACATATATCTTCAGTTCGTCGCAAGTACCACGATCGTTGGCTATAGCCTGACCTTGCGCCTTGACAGCGGCCTTGGCAAGCTCATCGGCGGCGAACTGGCTCTCGTATGAGTAGAACGGACCTCCGGTCACGTCAGCCTCAGTAACGGTAACTGAAGACGGGATAAGACCAGACGGACAATTATTCTTCTCAAACACCTCGCTATAATGACCGGTGTACTTAGGAGCCTCATGGCAAGTACCACGCTCATCGGCGATCTTCTGACCTTGATTCATGACAGCGGCCATAGCGACTAAGTTAGCCTCATCCTGTGATACACAAGACTGGAACGGATGACCTTCCACCATATCTTGTGTCACGGTGAACGGATTTCCTACCTGATTAGCGCCACAATTGCTCTTCGTGAACTCGAAGCTAGCCTTGCCGGTATACATAGTGGCGTTAGAGCAAGTACCCTTGGTGTTAGCCAAAGCCTGTCCTTGAGCCTGTACGGCGGTCATAGCCATAGCGTCAGCTGCGGTCTGGGAGTCGTTAGACTGGAATGGGTGTCCTTCTACCATATCTTGGGTAATCGTCACCTTAGATCCGATCTTACACTCACCACAGTTGTTTCTCGTGAATTCCAAGGAAGCACGGCCGGTGTACGTACAAAGGGCGTGGATATTGGCAAGAGCCTGTCCTTGGGCGTCAACGGCGGCCTTGGCCTTGTTGTTGGCATCCTCCTGTGATACGGTAGACGTGAACGGATAACCGTCAACCATCCTATCATTTACCGTATAAGTACCACCAGTGCCAGCACCACAATTGTTACGGGTAAACGTACGTGTATAAGTACCGGTATATACAGGCACCTTCTCGCACTTACCTTTCACGTTAGCCACATCCTGACCTTGAGCCTCGACGGCGGCCTTAGCCTTATTGTTGGCGTCTTCCTGAGATACGGTAGACCTGAAATCTCCTGTCACCATAGTCTCATCCACGACAACCTTGGTGCCGTATTGGGTCTCATCACAGTTATTACGAGTAAACTCCTTATTATACCTACCGTAGTAGATCGTCTTCTCCTTACACTCACCTTCTAGGTTGGCTTGTTGCTGGGCGTTAGCCTCAAGATCGGCCTTAGCCTTATTATCAGCATCCTCCTGAGAGATAATAGAGAAGTACTTACCGGCCGCAACGACATAAGTATAAGGTTGACCAGTATGGAACTCGTCGCAATTATTTCTCGTAACTGTCTTCTCCATCCTTACGTTATAGTAGACGTTAGTCTGACAGTCGCCACGCTCGTTGGTGATAGCCTGACCTTGCGCCTCGACAGCGTCCTGCGCCAGCTTGTTGGCGGCATCCTGCGATACCGTAGAAGTAAACGGATATCCAGAACACATCTTCTCGTCCACGGTGAAGTCAACAGGAGTAGAACCCTCAGGGCAGTTGGTTCTCTGGAATACCTTAGAGTACGATCCGGTAAATACCGGTATCTTCTCACAGTTACCCTTGATATTCGCTATATCCTGACCTTGAGCCTCGACAGCAGCCCTTGCTAGGCTATTAGCGTCTTCCTGAGACACGATGGATCTGAAGTCCCCTGTAACCATCGTCTCATCGACAACCACATCAGTACCGTATTGGGTGGAGTCACAATTGTTACGGGTAAAGGTCTTACTAAACTTACCATAATAGATATTCTCCTTAGGCTTACACTCACCCTCCAAATTGGCTTGTTGTTGACCGTTCTTCTCAATATCCTCAAGAGCCTTCCTATCGGCGTCCTCCTGAGAGATGGAAGATACGTACTTGCCCTCAGGAATGATATAAACATATTCCTGACCGTCACTGAACTTATCGCAATTATTACGTATAAACGTCTTTCTCTGCTCCTCGTTATACCAGATATCGGTTATACACTCACCATGCTCGTTGGCGTATTTCTGACCGTTCAGGGCTATATCCTCCATAGCCTTGGCGTCTGCGTCCTCCTGCGAGATAAACGACTTGTAAGTCCTTTCCTCGACCGTATACAACACCACCGATCCATGCTGGTTGGCCAGACAGTCGTCCTTGGTGAACGGCTGAACCATCTTGATATTATAATAAACGGGCTTGGCGTCCTGAGCTATCATATACTCCTTGACAATATTACCGTCCTTTGACGTTATACGGAACTTAGCCGTACAGATCTGACCGGTATAATTAGCCTTGTATACGATATTAAGCTTATTATCGCCTATCCCATGGCTCTTGTCGTTAATGGCAAAGCAATTACCCTCGACACAATTCTTATCTATTTCCCTTGCCATATTATCCTTCAGTTATTCTCCATGAAACATCATCTCCGGCCTCTACCCTCACGATTTGGGTATCACCATCCTTATTAAGCGTCAACCTTTGCGGATCCACGTTGAAGGGTGGTTCCGGTTCCGGCTCACTACCATCACCGCAAGTGCAACATACCAGCTCGATGTCATACTCGGTATTGGACTTGATATCGATAACAACCTGACCGTTCTCACTAGTTACGTTATCAAAGTCATGATCAAGTATGATATAAGGTATATCATTAGGCTGTTGATTGATATTAACAACCTTGCCATTCAAGACAAACATCTCGTGATGCTGTTCGTTATCCATATTCTTAGGCATAGCTATGACAAAGCTAGCCTCATACAAATCAGTAGCTCCGGGATCCTCAGGATCGGCATACACTATATATCTGCTATCCTCTTCCGGGACCTTCATGGATAAGCCGTTCACGTTCATGGAGACTATATAAGACTTGCTCACCGAGCCACCAAGGGTAAGACAGGAGGCCTTGACCGAGGCGGAGTTAAGCTTGGCGTTGATGACCGCCGTCCCGCCCTCCATATCGAACATGATACTGGTAGGATCCACGCTTACCCGCTCCATGCCCTTCTGGGTTATAGTAGCGAGCTTCGTAACCTTGCCTTTCTCGACCGCCACGTAAGTCTCCCTAGGCAACCTACCCATCCATCCCGGCTCTACCTTAATAGCGACCTTGTCTGGTCCGGTACCGGAAATCTTGTCGTAAGATACCCATGAGGAGCCTTGCTCGATCTTGGCAAGAATATCTTTTAAATTACTAGCCATATCACTCCGCTTGCGTTATAGTCCATTTATCACTCTTACCTACGATAATCTCCAGAATCTGCTCGCCACCCTCAGGAGGATACTCGAAGTTAGTAGGCTTAATCTCAAACACGCTGGCGCCACCACAACCAAGATCACAGATCATATCCGGCAACCATCCCTCCTCGAAAAACCGTTCTATAAGCTCCCTGACGGCCTCTGAAAAAGAGTCAAGCTCTAACCTGTCTACGGGAAGAGATCCCTTCTTGAGGGTCTCACCACATACCCAGCCGTCACACTCGGAAGCCAAGACCGTATCGTACACTCTTTTAGCCATAACATGAGGTATTTAAAATATTACTATTCAATGTAGTATATACGATATTAACATCAGTGAACTCATCACCCATGCAATATTTCTTCTTAAACTTAACGGACCTGCCAGAAACGACATATCCGTCATTAGGGACGATAGTACCACAATAGGTAACACTGAGCACGTTCAACGGCTCGTATCTTAATCTGACAGCTTGAACGCCCTTGAACGAGTCACGCTGGATGGACGCCGTGGCGCCAGATACGGCAACCAGCTTCCTTACCAGAGACTCGATTACGTTATTCATGCCATCACCGTTCCTGATATCTGCCTCAGGAAACGACTGGCCGTCATATATGATCTGGGAGCTGTAGATACTACATTCGTTCCCCGGTCTATATTCCGGCTTACATGGATTACAATTTCTCATATTATCAAATTAATTTATTGATCATTCTTCTTAACTCGGATATCTCCGCATCCCTATCCCGTATAGCCTTTATCATAGCGTTAAGGACATCAGACATATCACAATTAGGGGACAATCCCAGCGACTCCACACGAACCTTATCACCGGGATAAATACAATCGGTACTCATGTACGTAGAGCACGGTACTTTCGTGTCGTCTACAGTAGGTCTGTATTGTTTTTTATTGCAACCGTTCATTACCAAACCTCCTCTTCAGTCCCGCTATCCCCGCCGCTACCACCGGCGTTGACAAGCTCGTTTATAATCTTCTTCAAATCCAGAACCTCACGATGGTATAAATCTATCTGCTTATCCCTAGACGCTATAATACGCCTCAATGAGTCTATAACTACAGAGATATCAGTACCTTTCTCTATGCCATCCACCACCAACTCATCGCCTGAGTACAAGACGCATTTATCATACAAGGTTATAGGACATCCATAACCAACACAAGGTTCGTCCTGACAATCCCGATCACAAGGATCACAAGGGTCCTCGGGGCATTTGTTAAGAAACTTGTCTATCTTAACGCCATGACAACACTCTTCGGGACGTTCCCGTGAATGATCATGACAACAACCACCTGAATTACACATATGAATAATATTAATGTTTTTAGCAAAGATACAGATTTGGTTTGATTATAAGACAACAAGACGTATGAAACAATAAGAGGTAGAGACCATAAGCCTCTACCTCCAAAACACTAATCTAACATTATGGAAAACACAAACGCATTATCACCAATAACACTGATCTTCTTGATCGATATTCTCAATCCATTTCTCGCACTCAAGATTAAGATCAGCATACTCCTGCCCCTCTACCATCAAAACCTCACGGGCTTTGGCGTTGGCGTCCTCAACAGATATCCATGACCTAAACCTATTGGCTTTGATAGAGTAATATACTTTACCGGACTTATATCCGAAAGGACATACCTTCTCAAACCAATCGCCGATTACGGTATTATAATATACAGGAGCGCAAGTGCCCTCGGCGTTAGCCTTCTCCTGACCTTCTTTCATGAACTTTCTATAGGCTAACGTATCGGCGTCTATTTGGGAGATATCGGATATGACGGCTCCGGCTGGTAATTCATATACAATACCTTCCTTGCCTGATGTGCCAGCCTCGCAATCGTTCTTGTAAAACAAGCCACGAAGAGGCTGTGAGGCCCAGTCCTCGCAGCAAGCCCCGACGGAGTTGGCCTCTCCCTGCCCGATCCGTCCAAGTTCCACCCTAGCCTTATCATTGGCATCTTTCTTGGATACGTAAGAGACAAACCTGCCTTCCTCTATACATACCTGCTCCTTGGATCCCTTACCGCTTACGCAATTGTTCTTGATAAACTCATCGCATACCTGATCATTATACCATACAGCCGGTATTATGTCGGCATATGTATTGGCGTAGTCCTGACCGTTGGCTTTGATATCATCCTCAGCCTTGCCGTCAGCCTCCTCCTGCGTATCGCCAAAATAGACGTTGGCCGGAATCCGGTAGTCAACAGAGCCGCCCACATACCCGGCAGGCGGGTTATTTCTGGTGAACGTCCGAACTATTTCTTTATTACCGTATACCATTGTGATTCACTTTGTCACAAAGATACAATTTAAAATCAAATTACAAAGGAAGAGCCTTTTTGCTTCTCAAAACCTTATACAGATAATCCCTTAACTGCTCCTCGGTAGTTATATACCCAAATTCAATCATCTTAGCTATATCAATCTCTAGCTCCATCAACTCTTTAGCCTTGACCTCCTCGCCAACAGAGTTTCTTATCATAGCCTCATGAAGACCGTAAACTATTATATTCAAAGATCTAGCTAAATCCTGTATTTTATCTTTAAACCTTGACGAGTCCACTATTTTAGATAAAGCGGAAGACATTCTCCTATAAGCATCACCAGCCTTATCTCTGTAATCTATAAGTTGATCATGTACAAACTTCAAAACCTGAACCTCAAATCTAGGATTTATCCACATGGCGAATTTTATAAATAGCAAAGGATGCATCCATATCTTATCAGGTGTCTTGCCATGTTTTGTAACTCTACCTTTTACTTTTACAAATAACTGATTATCACCATTGTCCATTTTTGGACTATGGCTTTCATCATCCTTTAGAGCTTCTAAAAATTCTATGGTTTTAGGACTATCTATAAACACAGAAAACTTTCTTCTTATATTATCGGGATTATCATTCCATTGCTTAAGTAAACTATTGGCATCAAAATAACCATCACTAGTTCTTTGAAAAACGTTAAAATCGCCCATCTTTCTTGTTAAAACATTTACTGTCTTCATTTTTTAGTCTAATTTTGAGATTAATAATTAATTACTTTATGTCCGCTCCCTCGTGAGAGTCGGCGGACATACAAAAATAGCCAATCGGGATGATAAACACAAACCGATTGGCTATTTTTAATATCCTAAAATCAGGACATTAATTACCCATTGCAGATCTTATCCTCAATAGCGTAAAGGATTTTCGCTACGGTCTTATCGCCACTTACCTTCACGCAAGACTCACCAAGATCCCTGACATCTATAGCCTCCCTAATACGGGTAAGCTCGTCATATATCTCCTCTATCACGTCAGAGATCATAACGCACTCATCAGAGTCCTTATACTTTGACCACTCCGGAAGATCACCCTCATAAGGTACGCAAGTGGACGGAGTTATATGTGAACAATTATACTTTCTCATGCCAGCAACTTATTAACACGTTCCTTTAACGATCTTACCTCATCCGGACATAACCCGCAATCATTATCACATAATGACCTTTGCAGACGAATTATCCTACCCCAATAGGATATATCAGGCTTGTCACCGATCCTATACCTATGGTATCTCATATATCTACCCCATTGGCAGGACAGCCATTCGTCTACGGACTTACATAAATCCGTCCTATCAAGGTTTGATATGCTCTGCGCGCCCATTCAGAATCTCCTTTCTCATTTCCTGTACCTCCTCGTCAGGCGGGCATCCATACGGCAGGTTCTTGATCCATTCACGGATCTTTTTCTGCATATTAAGATAAGATACACCCACGCCATCACCCTTGGTACGAACTTGCTTATATATACTAACCACGTCACGTTCCATGGTCTGCAACGGATCTTGCATAACCATACAACCAGCGGTGCTTCTAGAAGCGTACTCCATATCGCTAACAGCGGTAGAAGAAGAATGATTCATCATACTTCTCTCAATCCTTTCTCTCTCGGCCCTTAACGCCTTTTCCTTACAAGTATTACAACCCACGACTAAATATTTTTATGTTTAACAATCCACGCAATTGGTAGCCATCTCAAGAAGCTCTCCGACACGATCAATAATCTCATGGGCGGCCCTTATGTTATCCAACCTGACATTCGCCTCGGCTACGGCCATAAGTGTCTCCATCTCCTGTATCTTGTCTATAAGACCCTTATCCTTGTCCTCGCATAAGACATCAGTCTTGATCCATAGCCGGTCGAGACGTCTGCGTATAAGATCCGTCTTAAGATACTTGCGACTGAAATTGTAAGTGGAAGGGCTACCTATGATCTTAATATCATATATACCGTCTGGAAGATCAAGATACTTAACATTGCAATCATCATAATTAAAACAATTGAGACCTAGCGTTAGGCTGGTAAAGGTATTGACCTGATTCTTGCCAAGAAACAACGTAACGGGGTCGGACATACCCGGCGTAGTGATCTCGATGATCGCCTTCCTATCCTCCAGCAGCCCCCACTCGGACTCATCCAGTACCTGCAATACCTTTGGATCACGTGTCTCTATCACCTGAAATGACAGCCGAATATCATTCATATTAACCTTCTTGTCGTACCGGCACAAGCTATCGTCATAACGAGCCTGCATATCAAGATCAGGGACATCGGTATAATATGTCTTGACCTCATGCCCGTTGATAAATACCGATGTTATCTGGCAAACATGAGACCTAGCGACATCAAAAAACACCATCCTTACATTACCCTCATAATCAACGCCCGATGTCGGGTATGTCAATATCTGGGTATTATACTCACCATCGTTACGTCTAGCCACGACAGTAATAACGATAGGTTTCTCTATATCATAATCATCCATGATAATTCTAGCGGCGAACTTATCATGAATTATCTTCGGTATGATATTTATCTGGTTCATATTAATATCTTTTTCACAAAGATACTAATTTGAACAATATAACAAATGAAGCTACAAGATAAGAGCTGCAAGTAGATCTTCCTCACTAAGAAGAATACCTCCATTAATAGCCATAAACATGGCTAGATAAAGATAAAGAGGCTTAAGATCATAGGTGAGCATCCTACTTCTAAGAGCCACAATAAACCTATTAAGGTCGGTATTATCTCCAGCTACCGACATATAACTTTTAAAAAGAAAAGTACTGTATATAGGATCGGATATAGATAAACCAACATTATTATAAGATATATCACATACCTCTACCCACAATCTAATAGACTTAATAATCAAATCCTTTATAATTGACTTATTTAGCATACATCCAAATCTTACCAAAGCCACGATGTCACCCCACTTCTGACCAGAAACATCCCTTACGACATACATGGATCCGTTTAACGGGTCTTTCACAATAGATGATAAAACATTATTACATCCAATAGAATCGGATAACTCTTGAATGTTAAACATATCGTTATCATGATTAAAGATAACAGATATATCGCCACCTCTTACGACGCTTAAATTATCCATCACGAATCCTCCATAAAAGAACAAACATCAAAACAATCATCAAAAGAGCAGAAATCAGGAACATATCCCTTCTTCCCGTTCTCTATATCAGAAGCAGCCCTATCAGCAAAAGCCCTTAACTCCAATAAGCTTACACTTAAAAACTCTAATGCCGATTTCAGATACTTATACAAGGATGAGGTCTTCATTTCTTTAAATCCCTCATGATCCAGGCGTTTGTTGAATTTACTGAAAAGAGTCTTATCATTTCTCCCATCAGCCCTGTTGCCATTATTCTTAAGCTTACCGTTTGACTTAACAATATTCCTTATACTATTGATTGATTTCGTACCAATAATATTCACCATAATCATAACCTTATGATCAACAGCCGCCTTTCTAGCCTTGTTAGCTCTCTCCTTAGAACTTACTGGAGAAATATCTTCACCACCTCCAATATATCTAAATTTAGCCTTGCTTACGAAACATGATGGATATATCTTACGCATATTCCATTTGTAATTATAATCACCAATGGATCTCATGATTGACAACTCGTTGTCAATAACTAATGATACCATGCTGTAAGCCTTCTCAAAACACTTAAACGAACCAACATGCTCATAAATAAACCGATATGTCATACCCAGCTTAAAATCATTATCCGATATCCTGTTAAACGCAATAGCCCTATCAAAGTTGATGATAATAGCCATGATAATCTTAAGCCTAAAATAAGGAGGTATATAGATGTTGTTAGGATCAATATCCCTTGGATTAGCCGTGGTATAATCAGCACCGGCGAAAGTATCTCTACGCTTCTTGAAATTACGTGGATATATAGGCTGACCTTTAGACAGCTTAATACAAGAGCGTCCCTCAACTATCTGCTTCTTCTCAGCCTCAGTATATACAGGAAATTCTTTTATCATAGAAGAACATTTCCTCATGTAATTCAAGTCAAACTTCATATCACCATTATCTTAACCACTTCAAATATACGAAAAAGATATGATTCTTGGAAGTAAAAACGTGGCTAATTTTACTACATATCAATGATATTATATCAATAATACGATAAGTACCTGAAACACAGTTGTTCATTTTGTGACATGTGTATTAAGAAGCTTCGCTACCCTCTCTAGGAAAATCCATTATAAACTATTCTTACCTTTAATAACCACCTATTGTTAATTAATAACTTGACTAATGAATTGATATTAGCTAACGCATTTTATTATTCAAAGTAGATAACTAAAAATCATTAACTTAAAAACCAGTAGTATGTATGTAAATAAAGATCTCAATAATACCACCAAAAATGCTTTATGTTTAAATTATCTGCATACTTATCACATCTTCTTGTTCGATCTTATTCGCATAATTACTACCTATGTTAAATGTTAATGAATTTATATACTTACTTCTTTTCTGCGCTAAAGCGTGAAGTGCCAAAGGGAATCGGCAGGGTGGATCGTGAGTCGCTCCGCTCCTGGCCGGCCATGGAAGGCAACCACCAGCCCCACGCCATGACGCCGCCACCTTGTTCATTGGCTTCCAACAAGAGTCACCTAAAAACAATACTTGTCTATACAATTATCTCTACGGTTCCAGAAGTTAAATAAGAACTATTTGGCTTTAAGGAAAGTTGTTAGTTAAAAAGATGGTCGATTAAGTCATCTGGTCAAATAAAATCCTTATATTTGCGATACGGTCGGTTGGATGAGTTGGTTTAGTCGGTGGTCTGCAAAACCATATACCTCGGTTCGAATCCGGGACTGACCTCATATTTGCAATTCTTTTCTGGTGTGATAACCAATAGGTGTATGGGGTTTCTTGTACACCTATTATTTTATCAATCCGAATCTTTTCAACAACACGAATAATACAACCAATATACCTAAGATCGACATAAAGATGATAGCCATCGGCCACCTTGATTCCTCCTTATCGTCTATATCCTTATGCTTGATGTCTGTCTTCTTATCAATATCCTCAATACCGGAGATCGTCTTATCAACGCCAAGGGAATCGGTCGTCACCGTGCTATCCCGCCGGCCGATGACGATATGAGCGTCCGTCTGGGAGGACACGGGTCGCTCCCCAGTGGATGGATCCACCTCCTTCGTAGTATCGAATTTCCTCTCAGTTATGACAATATCAGCATTAAGATCAGATGTCCTGATCTCTACGATCTTCCGGTCCATGACCTCATCTATCATCGTCTCTATCCTGCTTATCAAACGATTATCTATAGACGTGTCGCTAACCTGCCTCCTGCTTCCACAAGAGGACAGGAATAGCGACAGACCTAAACAAACAATCGCCCTAAGACTTATCCTTAACCTCATCATCGGCAATTCTCCTTATATCGTCAAACGTCTCATCAGGTATGTTCTTGGAGAAGCTAAACATCTTGAACACGTTTATTCTCTTGAACACAGCCTTGAATACCTTCACCAAATAAGCGTCAGAGAAAGCATCCCCTATCGTATTCAAGAAAAGCATCACATATCCAACAAGGGCTATATACACCCCATATTTAGTAACGGTAAGTATCATGCCAGCCTCCTCCTCGATCGGGTATAACGTCTTATATATAACACATAATGTCATTACTATAAAACAAGACAAAGCGAACTCCTTAAGAATATCAGTAAACCTGACCTCCCTAAACCATCTCTTGAAACTAAACCTCCTCCTACGGCTTCTACGGAGCTTCCAGCCCCTTACGCTTTGCGCTAACCTAGCCAAAAAATTCGCTATTAATACTATAAGTAATACAGTCAATAAATGATGCACTGGCTGGAAGTAAGCCCAACAAGAAGCACCATACGCAAGCGCTATATTCCATAAAGCCCCCACTCGCTCTATCATGTCTTTGTCTTTCATTTTATACCCTATACGCAAAGTTAACCACTATACCGTTAAGTACCTAAAACACCACGGCGTGTATACCGTTCCTCGTATCAAGGCTGTCAAAATGCAACCAACCCACCTTCCCTTCAAGCCGGAAAGGATATGGTAACATATCTTGATGATCCAAAATCAAGCCTCTGGCCTGTTCCGCCGTCATTGACTTGACATCGAAATCCCCAGCCTTACCCAACACATGAGCGGATAGATAAACATCTTTCTTATCCTTGACTATCTGGCAGATGTTGCATCTAAGACCACGTTGGGAAAACTGCCCCTGCTTGTCCCAATTATTACAATACATAGGCTGTTTAATTATATCCCTCCGTAATATAAGAAGATTATGGAGAAACGCTGTATCAAGAAACTGCCACGATCTGTCCTTCCACTTATTGTATGTATGAGGACACACCAATTCCACTATATCAAAATACGAACCTAATTCTTTTATAATATCATTCCTATCCATATCATCCATTTTTAAAATAATGTAAAATAACAATACCACGATAACCTGATCCTCCTCGACCGCTCGTAGCCCCACTACTAGAAGCTTTAGAGGCTCCTCCTCCACCACCTCCATAATAAGTGGCATTACCTCCATTTTTGCCATTAATAATAACACCCTCAGTATCCTCAACTCCAGCCCCATCACCTCCTCCGTGATTACCACCTTTACCTCCGGATAAAAAGCCTGTATCCCATCCTCTTGTATAAGCTCCCGATCCACCACCAGCGCCCATAGGATAAGGATATCGGTCAGGATATTTGTTGTTAAAAACATATGATCCATCTTGCCCTGGATTCCCCGGGGAAGGATCATAACCATCCCCTTCAACTCCATATCCGCCTCTTCCACCTTTACCGGCAATAGCCTGATATATACCGAATATACTATCACCACCTATATCTCCTACAACCACCCTATATGTAACACCTGGATTTACGGATATAGTCCCGGTCAGTACACCACCTCCGTTACCTCCACTCCCGGCATTATATATATCGGAATATTCTCCATTAAGACCTCCGGCGACCAACGCGAACTCAACCTCATAGACCCCATCAGGAACCGCCCAATATCCATTATCCTGAGGAGATAATTCCTCGAATACCTCTATTATCTTCCTTTTGGGTAACATTCTTCTTCTCATCATAAGGCAAATAGGATTTTACCCCCCCCCCACCAATTTAGTTTTAAAATATTGATATTCATAATATTATTCTGGTTTAATCGTCCATCTCTGGGCGTAGTTATTTTTTAGCACATATATCTTCTCCATAGGTGTAGCGGGAGACCCGTTGGACGAGCCTTTCACGAATCCCTCTGGGGCCTGCTCCGTGCCGGAAGGACGCTGGTTTTCGGTTGGATAAGCAGCAACATACATGCTTACCGAAAGACTATAGAACTGGTTCCTCTTCCCATCCTTAGCCACGGATGTCATAGTAATCTGATCCCATCCTACAACAAGGTCGTAGAAAGAGTTCACGAAATCATCTGATCTTTTTTGGCTATGAGTGGATGCATTCACGTCAAACCATGTAATAGCCCTCATCTCATAAATATAATCCGGAAGCTTATCCATTCTAAGACTATTGCTATGAGCTGCAACGAAACTAGTAAGATGTTCCAATCCCCTTCCAGACATATTATCATCATTCCAACCCGTCCTCCTTTCTCCACTTACCCAGTCATCTAAAAAATAAAAATCAGTAATATTAGGATTTATCTTATCTACCTCGAAAAAGGAAGGGTATTTATATCAAAATAATTCCACATATCAGAAGGGCCAGGATGTATTTTCAACGAAGTTAATTTAGGAAGATCATTAAACTCCTTTATATACCTATCCAAATAACATGAAGACAATTCAAGGGTTTGAAGATTTTTCATATTCTTTATATTCCTTATCCCGCTAGATTCTATATCCCTAAGATCAAGCATATTAAACATATTTAAATAATATACCTCTGTCTTACTGGTTATAGCCTCAGGAATTACGGTCATTCTTTGCCCTATATTTTGAAGATCGATATAAATTAACTTTTTGGATCTTGACAACTTGTCTACAGGTATACCGTCATTAACATACAGCGTATGGGATACGATCAAAAACTCAAGTCCTGGTATATCCACAATCGGGAAAGATGTCATCTTGCAAACTTGGATATTGGCATAATAAATATCACAAGTAAAATCTATCGACACAGCCCGTTGTACGTCCCTCCTCCCATCAGCGTAAGCATGATTATCTATAGGTACGTATTGCGATCCATCCTCCTTCCTGAACCACCACGTAGTATTGGGATTTTTCCTATGTTGTATTGCCAAAGAACGGAATATAATACAATAATCATCCCGCCCTTGAACCTTGGTCATAGGAAACTGCTCCTTTATTCCATCCCCCCAATCCACATTAGCCATACCGGGCTTTCTGGATCTAAACTCGACAAACGTATTATAAGGATTACCAACGACAGGATCGGGTACATAATTATAATCATCGGTATAATAATTTCTAAGTGCCCTATCCCATGTGGTGAACCACACGAACTTATTTGATGAAGCCTCATATTTATATAATGTCTTAGCCATTACCTATCTTGTTAAAATATTCTACAATAACATTCCTGTCCAATCCCATAGAATCACACAAATACTCCCCTTCTGGTTGACCCCCAAACGATAATACCTTATCCGTATCATGAGCTAAAACATCTCCATTGCCTACAAAGGTACGCCCATCGTCAAATACGATAAGCTTATATGGCTTATACGACCTCGTGTCAATATCAGAAGATCGTATTGACCTTAACACCGAAGCCTCTGGCGCCATACTAAACCTCCATCTATAATTATTCATAAGCACATAAACCATCTCCATAGGAGTCGACGGAGAGCCATTAGACTGACCCTTTATAAAACCAGAAGGTGCCTGTAATACGCCACTAGGTCTTTTATCAACAGGACTGGAAGCCGAATACATAGTTAAATACAATCCATAAAACTGATTCCTTTCGCCATCAGAAGCATAGGAGGACATAGTGAGATAATTAAATCCCATTACCTTATCATATAATGTTGATATAAACGTATCACATCGACTTTGGGTTGACACGCAGAAATGCATATAAAAGCTATTCATAGACCTCATCTCATATATATAATCCGGTAGATTACTTACATCTATATTACTATAACTATGTGAAGCGTCGAGACTCTCAATGTTTTCCAACCCCTTACCACTCATATACGGATGCCAACTTACAACGGATCCATACCATCTGTTTATATGACTGAAAATTTTTAAACTAGAATTTATCCTATCCACCTCATCCATAGCCGGGCATGTATTAGGATCAAACGATGGCATAGCCACTCCCGGGGATATATATAATTCTCTTAGCTTGCTAAAAGACAGCCATTCCCTTGGATATACCCTAACCCTTCCACCAGCTAAATGCAATATCTCCAAATTAGGCCACATGGAAGGGAATTTCCTTATATTGGAAGCTTCGGTATCACTAAAGTCAATAGACTTGGACAAATTCAGACCTTTCAATTTAGTTAGTCTATTCCAATCCTCCGGGATGGACGTCAACGTATCCACACCAAACTCACTTAATGTTATACGCTCTATATTTACCGATCTCATTATCCTATCCTTTGGTATATCTGTTATGGTACGATCCCCAGGAATACTTATAATTATATTGATAAGGCTAGGCATATCAAGTATAGGGAAACCTACCATCATAATCCTATAGGATTCCATCATCGTAACATCATTGGTAAAAGACATGGATATCACACGCTCCTTATCCATGCCATCATCATAAGTATGATTGGGGACAGGGATATACTCACTCCCGTCATCCTTATAAAACCACCATGGGTGACTGTCGGGATTCTTACGATAACTTATATCCCTTCTCCTGAACATCAACCTGTATTGACCATATATAGATCCACTCCTAGCCCTTACAAAAGGGAATTGCTCTTTACTCCCATCTCCCCAATCAACCTCGCACATGCCGGGAGCATTAGAATAAAATCCTATAATCTCATTATAATTATTACCATCCAATATAGGATCAGGAACATCATCAGTAGTATCATTCCTGTTAACGCCCCTAAAAGCGTATTTACCCTTAGTAAAAAAGGTTATAGACCCTTTATTCGTATCCTTACATATTAATTTCATACCTCTCCCTCCTCTATTCTCCTGAAATACTCGACAACCGGTGAACTGTCCAATCCCAGATCGTTACAGATATCTATAGCCTCGTATTTGTCAGCGAAATTATACTTACTCATATTATCATCCAATACATCTCCGCCGAACACGGATACATGGCCGTCCTTTACGCCAAGGACGAAAGGGGCGATCCTAGCCTTCCCAGCCCGCCTTGCCCTCGTAAGGGCGGCCTTAGAAGCCGGGGCAGGGGCCAAGACCCATGTCTGCCCGTAGTTATTGGTAAGCACATACACCTTCTCCATAGGCGTCGTAGGATTACCGTTGCTAACACCCTTAACAAACCCCTCAGGGGCTTGATAAACGCCAGATGGTCTCTTGTTGGTAGGAGCTGCGGAAGTATATAAATCTAAGGTGAGTTTATAAAACTGATTCCTATTACCGTCAGAAGCCGTCTGTGACATCGTTATATAACTCCACGACATTATCTTATCATAAAATGTATTTACGAATGTATCAGCCCTCTCCTGCGTATTTATAAATGTACCACCATCACGCAAAGTCCATATCCTAAATTCCCTTACCTCATACAACCAATCTGGGAGATCGTCTACCGGTACCGTGCCTGAATTACAATACGTGCCCTGAATCTTATTCAACTTACCTTCTACTAGATCTTGTTTCCATGAGCTACCACTAGCCATAAAAGTAACGCCTGTCTTATCATCTCCAACCTTATCCACCTCATCAAATACAGGTATATTATTCCGATTGCTTATAATGCTTATACCTTTTGCTGGAATAGAATTAAAAGCCGGATCATAAGAAGGGATGTTACACCAGTTGAAGTTAAATTCAGTAAGATTCTTCCATTCAGAGAATCTTCTCCAATTAGAATCAGGATCATCCCCAAAGTTAAAAACGCTATTGCATCCGAAATACCTCAGATTTTTCATATTTAAAAAACCTTCTGGCCAATTACTCCATACACCAGGATGAATAAAAGACCCCATCTGTATATTACGAAGATTAACGCTCTTGCTTATCCTGTCATATGGGATATCTCCATTTTTTAAAACGGATCTACTCATATACAAATAAGATATATCTGGTAAATTCATTAACGGGAATCGATCCAATACTATTCCATCTAAGCTAAAATCAGCATCTATTACATTAGAGAAGGTCATAGTCACCTCCCTATTCTGTACGCTATCATACTTATGAGGAGGTATAGGTATATATTGAGATCCATCTTCTTTCTTGAACCACCACGTAGTAGCGTCAGGATTCTTTTTCCATTCAATATCCAAAGACCTGAATACAATCCTATACACACTTCCGTTTTTAGTCAAGGGATACTGATCTTTAGTCCCATCTCCCCAATCGACATTAACAAATCCAGGCTTACTAGAAGATATATTAAAATTTCGATTGAAATCACCGGAATCCACTACCGGATCAGGCACATAATCAACACCCTTACCATTATAACAAGGGAACCTGTCCTCGTTAACATAAAACGTTACAGAGGATAAGGCCGTATCATATCCTACTAAAAATCCCATATCAGCTAATTGATGTTATATCATAAGACACCCATTCCTTGTATCCATTAACCATCTCATATACCTTGTTGATGGTCTTACATACGACAGCGAATCCGATATCCACGTTAGGGAACTTCTCGTTAAGCTCATCTATCGTAAGCTCCTTGGTTATGCTCTCATCCCACTTACGCATCTCCTTTACCTCCATAAGGATCGGTTTACCGGTTATGCCTACGCTCATGACCCACTCACCCTCACGATTGGCATCCGCCAGATCGGGGAAGATCGTAATGCCAAAAAGATCGGAAAGGGTGAAGTTCTCGCCGGTACGGGTAAAGGATGCCGCCGCCCCCGGTGTAAGAACCACCTCGTTCACGGCCAACAGGCTCGTAAGTTTCTTGGCTCCCCCTGATACGGTACCATTCAACACGACAGTCACGTTACCCGTAGCGCTATTAACGAACTTGATATCATTCTTCTCGCTATTTATAGCCTGTAACCTAGACCCAGATACGATATTTACGATCTCATAATTCTTGTCGTAAGTACTCTGTAGCGTCACATTACCGTATTTAGTATCGATAAGGGTAATCCACTTAGCCTTACCACCTACTATCTCAACAAGCTTATAAAACACGTCATTGCCGTCAGCGTCAACCCATCTAGCTATAGCACCCGGAGCGAAATTAGTCACCTCCCGATCTTGAGTATAACTTATAGTGCTTTCCGTAGGCTTGTTAGCCAAAGTAACGTAAAGACATTGCTCTACATCGGCCTCCATCTTAACTATCCCAGCACCATCGTAATAATAATCAGGTACATTTTTTTCTCGTATCAACAAGATAGTACCTTCCTTAAGCTTATCGGCGTTAGTTGGATCATCCACGAAAGACTTCATCTGGATATAAGTATCGAAGATAATAGACGTACTCTTATCCTCTATCTTCTGATTGATATCATTGACAATATTATTAATCTCGTCTTTCGTATAATAAGGAGATAAATCAACCTTCGGGCCTTCCTGCTCTAAAGCCTGAGTTCCATCCCACCAATAATCAGGTACCTCCTGCTCCCTGATCCAGAAGCTGTCTCCCACACGGAGCTTAGCCGTGTTCTCCGGAACCGCCAGCCACTCATTCATGGCATCGACCGTATCAAAGATATACGCCGTGTTCTTGCCCTCAGCTATACGTCTTACGACAGCCAACTCGCTCTCGACATCGCTAAGTCTTTCCTTTATATTATTGATCTCTCGCTCTAACTTATCATAATTATCCTCCTGATCTATAGCGTCACCGATGGACATATAAACCTCGTTAGTGAGCTTATTGTAGGTAACACGAGCCACCTTCTCGTAGGATGTCTTATACGTAGATGAACCCTTACTGGTATGACAAACAAAATCATACGTATTTTGATACACCACAGATCCACCGGTATTGATGAAATTATATCCATCTTGGCTCATCGTACCTCCCTTGTATCCAACAAGTTCAAAAGAACATTTACCCGTACCTTTAGATCCAAACCATGTAGCGTAGGCCATGAAATACGTCTCTTCAGGTAGGATATCATAATATTTAGCCCTTAAATCCTTCACCGACATCCAAACACATTCCTTACCAGAACCGGTATTATCACCACCCCATTTAAGAACTTCTCTAACAGAGCTATCTCCATTTCCGGGGCCAGACCAACCTACAGCAAGATTATCTATGGTGGGAACATTAGAATTAAGGGCTTCCGTCATCGTGTCCAAGTCCCTTCCGGAACTTGATTCCCATAAATATCTGAACGTCACAAAATCAACATCCCCGATCTTAATGCCTCCAGTATTACTAGGATATGTCTTTGTGACTAACTCATAATACCATTTACCATCACGGAAAGTAACCCTTATCCTCTCTACTTGCTTGGGGGATATAGAGACATATGATCCGCCAACGGAAACGTTATCGCCATCAACCGCACGGGAAGTCCCATCCTTTGGATCCTCAGGGTCCACGGGGGTGTAGATCGTAGCCTGCTTATCTCCGGCATTGATAACAACTATATAATAGCTGTCCCCATCAAGACCCTCATCATGAGCCATGGTTACAAAGCCCTGCTCGCTATCCGGCCTCCATTCAACGACAACCATATGCTTATCCATAGGTATACCGGAAACGCTGTTAACGTAATTGGTTGACGACATGAAAATGGCATGATCATCATAAGCCTCATCAACACGTTGATGCTTAGTAGCCAATCCGTCAAGACGTGATATCTCAATGGGGTCAGTTACCTCGACCCCATTATAATCATACCACTTATATCCTATCATCGTATTCTCACGACGATATTTCCTTTTTCTTACGACCTGACCTCCAGCTAAGGCGTCAATCATAAAATAATCATTACATACTTTAACCATAGCCGTTCAGATTAACAGGTTTGACATAAACAAGCCACGATAGTAGCGCCAACAGGAATGGCGGTCAGCGTAGTCCCCACCGGGTAGGTAGGAGAGGATGACTCCATCACCATCAACGACGTCCGCTCTACGACCATATTGTTATCAATCAACCGGCTCCCCTCCACATAGAACCGGCCATCGGCCACCTCATAGCACTCTCGCACCGGAACCATATGTCTTTGGCTCTTATCCGCGTAATCGCAGATCGTCACCTTAGCCCCATCCGGTATAGACGTAAGCTCATCACCTACATTATAATCAGGATGATCGGAATATACGACGTATAACTTGGACTTAATATCCTGCAATGCCGGATTGACTGTCCTGAATCCCTTCAAATGTATCTTATGACCACCGATCTCATAACAATCATCCACGTCCATGATATTAAGATCACAACTGATAACCGTCCAGCCGTTAATAACCGTCTGCGTAGGGGTAGTATTGATAGGATGATCGGTGTCGGTAGACTCAACGATCTTATAGTCGAAAGTCTTTACATCCAGATTTCCGTTCAACGACTCCTGTCTCCTGATCTTAACCGTACCCTTTCCGGTATCATAACAAGTCTCAGTGGTATCGATAAGTCGATCCATATAATCCGGCTCCTCGCATTCGATACGAGTGAAATTAGATGGCAAAGAGGTATATTGAACACCAACATGAATATCATTATCTGTAGAACTCAATACATGATGATTATACGACCTAACATGATTTAAAGGGTTGATAATGTAAGTGGATTTAATCCTTACCGATCCTCCCGGTGTCGAGTAACATTCTACCGCATTTCTGGTAATACGATCATCCAACCTTTCTAGAGCACACCTTTCACGGATAAAATCCGCAGGGATATTATTTATCCTATTTCCTAGCCCATACCTATTATCAGACGAGTCCACAATCTCCCAGAACTGGTTTCTTTTCCCAAGATCACCGTCATAAGACACCACATGTCTCATACGCACGCTTCCGGCTGATGTCTTGTAACACTCCTCGATATCAATAGGCATCCTATCTTCCATATCCGTAAAATCACAAGACACCAAAGAGAATCCGTCCGGGAGGGTAGCCAGTTCGGCCCCCGGAACGAAGCCGGCGTCATCCGATTCAAGCACCTCGAAGCGGACGTATCTTGCCTTTATCTTGGAGTCATAAGAAACCAACCTACGAAGCTTGACATTGCCATTGCCTCCGTCATAACACTCGACATAAGACCGGATGTCACGCTCCTCCATATCGTCGAAATCACAGACAGTCCTTACCCACGTATCTGGCAAGGAACTGAAGCTGGCGCCCTCAGGTTGTGACGGGTCGGTAGTCTCCAGGACTTTATAGTTCTTATCCCTAACTCCTATATTCCCGTCCCATGACGTGAGAACCTCCAGCTTCACCTTACCGGCCGGTGTCTTATAACATTCTACAGTTACCTCAATATCCCGGTCCTCCATATCCGTGAAGTCGCAAACAACCTCAACCCAGTCATCGCTTATGCTGGTGATAAACTTACCTACCGGATTCTCAGGATCGGTACTTTGCTTGACGCGATACCATTCCTTTCTGGTACCCATCTTGTAATCAAATATCTTATATCCCTCTATCTGCACCCTTCCGGTTCCGGTATCAAAGCATTTAAGCACCGGTATTATCTCCCTTTGGGTCATGTCCGGGAAATCACATACTATACGACTCCATGTATCGGGTATCTTATCATACTCCGTACCGATAGGATTGCTATCGTCAGTCGTATTCACCACCTCATAATGGGATACCTCCGGGTTTAGGCGGGGGTCTACTGACTCAACACCCTCGATCTGGACCTTGCCCCCCTCCGTGGCGTAACATTTACTTACGAATATCAACTCCCGATCGGTCATCTCCGCTATACCACAATCTATAGCCACCCACTCGGCAGGAATCTTATCCAATTCCGTACCAATAGGCGTATCAACATCTGAAGAGTTGATGATAAATATCTTCTCAGCCAGTATCTCTCCCTTATTATTCATATAGGTATGGATACGAGCCTCTACCTGACCTCCCGGAGTACGATAACATTGGTTGACGATCGACACACGGGCGTCCTTGATGTTAATGAACTGATAGTCCTTTTTAGGAACCTCGCTTACAAGTCTCTTTACTCCTTTATCATCGAAGTACACGTAACACCCGTCATTCCTCATCATGACCGGATACGTCTTTCCGTCTATGACAACACCTGAGAAGTCATCTGGCGGAACGGAGAAACCCATGCTTCCGAATATAGAAGCCAGTCTCTTTAAATACTCATTTATCGCAGACATAATATCATATTTTAATTCTACTGCCTCAAAGATAACAAAAAAGGGAAGAGAATTGAATCTCTCCCCTTTAGAAAATATATGAACGCAAAAAAGGTTCTTTATTTCGGCTCAGTTACGATGGCCGGGCCAAGACCAGCGGCCGCCCCGATCATATTGATCATCTCCTGAACACCCTCATGAGCACCGTATCGTACACGTAAGATCAGGTTAACCGGATCGTCAGCGAGATACTTGCCGAATCCCTGAGAGTATCTATGAGGATTAATCGTGATCTGGAAGTCCACGTATTGGGCTGTTTGTTCAACACGGCTGTATTCGTTCATGAATGTCCGTCCCATGAAATCCTGATGTTTCGGGAAACCGTTGAAATGAGCATAGCCCTTCAACTCGTCATCCATCATATTACCGCCGACATGAGTACGTGGCGCTTTGCTAGACAGTCTCTCGAAATGAAGTTGATCCCACCAGATAGGAGACCCCTCGTCAAGAGAATCAGGATAACCGCCGCTAGCGCCAACGATCTCAACACTATCCTCTACATAAGTCATTTTATCCATCAAGCACTCTGATGGAGATAACAACATTTCCTTGCCACGGAAACGGATACCGCACTTGCAGTTAGTGCCAAGTTCCTGAGCCGACTCCAATTTCTTCCACATACGGTTGCGGTAGGACGCCGGAGCCTTGCTGGTGAAGAATCCCTCGAACACCTTGTCGCACTCATCACACAACATGTTAGTATATACCGTTGTCTGAAAGCTATGCTGGCAAGCCGCCGGAGTACCGTAGTCGGTGATCTCCAGTTCCGGGAAAGCCTGTTTGATTTCCTCCAAAGCACTGTTTCCACACTCATCATCCGGGATCGTGATATAATACTTCTCGGTGGATACCTTGCAAGAACCACAAGCTGACCAAGAAGCGGTACGAACCGTAGGATTCTCACACATATCGGATGTCTTAGCCACATAGTAGATAATAGCCGTAGGATTGGCCTCCACGAAAGTAGATATCTCCTCATCCGTCAATTTCTTGGAAGTAGCGGCAATATACAAACCTGATCCCTTGATCTGACTCATCTTATTAACCGTATCGGCTACAACGTTAGGCAATGACTCCACCGTAGTAGACATATCAACACCGTCATCCTCCAAGGAAATAGAATACAGATAACCGCCCTTAACCTCGGTATAGTTAGGAGGACAATCCGTACATCCTTTCATGATAGAGATAAGACGTTGAGTATAATCAGCCGGTTTAGCGCCTTTCTTCATCACCTTATAACGTGACATGCTACCCTCGATAGTCTCACGTACGATCTTCAATCCTGGATATTGGGCACGAACCTCAGCCAATGCCAGATCATCACCAGTATCGCATACCTCCATGCAATAGAAGTTCACGTCCTCCGTCTCAGGCTCAGTAGCCTCATTAGTGCATCTTGTAACCGGAGTGATATCAATATAATCAGATACCTTGCCACCACCTGCGATAGGTTGGTTCTTCATCCGCTCGATACACTTCAATACGGCGGGTAACAAATCAACCTCCTCGCAAGGATCGCATTCCTCGCATTGATTAGGGGTATTGTCACAATCATCCAAAAGGATAGCATCAAAGATCTCAACACGACCTCCCTCGTAGCCAAGAAGCTCGAAAGCCCTGCCGGCGAGAATCAAGCGGATAGCGATACGGTCGCCCTTGGATACGGAGAAAGCCGTGTCATCAGACACACCGTTGTATCCTAAGATAACATCATCGACATAAGCGTGATCCTTCTTCGGCCAAGAAGCGTAAATCTCGGTGATCTCATTCAACGAGAACAGAGGCGTGGAAAAATCCTTGTCATATATAGAACGGGAAGCCGCTTGTTCATTACGACCGATACGGATCTCATAACGCTTGTCATTACGAGGCTTACCGGTAAAATCAATCACGGCCTTACAACCGTTCTCGGAAGTCTCCTTAGTATCATAAATACCAAGCTGACCTTCCTTCAAGAAGATGGAATCAACATCCACCATCTTAGCGTGCGGGGGTACGAAAAGTACCCGGTCTTGCGGTCTGTGCAACATATTATCAACTTTTTAGTTCAAAAATCATTTACCTAACGCAAACATAATCATAAACAACATCACCGCAATAAAATAAGATCGTGAGTATACGACATAATATGATGTTTACATTTTATGTAAAACAAAAAGCCTACCCGTTTCCGAGTAGGCTTAATGATCAAACTAACGGTGTTTATTTAAAGGAAGCCACATTATCCTTATCAAACCGATACCTCTGCAACTCATTCTCGTTAAGGTTGAATTGCTTGGCGACCATATCCAAAATCTCCTCCACCAAAGGATCGGGCAGCTCAGGGTCGATGTCCGTGGACCGCTCACCGGCGGCGTTGATGTACCCGGCCAGATCCACCCGTACCGGATTCCGGTAGTAGGTCATCCTGACCTCGTCTGTACGAAAGCCGTCCTCATACACCACGACCTTCCCGTCACCTATGGTGTAGAACGTTTCCCGATAGTCAAAAGAAGGCCTATTGTTATCATCCCCAAGAAGCTCATGGACATTCTCGTTCTTAGCCTCCCACATGACAAAATCTCCAACCTCACATCCTTTATAAGAAAACGCTCCTTTTATATTTGAGAACCATAAATAATCATCAGGAAGACCGAATGATGTCGATTCGGGGTCATCAATATGATTGATCTTATTAAGCGATTTCCAGTATACCAGAAGAGTTTGTATAGATCGGATGGTCTCATCATCCTTCCTATTAAGATAGTATCTTATCAACCTATCCTGAGCCTCGTTGAACAAAAGCACGAACCTCCCGGGATCAAGCTTAATCCCACCATTGGCGAGATTCTGCTCATTCTTCTGCAAAGACCTTAGATACGCTTCTTGGATCGTCATCGTCATTCCTCCGTATTAACCTTATCACCTTCATCTACGTCTTCCTTCTTCTTGACATCCTTAACCTTCTTGGTCTTATCGTCTATATTAGAAATAGACATAAGTTCCTCGTACTCATCCAAGACATTAGCCTTTACACTGATAAGATCTTTCTTGGTAGCCAAGAACTCGGCGGACGTACGGGTGTCAGGACCTATGATCTGACCATTATATTGCAAGCCAGATGGAGTCATATTGATACGACCGTTACGTTGAAGGACGTTTATGATACGATAGAACTCAAGAACTTCCTTGAAATCACCCTCCAATGACCGATCCCAGATATCAAGCAGATAATCGATGTTGGTCTTCTTCTCGTTCATCCAGTTTGATAGTGATCCGGTGTAATAATCATCCTCCGTAAAATCAGGACGGGTCACGATGCCGATGTACAGGAGAAGGTCGATGACAGCCTGACGTTCCTTGCCACCTTTCTTAAGGGCGTTGATGAACTTATAGCTGATATTCATCTTATTGATCTCACGTTGCTGAACGAAATCCTTGGCGTTGTCTTTCTCAATGAAACAGAACATGGAGTTCATGAAAATAGGATCACCATCCATTTCCTGAGGAGTCAACATGCCAGAAAATACAGCCAGATATAAATAAAATAACTCAACGGTATTAGCCGTGTTATAAACCTTACCCATATAGATCTTGTCTTTAGCATCATCCCAAAACTCGAAATTGGTCTGGGAAAGATCCTTCTGGGATATATTCTCAAAAGGCTTCATTATATTATTGACACGCTGATCAACCAACTTATCAACCTCATCCTTATCCATGCCATTATAACATCTTGATCTTGGATAAAAACCGGTATTGTAAACCTCTGAGAAATCATCCCACGGGCAACATACGTGAGTAGCATTCTCCGGGAACGGAGCCTTGGCTATATTGGCGTCTTGGAAGGCCTGCGGAGCGCTTCCGTCGTGTTTACCTACTACCTCATACAAGGTATCTGACATGATATTGAAGCCGTTTACCTCGACCAATACCTTCTTTGATTTTAAAATCTCTTTCATTTCCTTTTTGCGTTACTTAAAAAAAAGAGGAGAGGAATATCCTCCCCTCTAAAAACCAAATTACATATGAAAAAAAAACTTAGCCGAAGTAGTTCGGTTGAAGCTCGATAATCAAGAACTTGCTGTTATCCATAACCCAAGCCGCTGAAGCTGAGTGGCACCAGAATTGCTCTTTCATGCCCGGCAAGGATGATACGATCTCATTACCGTTAGCTTTGTGTGCCCAACGACCATACTCATAACCCCACCACATGCTTACGCCTTCTGGCTTGATATAGAATACGTTGTTATTCATATTACCCAACTTAGCGTTAGCCGTATTAGGAATAGCGGAATACGCGTTAGTCGATCCAGCGTCAGTGATATTCTCAATAATACAAGAATAAGAGGATCTAGGATACATGCCATTCACTAACTCGCTACGATCTGTCATGTCAGCGTAATCCAAAGAAGGATCGTGCTCGAACTCTACATTTCCGATGCCGGGAAGGAAAGCTCCCTTAACCTGTACCGGACCTAAGATCATAGCATCATTAGTACCAGAGATAGGATTAGAAGGCAACATACGATCACTACCCATACCCCAGCTCAAATTACTCAACGTAGTAAAGAAAGCCTCTCCAATCAACTTCTCTAAGTTGACCATAGCCATAGCTCCTACCTTGAACTTAATCTTACGCTCCGTAATAGGAAGATCTTGACGACCACGGAAAATATAAGCTGCAGCAGCCATAAGAGTATCCTTAGTAATACCCATCGGACGACTATAGTAGATAGTATAACCACGGCGAAGCTGACGGTAGATACCCTCATTTAAATGGATAGGACCATTTTGATCCATGATAATACCACCTTCTTGCCACATCAACTGTCTAGCTTCCAGCTTAACCAACTCAGCCATACAGAATACCTCCAGCGTGGACGCTACCTTAGCCGTACGTAAATCAAGTCTACCATTAACAGTCTTGCCGATAATAGCCAAATCAGGAATATTACCCTCATACTCGCTTCTCATGGCATTCATACGACGAAGGGCGGTCTCCACGAACTCTGAAGTGCTATTCTGGGCGGCCTGCATGGACTTCATACCAGCATACATAGTGGTCTCACCCTCAACACCACGGTGGTTTCCTAAACGGAATTCACAAGTCATAGAACCGGCCTTGTCAGCTCCAGATACCTTAGAGAACTGGGTACTGTACTCACCAAGAGCATGACCGATCTTCCAGTAACGGATACCCGGACGTAATTTCTCTTTAGGGAAGTATTTGGCCTTTCCGCCGATAACACGACCCCAATAACGCGTCAAATCACCTTCTGTTTTTGAAGGGATCTCACCAGATATAAGGATATTACAGCCGTTAGCGGCGTCATAGGTGATGACATCATAAGCCGTAAACTCAGAGGTATTCAAAACGATATCAAACAAACTACCGTCAATACCCGGTTTTAGATGATGACCTGAAGTATCCTCAGCCGTAACGACAGCGAATGTCTTTGTAACAGGTAAATCATAACGGAAAGAAGCTCCAATACCGTTAACGGAGATCGTAGCACCGTTATTAATCATACCCATATACATCGGAACAGGGTAGTTGGCGATATTAGAGAACAAGTTCAACAGACCTAGATGATTCTTGTCGGGATCCTCATAATACCAGCTCGCCAATGAGCCTAAGTTATGCTCTACGAGCGAAGTCTTATAGTTCTTGGCATCGGTGAAGGCAATAACGTTATCGCCATTCACGGTAGCCGGGAAACTTTTTGTAAGAAACGGATTCATTTTCAATATATTTAAACGTTATACACTCTTTGATCCACTCAGATCAAGGAAGTTAGCCTCTATAGTATCATTATCGATATTATTCTTATTTTGCTTTCCTCCCTTATTGCCAGAAAGAAGAGTGATGGTCTTCTTATTGACCTCCATCTTAGCCTTGTTAGTCTTCTGTTTAAGGAACTCGTCCTTATTCATCAAGAACAAAGCCAGATCAGCGGCCATGTCCGGATTCTTGATAGCCTCCGAATAAGCTTTATCTATAGCCGTATGACCTTGATTGTCTATCGGCTTGGTAACGAAATCGACAGCCTTACCTATCATCGTGTCAGTCAACTGGAATCCTGAGCTTATAGACGTCTTAAGACCTTTCTTATAGATCTTCATCTGCTCAATCAACTCCTGTTTCCTTTTCTCGGATTTTTTCTTCTCCTCCTCGATAAGGTTATCCATCTCCTTTTTCAGGATATCATGGAACTTATTGGCCTTGGACTCAATGAACTCATCACCCTTGCCAATCATCATCTCCATATTATCCTTTATCTCGTCTTCCGGCATACCCAACATCTTATAATAATGCTGGATGACCGCAAGCTGATCATTCTTGTTGCTCATATCAAGATTATCCAACGGAGCCTGAATGTTCTGATATTGGCTTAATAGTTGGCCAACGTTACCACCGGCCTTATCCACCTCTATCATCTTCTTCATAAAGTCAGACATAGAACCGGTATCAACCTTATCCTTCAACAACTCATCAGCCTTATCCTTGATCAATCCCTCCACTATATCGAGTAAATCATCCTCTTTAGTGATAGTAGAAAGATCGACCGGTTTATCATCTACCATAATATCAAGGTTGTCAATACTATCGATAATACCTCTAGCGGCCATCTTCTCCAAAAAAGATTTCCCATTAAACCCTGATACTACATTATTATCAGTACCGCCTTCGCCAAAGGAATCAGGGTCTGGGCTGGTAGCATCGCCGCCCTTATCCCCGCCACCGTCAGCCGCTCCGCCGTCGGCAGGCTCTTCCTTGGAATCACCTATAGGATTACCATCCTTATCATATTTACCCTCGATATTATTCTTATCGCCATCACCGTCACCACGGTAAAAAAGTTCCTCGACACTCATGGTCTTAAAACCTTTAGCGAAATCACCCATGTCATTCATACAATTTCCTTTTTTGCTTTTTACAAAAGTATTATTAATCCAATTACCAATTAAATCAAACCCATTATAGTATATGACAGAATTTTACGCCAAAATGATTACAGATTTTGTAAAAATATTTACAAAACTTGTAATCAATTCTTGTTTATTATTGACGTAAACCTATCTGTATCAGAACGTTTGTTCCTAGCATCTATCTCCTTTTCCTTTAATTCCAACTTCCTTTTCTCTATCTCCTCACGAGATCTTCGCTCAGCCTCGGCATTAGCCTGTCTGGTTCTCATATCCTCCTCACGGATATCCAAATCCCTTTCCTTCAAGGCTCGATCCGCTATAGCTTCCACATAATCCATACCCTCTGCGTTATCTTGTGTCCTAGCCGCTTGACCGGCGGCCATTATGCTCTTACCCCGTAAATCGAAGTTACCCTTGATATAAGCCAGCTCCTTCTCCTTCTCATGCTCGTCATTACGGGCCTGTTGATCGGCCTCGGCTTTTTGCTGTACAAGTCGTTGTTGATTCTGGTACTCCTCCTGTCTTACACGATCTGCGTAAGATCTGGCATCCCTTCCTATCTGATTCATCTCAGCCGTCGAGTTGGCATTCATCATTCTAGTGATATCAAGCAAGTCATTGCCCAAAGTATTCGTCTGTAATATATATTGCTTCAAATTCTCCAATTCCAGACGTTTCTTGGAATTAGAGACAGCCATAACATTAAGATGACGTAACGACAAGCTATTATCCGTAAGACTGACGTAAGCCAAGGACAGATCGCTGTTCCTGTACATCACGGTCCAATCGTATCCTTCCTTCTGGCATACTTGAGCCACGGCTAGATGAATATCCAATGTCCGTTTCTTGAAGTCATCGAAATCATTAAAGTAAGTCTGGGTCTGTAGCATAGTAGCGTTAACTCCCTGTTTTACGCCCGTAGAACTCTCGTATCTAGTTGACTGACCCATCGCTTGCTCGGATATACCTATCATCCTATAAGCCATCATATAGGCGTAAGACGCCATTTCCATACGGGATCTTATCTGATCCGTATTAGTAAGATCATATACACCGAACTGATTATATATGCTGCTCATCTGCGGATTCTGGTAAGGATTGTTTGTGTCATTACCACCTACACCCATAAATGAGACGGACTTAACGATCTGCATAAAAGTAGCCAAAGCTCCCTTCTTGTCCATCATATCCTTATATTCCGTAGGCAGGAATCCTAAGTCGCCTAAGAAGAACTTACCGATCTCCTTCTCGGCGTTATTGTATAGCTGGTTCATAGCAAGGTTATACATCATCTGGAACGGCTGTATGCGATCAGCGAGACTAGACCCTATAAATCCAGAAACCGGAATGACATAATCATACAGACTGCTATCACCATGTATCTGATGAGGTATTGGATCCCCACCAATATATATAGGCTTATCCATTAAATTACCTCCGGTGATCTTAACACCAAACCTAACCTCAGGGACATACTCCAAGATATAGGTGTTCACCTCAGGATCACCAACAGCATCGGCCATAACCCTCTTTACTTTCTTTATGCCATTCTTCTCCAAGAATTCCGGGAGCAACTCATCGGTTACAAGTTCCTGATCAACCATCCCGGTCTCTGTCATATAAGTTATTAAGAATACCGGTTTCATGGATACCCAATATCCCTCCATGACCCTAAAAAGGCGAGAGTCTATCTCATATCTCTTGCCATCGGCCATACCGGAGTTGAAATATCCAAAGGGATGGAAGCGGGGCAAGAAGCGGGGTTGGGTGTGTTCCTCCCCGTCAGGTCCGAAGGTATGGTACTCTCCCATCGGCACACCATAATAGTCCTCAGCGGCGACTATAGACTCATAGTCATGGTATCCTTTCCATGGAATAACCTCATTCTCATACATACCGGTAATAGACGGTTTCTTTTTCTTCCAATCATACCTAGCACCGTCATTAGATACCCATCCCTCATAATCATCGTCACCTCCCATAATCCGACGCTTGTCTTTGGCCGTCATCTTATGGCCGTATCTTGATATCAACTCAACACCCTCGTAATAATGAAGACGGCCTACATAAGATCCATATTGCGGGTATTTCACATCAGGATGGAAAACCTCCATCGGACTCCATACCTCCGGACGATAATAGTCGAAGCCAACGAAATGGTTCCGGAACATCTTTCCGCTAAGAAGACGATCCCTGTAATTCTCCCTGTCAAGCTCATCCATATAAAACCGGCTACGATCAGCCTCGATCGTATGATCTCCCCATACAGCCGCCTGCGTCTTCCATCTGGTACTCATGAACCTCTGGATATCATCAGGGGTCATAGACGTCTTGGCCTGTTGGATTTGCTGAACATAAGCCTGACGCTCCTCCTCAGAGTTAAACTCATTGTACGTAGGATCAAGACCAGCCTCTACAAGACGCTGATTGACGATAATATCCCACTGTTCTTGTATATGACGATGAAGTAAGTTTGACATCGTATCCTCATACTCACTTATAGCCATATCACCTACCTCATTAACCGTATACTTATCCTGTAGGTTTGTCAGCCATCCCTCAAAGGCGTTTACGATACCACCTATGATATCATAATGTTTCAAGAAAGAAGGTATCCTTATATCGCTCCTTAGCTTCTGCACGTTCCTTAACTGAGGGATAACATCCGCCATCTCCATAAAAGATAACTTACCATCCGCCATCAGATAATAGTCACGGTACATCTGGTTACGATCATACTGTTTCAACCCTATCGTCTCAAGAGCGTCCATACAATCCTCCTTCCATTTCCTGTTCTTTTTCTTCGTGGAAATAGCCTGAGGAGGTAATCCTAATAACGCTCCTTTTGCTGGAAACGAATGATCTCTATTAAACACTTCCATGATTATTCAATTTTATTTACAACAAAGATAGGCGTTTAATTGACATTCATTTACCTAAAAGCTCCTATAGATACCGATCCAAATGCAGAGGCATATATCTCATGGTGCTTATAAGCGTCTTCCTTACGGGCATTATTCATCTCCTCGATCTTCGACTTAGGCATGTAATTGTTATCGTCAAAATATCTGGCGAGAACCAACGCATGCCCGAACGCTATTATCCTATCGACATTCAATCCGGGCTTGTACTGTATTATTTCATCCAGTAGAGCTATATCATCAATCAACTCAATGCCTTTAACCGTTATATCAAGACCGGTGCTATCATCATATCCGATAACGAAATCCTGCCAGCAGTAATCCACGACGCACGAGAATAGCAGGTTCTGGTTGCCGGGGGTAGGATATAGCCCCAGCTTGCTATTCTGCCGGGAGCCGGCCTTCACATACTTATTGGCTATAGCCTCACCAGCGAATAAGAAGAAAGATGCCGGCATACCGCTCTTCCGATTAAGATACTGCTCATACATCTGGTCAGCGTTCTCCATAAGACATATAGCACCATATCCCTTCTGAAGCACCTCGCACGTACGGCAGAATTGGTCTATAGATGATGGACGGGATACGTAAGAGGCAACTATTCTATAGGCATAAGGATCTCGGATACCAACACGTCTCTTGAATACATAAAAAGCACCTAATGAGGGCGTATCCGACTTAGCCTGTTTGTAGGGGTCGCAATTATGAACAGATATATTCCTTAATAGATAATTATTCGTATCACATTCAAAATTATACACAGGCCCAGTATACTTTTCTTTAGTTATGGATGAGATCCTAACATATATATACTTATTGTCATTACTAATAAATATACCTGTAGAAGGACTTTTCCTTGTACTAGTATCCATGCATACTTTAGATAATTTGGATATATAGTCAGGAGTTACGTTCTCGACTAACTTCATGAAATACACAGTATAATTATGACCTATCCTTAAATGATAACATGGTCTTTGAGATTTAATCTTATTACCATCTATATACTCAGTCCTAATGTCTTTCATTATAGATATACCTCCAACTATACCAATAGATAACAATATATCCTGTATACCTTCAAGAAGATCAATGCTAACGCTTACGAAATCTAGACCTGAATAATTACGAAAATCATTATGAACAGACCCATCCGTATCCAGATATCCATGGACTAAACTAACCTTCATGTTAAACGGAAGGTATTTAGCAAATTCAGGAATATATTTACCATAACAATATTTACCAAAATTATTAACAAGCCACTCACTTAAATAAACATGTTTAAAACCTAACTCCCAATTACCCTTTCTATCTCTCTCAGAGGGTTTAACTCCAAAAAGATTATCTACGACTCTATAATACCTATCTCTCTCTTCTGGATAATCAAAGCATATAGCCATTCCTACACGACGTTGCTTATCAATCCATCCATTCCCTAGCCACATCCCGACAAACCACCAAAAGTCATTAGAAAGCATATAATCCCTAAATCCCGGAATATCCATCCTTTCTTCGGCATACATATTAGGAATCCTTGTCCACTGTCCCTCTTTTATATCCTTGACAGGTATGTAATCAAATTTGAATAAATCTTCCCTAACCCTTCTACCTACGGTCTTATGATCAGAGACAAAAATAGGATGCTCCGACGTAAATCTGTTTATTCTGACACCATTATACATCTTTATCGAATAAAGATCCTCTTCGACCATATTTCTGATAAGTCTCTTGCGTATCCTAACATTATCCCCTTCGTTATTAACCAAGAAATCATCATAGTCAACATTCTCTACATTCTTATACCCATCAGAAGTCAATACCCTTTCTCCTGGAGGCATACATCCAGCCACATAAATAAAATCATCAAACCTATTGGATTGAGGCATCTCGAATATCTGGACAGGAGCGTCAATAACACCGCCGCTAAACGGGAATCCAGCCAGTTGCTTATTCGATTTAGTAGTCCCCAGTTTATTACCTGACTCAAGAAAGACATCACACAGCATACCGCTATATTGCCCCGACTCAAGGAGATCATTCTTATGCTTGATAGCGTACTCGACCGGAAATAGGTTCTGGGATGAGCTTAAAAAACAGTCATCGATCGTAAATGGATAGAACATAGTATGAGAAGTGTACGCAACCCTATCTTTTGTAGATAGTTTCTTCCGTTCCTCATTAAGTTTATTGGTACTAGCCTCGAAATCAGTAGCGTCGATCTTGATCTTATTAAGCTTCTTGTCATCAGGCTTACCAAGATAATCGCCCAATCCTATAGTTCTCTTAACACCGGAGTTAGCCATCTGACCGGGAACGAACATCGCCCATTTCCGTTCTTTCCATGTTTTCCCTTTCATGGCTCTACGATTTAAAATATCCCAGTCCATAACCAGAAGATTGTAGGTCTCAGGATCAGAAAACATTTCTTGAGCGTCCTTGGATAATTCTACCTCACCACCAGTACCAGCCAAGATAGGGCTAAGACGCCAGCCGTAAGGAGTGTCGTAGGAAGGCATAGCGGCAGTGTACGGCTTCTTGATAGGTCCCTTACCAACCTCGTCGAAAATAGCCGTAGCCGGTGTCAAACCAGCCGTCTTCTGCGTGGAGGTCTTCCTACCCATGTTGATGTTGGCTATAGAGATAATGGCATGGATATCACGTACGCCATTGGACATCCTCTTGCCTAATGTAACGCCCGAACTCCAGTCGGTCTTGGTCCTGTTGATCCTGAAAAAAGGATGCACATGATCAAGACCATACTCACAATACTCACCTATATTAGATAAATCGCTATCGCTGAAACCTACCACGGAATGGCTAAGCCCGATCGTCATGGTAGCGTTCATCTGGAGAAGTGATGACATGATGGTCGTATTATGGGATACGACAAAATTGGTAGTAAGAAACTGATGAGATTTATTATCTACCTCAATACAAGTAGCCTTATACTTCCCGTAATAATCTATATCGGATATCCTAAGTCTGTTATGGGTCTTGGATATATACATATCATCGCCATCCATGACGCAATAATATCCCATAGACCAGAATATTCTTCTTACGAAGGATATAATATACTCACTTTTGTAAACGACCTTAAAACGATCGTCACCAGTACTTATGCCGCAAGCTATCTTCATGAATGAGCTTATAAACAACTCTTTCTGTTTTTTGGATGAATAAATAATATCATCCATCTCCTTATTGCTTAACTCAAAGATCCTGTCGGTAGATCCACAAAGGAAAGAGGCGGTCAGAGACCCAAGGAGATGGGGCGACATCAGCCACCGCCGCTCGGGGAAATCCACGGCCTCCCCTATGTCTATGGTCATCTTCTGGAAGTCAGAGTGGATGATACCCATGGTGCTCATGACTTTATAATCACCATGATATTTAACCTTCCACTGATGTTGACCGCAACATACTATACTGCGCCCGTCCTCAAACGTAACCTTATACATATCAACGAATCCTTGAGGATATACGCCTACTATAGTCGTAAGCTTACCATCATCGCCATATATGATATCCCCGATATCAGCGAACCCTATCTTCTTAGGTCCATAAGGAGTATATATCAGCTCCGAGTCCAGAAGAGCCTTGCCAAAACGACGAGTACCAAACATCCCCAACCCTTTCTTCTCCTGACGGGCACGTTGGTACATCTCGGCGAAAAACCATTCATTGTCACGCAAACGACTGATCGCTGGCACACGTTCCCCGTTTGGAAGATCCTGGAATACGGGAAAGAAATTAACATGCCAATAAAGCCATGGCGGGATGAACGTACCATTGATAGTCACCCCGTACTTGACCTTATAAGCCTCTTCTTTAAAGAACTGCTTAACATCGTCATCCTGATCCTCCCAACCGAACAGATCGTTCCATACAGGAGGATTTTTCATGTTTACATAAAATTCTGGACTCGTGCTTAGACTCATTTTATAATATCCTTTAAAACAGACTCGATTCCACCAGAAACCTGACCCTTACGTTCCTTTTTCTGGACATTGCTTACAGACCTATATACATCCATGATTCCGCTTTTTTCCATATACGATTCATTCCATGAATTGATCTTATCGATCAACTTGGATATGAAATCGAACGCCCTTGCCATATCTTCCGGCTTCTCCTTGTCCCAAGGATGCTTATCAATATAAGCCTTGGCATCATCCACGGCCTTGGATATGACCTCAAGATTGTCATTAACCCGATCAACATCCTTACTCGTCGGCTTTCGTCTTCCCTGTGGCATTGGCTTTCATATCCTTAAACTCGTTATACTGTTTCATAAGAAGCTCATAAGATTGAACAACCCCGATCTTACTTACTTCCTTCACGCTCATGTCATGAAACATATCCTCAAGCTCCTTGTCAGCATATCTAAGACGTTCCTTGTCATCATAAAACACGAATCCAGACGTTCTGTCTTCTATAATACTCTTGGCGGTGGACGCATATGTCGTGTCTAAATCCAGATCCATACCGAAGCTGGTAGCCAACTGGATTATGAACATCAACCTAGAATTGACTTTTACAGCCTCTATATTCAACATCTGTATCTTATGGGTCATCTCATGAAGAACGACAAAATCCTCCTCTTTTATCAACGAAGATGATTTAAGGGCTATCTTCTTAGTCCTATCTTCAATATCGCTATACAGACGCTTGCTCTCACGCTTTATGGCTATCCAATGCCTTATATGAGTATCCGCCTCTTCTTTAAGATAATCCCTGATCTCTTTTTTGATATCCTTATCCTCTTCCATTATAATCACACGTTATAATCATTATTATTTAATTCAATCTCATCACTGATGCTTTGGTCTATAGACCTCAATAAATCCCTGGTACTAACATCCCGCAAGAAGCGGACATTACCACCATTAGCCCTAGCTATCCTCCTTAAAGCGGAGTAAAGTATATCACCCAACGAATATTCAGGCAACTCACGGCATCCGACTTCCATGACAATAAGGGCATGGATACGATCATCTATCTTACTTCTTACGGGACTTCGCATAGTATTTACTTATAAGCTTCCCCTATAATACGTAGCGGGAAATGTTTGAAATTACGTTCAGGATCGTCCTTCGTATAACCGACAAGAGATAGGTGTTTCTCAAAATGACCTTCCGTATATTTTGAGGTATCTAACGTCATCCTAAATATAGTTCTATTCTCATTGTCAGGATGTTTGTTATATGACACGTTTCCTATACATCCACATGAAAGATGATGATCCTTGACATGGAAACCATCTTTATGGGTGATAAATAACACGATTTCTATCTTATCACCTATTTTCTGATTAAAAATATTTAGATAAAACTCGCTCTCGTCATCCGTAAGTCCTATATCAAAGGAATCGTTAGGGCACTCGATATTAAAATCGTTATGATCGGCCGTTATCACCTCCATAGCATTCCATTTGGCTTTCTCTCCTTCCACGAACTTCAATGGGCATACCTCGGTCTTCATCCAAGCCTTCTCCTTGATAAAACAACCACACAACGAGCATCCAGGTCTTCCAATCAATCTATGAAATAATACCTTAGGCGGCAATTTAAAGAACCTAATATTAGAAGAGTTCTTAGGACATTTCTTGCATAATTCAAGACGATTCTTATACCATTCGGGATAATCTTTCTTATCCTTAGGAATCCTGCCCAATAAACTGTCTTCCCAAGCTTGGGCTATTACTTGGGCTTTACCAATTGTTTGCACGATAATTATTTTTTAAACTGTTTTTGTTGAAAATCCTGTAATTGTTCCCATGTCATTCCATACCGACATTGATACATGGCCTCATGGTTATCACGTATAAGAGGATCTCCGTTCTTCAACCCCTCCATATCCTCTATCGCCTTAATCTTCTTATCCAGACAATCAAGCTCAATAGGCATCCTTTCATCCGGATAACGATTACCTTCCTTGACAAATATCCGGCGTATCTTATCACGCCTTACCCGCATCTCGCGAAGATTGCATACAACGTATCCGATAAACGGGATTCTGATAGATATATTGTCAGTATACCTAGCTAGGTGATGGACGTAAGATACGGATGCTTTCATGCACCACTCTACCTGTTGTTTGGTAAACTTCCCATCAGATCTTCTCACCACCTCATCGACAATATCCCTGTCAAAAGAAATAAGACTTCTACCCATCAATGTTTAACTTATTTCTCTTGAACACGAATCCCATTACACGGGTATCATCACCCTCCCCATCAAGAATAAAATAGTTACGTAAGCTTCTCATCTCAATAGACAGCTCACGGGTACGGAAGTTCCCGTTCTTCTTGTCCACCAGAAAACCCCCACGTTTAAGCTCGTTGTTCAGGACAGCGACGTAAGATTCCTTCTGTCCATGACAATCCATGTACTTAGCCCTGGTATCATCCGAGTATCCGTAGTTGATGTAGAAAGAAAGTAAGTTTATCGTCCTTTCGGTAATCAAGCTCTTACCCTTAGAATCCAGATAGCCGTTGTATATCCTTAAGAATTGCTGGATCATATCCAGTCTAGTATCATAAGGCAACGCAAATACGAAAGCTTTCCTTTGCTCAGCCATATAAAATTAGTTTTCAGCAAAACTACTTAAAAAAAATATCGTTGTCAAGAAATTATGCCATAATCAACATAATATATGCTGATTAACATGTATTTAAGAACATCCAAATGGGAAAAGGCGGTGGAAGTGGCGGAGGAAAGCCAGATAAGTCCACCGTAAGACACGGAAATGAGGCCAGTGGAGCACAGACCATACATGCCTCCGAGCGGCGGTGGACAGCCCTATCCTGCCTCAAGGGACATGACCACCCCTTTTCCCTTTGGATTCCTTCTTGCTATGTTATGGGATATAAAGCCAAGGGGAAATGGGAAGCCTTGGGCGATGGAGCCTGCCGTAGAAGATACGGACGGCCGGAGCGCGAGCGATCGTACAAGACCTCGCTTTTTCTTCTTTGGCTTATGCTCCACCCGATCCCCCCCCCTACCGGGGTACTGGCTTCCGGTATAGGATACGGCTTCTACCAGGTTTAGCCTGCGGTATCCTGCCTGACGGCACCATACCTTGGCGGTAAAAAGCAATGTTTTATTAAATAGAGACTTTAAGTGGAGTACACAGGAACTCGACGTCAGGAGAGGTTCTGTGTACGGATAGAGATATTAGAAAGTAGTATATGTTTATAGAGTTAATTATATTTAATAAATATACCTATTAACGCGCGCGTAACAAGTAGGTTGAGAAAAAACGATCGTTCACGCGCACAGCGTTTTACGAACATTACCTACCCTCCTTAAACAACAAATGGGCGACCTTCACAGGCTACCCATCCATCCGAATAACTTGTTTCGTATTGATGAAACTTGTATATTCGCAGCAAATAAAAAATCTCATGGAGACAAAGGTAGCACTTTTACAGAAAATGAAATCAAATTTCGATAAGATTCTTACCGAAGCATATATCCCAAAAGATATACAAGCAAAAAAAGATGAGCTTGGATGCCTAAGGCTTCCGGCAGGATCACTTGTCTGTCCAGTAGATTACAAACCTGTAACTAATAAGGACGGGAAGAAGGTTACGGCCGTAAAATACTCGAACAAGAAAGATAATATAAGAGGTTCCGGTATGGTTATAGAAAAGAAGTGTAAGCAGGTAACGGCTTATCTTTCTATCATAAATGTACAGAAGCATGTATTTTTAAGAAATAGGATGAGAGATGGTTACCGTGACCGTATCGAGATCAATACCGATGATTTTATAGATATCCTATCCGATGGCATAGCTTATTTCTGCTACAGACATGTTATAGAGAACTGCCATGAGGATATAGACTATCAGCTAAAGACGCTTAAGGCTTACGCAGAGGGCGAGATAAGAATAGCCTTATCTGATATCATGATCTACTCGTATAAGGCTAAGAAGAATGAGGATACGAAAGAAATATTCGTAGGTAAGAAAAGATCCGTATACAAATGTCTGGATAAGAATTTAAGCTCAGACGAAAGACGGAATATGGCTAACAAAAGCCGGAAACTTGATCGGGTAAGAATCCTTTCCAAGATAATATTCAGGGCCAGAACCAGAAACGTACATCATATATACAAAGTAACTAAAAGAAAGACAATTAAGTTCAATGTAGCATGCCTTCTTAATGAGTTGAATAAGAAGCTTGCGGGAATAGGCATGCATGAGATATCTCAGTCAACTATATACAGATACATAAGCATGTTCTTAGGCATGTGTAAGAAGAGTATATCCGATTTGTATGACGAGGTAAAAAAAAACAATGGAATAGCGAATGCCAAAGACAGGAAGAACGTAACTATCGGACACCTAAGACTATCATACAGAGGAAAGATAATGCATATAATCATCTCCGAAGATTTTATAAAAGACGTCTTTTTAGGGGTAAAAGGGTCAGAGATGAGTAAAGCCGGATGATTTGAGTATCAGATATAAAATTTAATATTTATATATTATTCACATTTATTTTTAATAGTTAATTATAACTATTCGTATCTTTGTACCATAAACTTAAAAGATATGGTACAAGAGGATTTTAGAAATGAAAACGACCTCCTTCGTCATATTATGACGGTGGATAAAAACGTGGAGCAAGGTCGTGCCTTGAAAAAGATTTTCACCACTAGGGAGAATCTATTTATTACCGGTAGAGCTGGTAGTGGTAAAAGTACGTTCATGAGACGTATCGTAAAGTTCTTGGGTAAATGTGTTATCGTAGCCCCGACTGGAGTAGCGGCTTTGAATGCCGGTGGACAGACCATCCATTCGTTCTTCTCTATAAAGAACGATCCTTACATTCCTTCTATCGAGAGAGGTATGTTATCGAATAAGGTGGATGTAAGTCCGTTTATGAAGAAGAAGATCAAGAATCTTGATACTATCGTTATCGACGAGATCAGTATGGTAAGGCCTGATTTACTTGATGAGGTAGCTGACGTACTTAGACAATGCAGGCGTAGCAAGGAACCTTTCGGTGGAGTTAGGTTGATTATGTTTGGAGATCTATCGCAACTACCTCCTGTGGTGACGGCGGATGATTTTATCGATAGGTATTATGAGAGCCGGTTCTTTTTCTCATCTAAGGCATTAAGAGCCTCAGGATTCTCGGTCATTACCTTCGAGAACGTGTTCCGTCAAAAAGATCCTCAGCTTCTTTCCGTACTTGAGGATATAAGATGTGGTGTTATTACCGATGAGTCAAGACAGATATTGGATAGTAGGGTCAAGTGTCCGGATAATATGGATAATACTATAATTATATGCTCAACTAACAAAGAGGCGTATGAGATAAATAAGACTAATCTTGATAAGATCAATAATAAGGTATTTAAGTTCGATGCTACTGTATTCGGAGAGAAGCCTGTAGCGCCCTGTGAGGATGAGCTTATAGTAAAGGTAGGAGCTAAGGTCATAATAACCAGAAACGGCAATGGATATGTCAATGGCTCGATGGGTATCATAACCAGCATAGATACTGTTGATGAGACGATATATGTTCATCTAGATAACGATACTGAGGTGGAGATAACCAAAGAGAAGTGGGAGAAGATGAAGTATAAGCAGGTAGACGATTCCCTTGAAGGCATTTCTTGCGGCTATATAATACAATATCCATTGAGGTTAGGATACGCCATAACTGTCCATAAATCCCAGGGAATGACTTTAGATAATATATTTGTAGACATTAGTAGAGCCTTCGAGATAGGACAGATATATACCGCTCTTTCAAGATGTAGGTCAATAGACGGTCTTTATCTAAAATCAGTGCCTAAGGAAGATATGGTACTGCTAAGCGATAAGATATCTGACTTCATAGATAAGGTGGATGAGAATGATGGTGTTTTGAATCCGGAAAAGATATCTGACATCGGTAAGGATATGATAAAGAAGCAACAGGATTTGTTTAATTTCGAAGAATACGGACTATAATGGCTAAGAAAGAACTTTTTTCAGACGTAGATGAATTAGTATCATCTTTAAATAAAGAGCTTGGAGAAGGCTCAATAATGAACTTCGGCGATGATAAGCCTATAATATCCATACCAAGGGAAAGCACTGGTTCGCTGGTGGTGGACAAGGCCCTCGGCGGCGGATGGGCGGTAGGCCGGATCCATGAGCTGGTCGGCATGGAATCTTGTGGCAAGACCATGATGTGTACGTTAAGTATGATCGAGTTCCAGAAAAAACATCCCGATAAGCTGGTAGCTATAATAGACGTGGAGAACGCTTTTGATATTGAATACGCTAAGAAGATGGGATTGGACGTTAACCGGTTCCTTATTTCCCAGCCAAGCTACGGGGAGTTGGCTATCGATATCACGGCCAAGCTGGTGGAGTCCGGCAGGGTAGGCTTCATTGTCGTGGATTCCGTGGCGAACTTGGTCCCGAAGAAGGAGATCGAGGGTGATATGGAAGACAGCAACATGGGATTACAAGCCCGGTTGATGTCAAAAGCTATGAGAGTTCTTACCGGGATCGTAAACAAAAGCGATTGTGTTCTGGTGTTCATCAACCAGTATCGGGAGAAGATCGGTGTAATATACGGTGATCCGAAGGTAACAACTGGTGGTAACGCTCTTAAATTCTACGCCTCTATTCGTATGGAAATGTCAAGGAAGAAGGTTATTGTAGGAGAAGATGGCTCTTCTATCGGTCATGAGGTTCGGATAAAGGTATTGAAGAACAAGACAGCTATACCTTTCCAGATAGCAGAGACAGCCTTGTATTATGGCGTAGGATTTGACAAGGAGCTTGAACTTTTGAAGTTATGTGAAGAAACCGGTATCTTTACCCGTAAAGGATCATGGTACTGGTACGGAGAGGTCCGGGTAGGCAATGGAGTGGATAATACGTTAAGTATTATGAGAGATAATCAAGAATTGTGTCAAGAATTAAGAACTAAATTAAATATTTGATTATATGGCAATCGGAGTAAAATTTGTAGACGTAATACCATCCAGTGTAGAGAACGCTGTCGAGGTTAAGAAAGGGGATGTGAAAAACTATTTGTTCGTAGGTATTCCCATGAGTGAGTTTATCGGGAAGAGATATGAGTATGAGGGATTCATATACATGTGCCTACAGGGTGTCACTGGTGGTACGGAACTTGGCGGAGATATAGCCATAGCCGTATTGAGACCGATTCGCCCCGCCGTCGGGCAGGCATCTTATCATTTGGTATCGTATACACCTCTTACGTATACGAGATCTGATGTGGCGATATTCCTTCGCAATGGTGATTTTAAGGTTGTTAAACGTGACGATTGTAATCTTATCTGATCATGGGGACATATATATCGATAAAATCAACGGTAAACGCATTCAGGTACGGGATTGATCCTATACCTGAATGGTTCGACAAGATATCCCAAAGAACCAAGGAACTTGATGTGATGGTTGATGGTAGCAAGGTAAAGACTTTGGATATAAGACTAGAAAACGGCATTCTACGGGCTTTTTACGGTTATTATATAGGTATGTATCCGGATAACTCGATACAGGTGTTTAGACCTGAGGATTTTCATTCATTATATACCTTAAAAATATGAATATAGCGATAGGAATAGATCCGGGTATAGATACCGGAGGATTGTCCATGATCCCAGAAAATGGCGAGGTTAAGGTAATTATGACTCCAAGGATATCGGTTAAGGGGGATATAGATCTTAGGGCTATATCAAGCTTCTTCCTCGATGCCGCTGACAAGATCCAAGAAAAGGGAGGCGGGACGCTGGCGATCGCCGTCGAGGACGTCCACAGCATCCACAACAGCTCGGCCGCCAGCAACTTCACCTTTGGCGGGAGACGCCGGGAACCGAACGCCCTATTCGCTATGATGGTGGAGATGATGGAGCGATACGGATCTCACCCGGATGTTAGGTTCATGTTCGAGGAGGTGCAACCAAAGACCTGGCAGAAGGAGCTTCATACGACAGCCGATCGGGTGTATACGGCGGCGAAGCTGGACACGAAGGCTACCTCCATCCGATGCGCCATGCGCCTTTTCCCTTTGGTCTCTTTCGTGAAGCCATGGTCAGGGAAAGGAGTACAACCTACTAAGATACAAGACGGAATGTGTGACGCTACGCTTATAGCCGAGTATATTAGACGTAAGTTTAAACTATTTTAATACTATTAAGTATTTATTGTATTTGTATTAATATAATTATGATTATATTTGCGATGTAATAAAAAGTTGTTCGTTATGCTTATAAGATGCTTGTCGAAGTCATTAAATGAGAAGTTGGGTAAACTGGAGACGGTGGTTAAGAACGCCGGTTCCAACTCCCTTTATAAGGATCTTAAGATAGATGTTGTCAATAATCTGGCTTATATCACTTCCGTAAATGCCAAGGTATGTGTTATAGAACGATTGAAGGTCGAGGCTGACTCTAACTTCTCTTTCTTGGTAGAGGCAAGCTCTTTTATTAAGTTCATGAAAAAACAGAAGAATCGTGAGATTACGATACTGCTTTCGGATAGAAAAGATCAGATCACGATCCACTACGCTTCTGGTGAGTATAGTTGTCCGGCTTTTGATATCAATACATTCCCGCAGGTACATAAGATACTTGATGGAGGAATTAAGGTTAAGATGAGCGATTATGTTTCGGTTCTTAACAAAGCCAGCGATTATACGGAGGTAGATGACTTTTATCCATGCATCGAGAATGTGGTCATTGATATTGATGATATTAATATTAATATAGTAAGTACGGATAGAAATACTATTTACAGGTATTTTGTCCCTAATCAGGATAAGGTAGAGAAGATGTTTATCCCGGTGTCGAACGAATCTGCGATATTGCTTGATAAGCATATCAATAAGTCATCGGATATGTTGTCTATAAAAGTGGACGATACTAAGACTTATTTCTCTACGCCTGATATGGATATGTATGAGACCCATTTTGAGGGTAATTATCCAAATTGGAGGTTCGTGGACGAGCATTTTGTCAAAACAAGTACCTATGTCTTTGATAAGGATCTACTCGTCCAAGCCCTCCAAAACAATCTTAAGGTAAATGAGTTCGATCATTGCAAGTTGATATTTACCGATAAAGGATGCGGTATTATGTCAGAGAGCCCGTCTTCAGGTAAATCATGTAAGGAAAGACTTACCCCTTTGTCTCATTATGGTGAAGATATTGTATGCAACGTGTTATGTGGAAGATATCTGGGTATCATAAAAAGCATATCGTGGAATAGGATAGTTATCGAGCATGATCATAAATCTCATTTCAATAAGATTTATGGGGAGGATAATAAGAACGAGTATTTCTTGTCATCATCAGTTATTGTTTAATATTTAAAAATATATAAAATGGGAGTTAGAGAAAATTCATCAGGTGGTAATAACCATTACTTTAAAGTAAGTGGTAGCGGATTATTATATCAGTCATCAAGAGAACCAAAGGAAGGTTTCGAGGAGCATATAAACGAGAAGACCGGAGCCGTTTCTTATTGGAGGGTATTCTGGAACGGTATCGAAGGTTATTTGTCTGATATCAATGTGCGAGAAGTGGAGTTCAATGGAATAAATGCCAAATACTTATCCATAAAGATAAGTGATGAGGATGGTAATTACTTTATAAACGTTCCTTTGATGACTCAAAAAGGAGGTATCAATAATTACGTTAAGTCACTGGTAAGGTACTTGCCTAATATCGACCTGAAACGTAAGGTGGTGATCAATCCTGCTCATGCTAAGAAAGGGGATCAATATGCTCCCGGTAATTTCTTTATCTCATACGCAAGGGAGACTCCTGACGGTAAGGACGAGCTTATCCAGCAATATTATAAGAATGGGCAGAATGGATGGCCTGACAGGGTTGAGAGTACTGATATAATGGGGAATAAGAAGTTTGATTATACGACCCAAGACGCTTTCGCTTATCAGGTACTTAATAAATATATCCAAAGTATTAAAGCGGATGGCGTGAGACCGGTTCAGTCTCCAAGCCAAAACAACGCTGGTGAGGCTATAACGCAAACGCCCCCACCGTCATACGCTACGCAGGCTCCGCAGCAGACGCCTCCTCCATCATACCAGCAGGCTCCGCCTCAGACAGCCCAAGCGCCTTCTTTTGGAGGTCAGCAGCCGCCACAATATCCTCCTTTTGGAGACGACAGTGACCTACCTTTCTAATTAACTAATTGAAAATGAGTAATTTAATGGAGAGTAATTTCAATATATCTACTAAAGTGAATCGTGTCTCGATGCCTACCCAAAATAAGGTAGATACGGTTATGAAGAACCTAGGGCATCGACCTTGTGTAGCGTATTCCGAGGAAAAGAATATGTATTATAAGGATGGAGAATGGGTAGCGTCAGATCTTGACGCTACTATCTTACCTCTTAGGGAGATGTTCGAAAAGACATCTGATTTGAAGTTAGGATTGAAGATAGTGTATTTAATAATAAAACTATAATATGACTACAATTGAAGATATCAAGAAACTTCTGGAGAGTAAGTCATTTACATCAGCCAGAGATCTTGACGAGTTTGAGGAAAAGCCGGATGATAAACAAAACGAGGTTAGACTGAATTGCGAACCTATGGTAGGGATGGTGGAGAAAGAGGGAAAGATCTTCCTTAACTCCGTAAGATTCTCGAAAGCATGGAACTCGTTGGGTAAGGATATTCCTATCAAACAGGGTAATGCCTTCCCATTAGGACAGGGTGATGTCCTTGATATAGATACAGGGATATGGGCATCGTTCCCGGATAATACCATAGGGGTGTTGATGATGCTGCCGTCGTTTACCGGCGATACGGGACTTACTTTGGTAGGATCACCGTTCGTATCGTCTAATAACGGGAATATTATTATCAGGGTCACTAATGTCCGTAAGGATATGGCTATAGTCGAGAAAGACAAACATATAGCTGAGTTAATTATAGTTGGCAAGATAAAAGCCGATATTCGTAAAACTTATAACAGCAATGAACATGTTCGGATTGAAGATAGTAAAGAGTAGCTATATAAATACTCTAAAACAGGATCTTGATGAGGCTATTAGCTATTCAAGTAGATTAAAAAGAGATTATGAGGATTCCCGCAAGAAGATAACGGAATTAGAAGAGAAAGTAGGGTATCTTGAAACTCTTTCCGATTCCCTTAATATGGATATAGAACAAAAGGATTCTATTATAATTAAGATGGGTAATGAGCTTAGTAAATCAAGAGAGATATATAATGAGTCGGTAAAAGATAAAGAGACTCTTAAACGGGCTTATATGGATATCGAGAAGAAACATAAACTATCATCTAAATTACTCGATGAGGCTAGAAGAAGATATAAGGAACTTGAGGATCAGAATAAGGCTATGTCCGATCGTATCAAATATCTTGAGGCAGAGCTTTTAGATAGCGATGTACCTGATGAGGTTGTTGTTGATGAGGATAAGATGGATCCTAATTCCGGTCATATTGATATACCTGAAAATAACGCCCCTGAGGTCGCTGATGCCGGTATTGACGTAAATGTCGAGAATAAGGCGGAGGATAAGAAGAAATCTAAGAAACGTAAAAAATCTAAGAAAAGTGAATAAGATCTTGTTTTTCTTGTTAACGTTATTTACCTTAGCGGTTGTCGGATGCGGTACGTCAAGAACCTATTATACGGAATATGATACTACTGATATATCTTATGTGGTGGATTCTATAGTGTCTTCCGGGACCGTGATGGGCCAATGGAAGGAGTGGCGGTTTACGCTGGACGACGGCCGGGTCGATAACTTTGGCTTTACCGCCCTGTACGACGCCAAGGGAAAGGCTAGGGGGTCTATACAGGTAAGGCAAAGATCCGATACGTTTAATATCAAGATAATAGATTATCATAAAAAGGATAAGTAATGGAATACGGACTAGGTTACATACCATCACCAGTGGATGACAGGGACGCTATCATGAACATGCAGCACGAGGCTGTTCCTGATGAGTATAAGATCAATAATGTCGATAGCGTAGTGGATCAAGGTTCTTACCCTATTTGCGCGGCAATAAGCTTGGCTGAGATACTTAATTGGAGAAAGAGTATAAGGGCTATTAAAAGACCGGCTAAGATCTCTCCTTACGATATATATGATCTGAGAGAGGATAAGGATCAGGACGGGATGGTTCTTCGTGACGCTATCAAGTCTATCAAAAACGTAGGCGTAGATGGGGAGAAAATAAACAGTTACGCTAGGATCATAGATCCGGTATCGGCTAAGGTAGCGTTGATGCTGAATGGGCCTCTGGTTATAGGTCTGTATTGCTATAATTATGGTAATCGATTCTGGCAAGGCCAAGGACAGAACTTGGGAGGTCATGCCGTTATCCTCACCGGCTGGGACAAGGCCGGCTTCGTCCTACAGAACAGTTGGGGGACGGGATGGGGTAGGTCTGGTGTAGAGACGTTCCCGTTCGATGATTGGTGCTATATGCTAGAATGTTGGACAATAGTTTCATGATATTACTATATAATTTTCGAGAAATTCCGATCCACATCCTCTTGTGAAAGCCGATGTGGTTATTTAGGACCCGTAGATCAATTGGTTGGATCATCTGGCTCATAACCAGAAGGTTGTCGGTTCAAGCCCGGCCGGGTCCACGCTATTTTTTGGGGAAAAACTAGCATAGAGTTTTGTCATTAGGTTTTTTAAAGTTTAGACGTTTGATGTCCTGGTTCGTGAGAATAAGGACATATGCCCTAATAGTTCAATGGATAGAACACGTCGGTCCTAACGATGAAATTTCGGTTCGATTCCGGATTGGGGTACATGGTGTTTTCTTAAACATATTCTCGTAGGTCGGTAATTAACGATAACCGGTAGACAGCCTACGGGAATTAATAAAATCCTACGTGCTTAGGATCGCTTTCAGTTCTATTTTTCGTGTGTAATCTATAGGAGGGTAGCACGGCCCTCCTATTTATAATAACTATTTGGGATGGACATTAATCAAATAAAAACGTATCTACCATCAGGATGGGATGTGGTTGATCTAATAGATCACGGCATAATCGATCTTGATATCATGAATGGGAAGATGATTGGTGAGTATGTGGCTGTGTTGATGATAAAGTCTTATGATAAGATTACTGAATCACATAACTTAACTACTTTCTCGTTCCATGATAAGGATATGGGTGGATTACGGAGATTGGTATCGAACGCTATAATGGCGGTTGGGTTAAGGAATAATCCTCTGACAGGAGATGGGAACACGGCAATCAAATAAAGGTGCTGAATACACTGAAAGAGGGATATTGGATATCCTTAACAGACAGTTCTTGGTATCTCCTAGATGGATTATAAACAACTTGTATGTCTATAACTGGGAGTCTGATTATCTGGCTATAACCAGATCCATGTACGCCTATGAGGTTGAGGTTAAGATCTCGCTTGCTGACTACAACAAGGATTTCGAGAAAGAGGGTAAGCACCAAGTAATGCAAGGCTGGTTCGAGGCACGGAAGCAAGCCCTATACGAGACCGGGGACTGGGTCAGGTACGGCCGCCCCAACTACTTCTACTACTGCGTTCCGGATGGGTTGGTTGATCCTAAGGACATACCTCCGTACGCAGGACTCGCTTATGTTTGTGGCAGGAATTTGAGAAAGATCAAGGACGCACCTATCCTGCATCGTGATAAATTTGACCCCGAAGCTTATAAGATGGCAGACAAATTCTACTACAATTGGTGGAACGAGAGACGTAAGGCCAGACAGATAGAAGGGAAGGATATGAAAGATGAGTTCAGGAAAAGCATGAAAAAGGTTAAGGAGAAGATAACAGTCGATGCCAAGATCAAGGCGATGGAGGCGTTCTGGAGCGTCTGCGATTATGCCTACTGGCCGTACGGGGGAAGAGGGGTGCCCGGAATGAGACCCAACTGTTCCGCTTGTGGAGAGGAATGTAAATTACAATGCCCGAAGGGGAAAGAATTTAAAAATAAGATAAAATGAGCAAGATTAAAGATTTATTAGCAAGAGTCATTTCGTTAGCCTCAGAGCAACCTATGAGCTATAAAGAGGCAGTTGAGTTACTTGATGGTATAGATACGTGTAAGGTCAAGATATGGCTGGAAGAAGGAGCTAAGCTGCCTGAATACGCTCATAAACAGGATGCTTGTATGGATTTGTTCGTTAAGGATATAGAACTTGACGGAGACAGGATCATATATCATACTGGCGTACATGTAGCATTGCCAGAGGATTATGAGATGGAAATCCGTCCACGTAGTGGTTTTACTAATAGCGAGCTAATTATGCAAAACGCCCCTGCTACCATTGATGAAGGATATAGTGGGGAGATTATAATAGTTCACAGAAAAATGAATAGGCATAGTCCTTATTATTGTAATGTCGGTGGTAAGGTAGCACAGCTTCTTATTCGTAGAAGGGAACGTATCGTATGGGAAGAAGTGGAGTCATTAGAAGATCTTGGAAAATCTGATAGAGGTGATAATGGATTTGGAAGTACAGATAAGATAAATAAGGATGGCTTCATGACCAGCGAACGTCGGTTAGGAAACCACCGTGGTAATGAATGATATGGAAAATAAAAATACATCATCCACTACTAATGAGGGCTTGAAAGAAATTGACAAACAAACAAATCCTGTTATGTATGGATGGAGATGTCCGGTATGTGGAAGAGTATATTCTCCCTACGTATCTATGTGCGCTTATTGCGGTAATAATAATATGAATCATATTACATGTAAAGTTACTGGATAATTGATATGAGTGGAAGAATTAAAATAAAGTCCAAGGATAAGGATAAGAGACCTAAGATCGATGTATTTAAGGTAATAGAGAACCGGTTCAAGAATATGAACGAGCTTCGGGATCTTATCGACATGGATCCAAGGAAAGGGCTGGTCAGGATCAGGGACGGGGCCGGCTTTAGGGAGGTGGAGCGGGGCGGATGCCTGCACCGGAACTACCTTAACCTGTTGGAGGAGGAGCTGGGTGCAAAATTATCAATAGACTTGATAGATAAATATATTAAAAGAAAATAATTCTAATAATTATGGGTAAGTATAAAAACAAATTATCAAAAATAGAAGCTGTAAAATGGAATGGTCTTAACGTTGATGAGGTCAAGGATTTGGTTGATGATATGTCTAAAATAAGTATCATTCAAATTGGTAAAGTAAGATGTTCTAATCTATACGATTTTCCTGTATGCTACTTGAGATGCAACGAACAATTTTATACCGAAGTAAGTATTGGAAATTATATTATCAAGGATAAAACTGGTAATATTTATACGCTCAAAGAAGATCTGTTTGATAAAATATATGAGAGGGTTAATGATCCATCCGAAGATGATATGGGTAATGTATCTGATGGGTATCATACCTTTAACGAACTGTATAGATATCGAATGCTTTACAATGCCGCTTTCTTCAACGAGTTGGCCAAAGGCGATATAAAGGTCTGTAAATCACATAAGCATTATGATGGAGAGGAATGCTTCGGCGGAGGGTGGTTTATCGTAATGGCAGAACTGCCAACTGGACAGATATCCAATCATTATGAGAACCGGTATTGGGAGTTGTTTAATATCCCTGAACTTGATACGGCATGGGAATGGGATGGACATACGCCTAATGAGGCCGCTGATAGAATAGAATCGTATTTGAAGTCAAATTGATATTAATATCTGCCCTAGGAATTACCTAGGGCAGGTTCGTTTTATATACCGAAGTATCTACCACAATCTGGCTATCCATATCCCCAATCAACTCAATGATCTCATCCCTTATATCATAAGAAAGCAAGATCGGTATTATGGTTAGTATAAAAGATAGTATTATTCCTGATCCTATTATGATAGCAATATCATCGCACTCTATATCTAACATCGGCATGACAAACATCAACCCGGACATGAATATCATCACGAACAACGTGGATATCTCAGTTATCATATCCCGCTCCATCGTATCCTTAATCATATCTCCTCAACTTTAGTATGGTTTATTATCCTACTGATATGACGGATACTTAATCCAGTCCTGTCCTTTATCTTGCCATATACGTAGTTCCTTGACACGACAGTAGCCAAATCACCTAGCTCGTCCAGTATCTCGTTATACATCCTATGGATCTCGTTGTTGCGGATGACCGTACTGTCCCTTACATATATCTTCTCAACATCATCGTCGCAGAAGAAGATCTTAAGCTTATGAAATATGTCTAACATGATTATAGTTTTTTCCCAAAGATATGAAATTTTGAGGATAAAACCAGAAGGAAGCCAAAAAGAACGGGGAGGCGGTGGGAGGGCGGGGGATGCCCGGAAGGATGGAAGCCAGTCCTTTCCCTTGGATTCAGCGACATGATCTGAGAATAAATCATATATTTGTATGTACAAAATGCATAATAATATGATATTGAATAAAATTAACTCAATGGGGGGGGGTATTTCCAACCTCCATAAAAACAATAGATTATGTTAAGAAGAAGATTTTATCAAAGTTATAAATCGCCTATTAATAATGGCGTTTATGCTGTTAGACAAGATGGCAGGTTAATACCTTTATCAAGAGCTGATAATTCGTGTATATCTGTGGCTATTATATATGATGGTCATAAGATTATGATTGAGAAAAACGAGGACTCTAATCAGAGCTACAAAACGGCCACGTCTGATTTGCCCGATTCTTCTAACAAGACTTACTCTTTTTATTGGGGTGAACATGGCACGGATCAGATTGGCATTACAAATTATGACAAGGTGGACGGTATCAATAGTTTTGGTTTCCTGAAACAGGAATCGGGTTCATACGGCGGTACTCCCAACATTTCGGAAAATATTTCTTCATGGACAAGCGGTGCTTTATCTGATTGGAAGGGGAAGGCTAATTCAGAGGTATTAAAAAGGATAACTACCGGTGGCGATTCTTATACTTCCTATGCGACAGCCGGTCATGTACTTAATACGTTCTTGGCCAGCCCTGACGCCAAAGGATATGATGATTGGTATATCCCATCATGTGGTGAGCTTTCATTGATATATATGCACTTGACGAGTGTCAATAACGCATTATCGGCTATTGGTGGACAACAATTAACTAAGGATTACTATTTGTCTAGTTCGGAGTACGATCCGGAAAATTTCTGGATCGTACTATTCAATAATGGGCGCGTATTTAAACGTCCAAAGAGATTGGGTTGCCGTGTCAGGTTTGTCCGTAAAATCGAGTGATAATAACATTTCATATGGGATCCAATGGAACGGGCCGGATCACATCCTTCCTGGCCTGCCCATCGGGTCTTCCGCCAGCTACTTCTATTGGCTAACGCCCCTCCATCCATGTCGAGTTTGGAATATCCCCCCCCCCATGTATTTAACTTCTTTATTCATAATATGTTATGTTTTAATTATATCGAAAATATAATAAAATTAATGAGATTATTAAGTCGTGAGGGGATGAGGGATGTGGACATAGGAATATGTTGGGACGCCGGATATATTGGGATATGCGGGATAGGTGGTGAGGATGGGGGATATGCGGAGATATGTGGGACGGACCACCTCCCCGAAATAGGCCCGGCCGGGCTGCCGTTTTTGGACCAGCCCCCCCCAATCCACGAAGAACGGGAAATAGGAACGGCAAACTACCAGCTGGACGAAAAAAGAATGCTTATTTTGTATTTAAATTGTTGATTGTCAATAATATAAATCAATATTTTAATATATGTTTACATTTGATTAGATTTATTACATATAATCGTCGAATTTTTATTGCAAAATATTTGTTTGAAAATAAAACATGTAGTATATTTGTCTATGTAAAAATAACATTAACAAACCGGCGCACCAGAAGCCTATACAAGTCCCGAGGGTACGGGCAAATCTAATGACAAATAAAGAATTAAACAAAGTACAGAACGAGGTAAAGAAAGCAAGTGAAAAAACACTCACAGGTGCGGTCAAAGCTTGGTGTCAACTTTTTAAATCTGGGAAAGAAATTAATGAGATCTTGAAAGAAAATGAGATCAAAGTAGACAAATCGATTGTCCCCGCTTTGGTATCTTTAGCAAAGGATAAAGAAGTAGTAATACAACTTTGCAAAGAAATACTACCACGAGTTAACGGTACCTTCTGCTCCTACAAAGAAGTTGAACGCGAATATTATGATAAAAACGATCAGGATAAAAACAAGAAGCTTAAAATGAACGAAATCGAGGATATAGCAATACTAGGATCTTCTCATAAACGCTTTGGATACAACGAGCCTATAGAGTTTGACTTTGGTATATATTACGAAACGTTTAACGGAGCAGACAAACGTATCATAAAGTGCGCCGTACCTATCAAACGGTATACATTTAATCTCATTGCAAAGTGTGTCACTTACTATTTGACACACCCCAAAAATGAAAGATAACAAATAATTAGCCCCTATATCATTTATGTATAGGGGCGTTATGGTAGCACACCTATGCGTTCCCGTCGCGCTACTGATTTAGACTAAATAGGTACGATATTTGATATTTTGATATAAACATATTGCTGGTTGTTAGAGTCTCGAGAGCCAGCAATAGATAGGCCGCCGCTTAGTAATGTGGTTTAGGTACTATCCTAGTCCAGGGTAGTACTATTATCTTTAGGTTTATATCAATCCGGTAAGTACGCTAGGTTAACCTAGTAGGCCGTGTAAAAACACGGGGTATATTGGTGTATATACGCATGTATAGGGCGTATGTTAGTGCGTTGTGAGAGCAGCACGCATTGAGTGTATTACGGCGTTATCTCCGTGCCAATATATCAATACGAGGTATGTTAGGGTAGCTTAAATACCTAACATGTGTACGGATAGCAAATAACAACCCTTGCAAGGGTATTTTGTGCGGTTAAATTGACGGACAAAGTGCGCCTTGTCGGTACGTATCACGGGCAACGTATGTGCGTATTAGGTCTCGTTCGTTCGGGGCAAAGGGACAAATCTAAAGGAAATATGGAGAGAGTGTGGCGTGTCCGGCTGGCTGTATTGATAACGGCGGCCGTGTCGTTACTAGCTTCTAGTTTCTTATTGGTGCCATTAAAAAAGATTAGGTTATGTATGAGAAGAAGTTTGCTAATTTGAATAGGAAACTATCCATTCAAAAAGAAAAGGCTTTAAAGCCTATCAAAAAAGCCCAAATGGAATTTTACGTTGAGCTTACCAAAGAACTACACAAGTCTAATAAATTAGATTGCAGTAGGGAGTCGGATAAGTGCAGGCGTAAACGTGTTAGCTACATGGCAAACAAATTACGGCAATAGTCGTTTGTTTTTATTTGATTTTAAAGTTTGTGCCCTTCTGTACTGTAGTGATATAGGACGGAAGGGCTTTTTTGTGTCTATATTTTACAATATGATACCATAACTATGATTTTACTTACACATAAAAGTGTCAAGGCGGTAAATTTTAAGCCTTGATCTAAAATGTGTAAGTAAAATACTTTATTATGTATCATTTCGTATATATCTATATCCATACAGACGGGTATATTGTGCCCTTATGTATGGTTTTGCGCTTGAATCGATCCTAAAAGGTATATAATAGGCGGTACTTATTGTATATTTTTTATCTATATCTAGGCTTGTCTTCCTTTAGAGGTAGCTCTAGGGGTTGATATATATTATTTTATTGATACTCAATTAATTGTATTATTTGCGTTCAATTTTAAAATCGTGGTTACTTATTGTATATTTTTATGGGTGTATTTATATATTTGGTGCTTACCTTGTTTTGTGGGTATATGGCGTTTGAGTTGGGGCGGTATGTTATAGCTACGGGCGACGCTCTGCCTATAATCATAGTTTCTTTATTGGTTTTATTATCAATACATTGTATTAGGCAAGTATATAAGGCAATCAAGAACAAGGATCTCGACATCCTAGACTAATCGGGCGTTCCACGTGGAACAATCGGGAGGAAGGTCTCGGGTTTTATGCTGGGAGTTGGTTGGGTTGGTTTGTTTTGCGGGAGGGGACACCTCCAAACAAGGGAAATCAAGAGGAGTCAAGGGGAGTCAAGGGGATCAATGTGAACCGAGGAAAAACGAGATGAAATAAGGGATCCCGGGAAACAATAGGGAAGGGGAACAAGGGTATCTTTATAGTAAGGGAATCTTATGTGTATGAAGGTATGTTTATGTATGGGTGTGTGTGTTTCTTTGGGTGATGGTGGGAATGTAGGAAGCCAAGGGAGAACGGGGGCGGAGATGGCGTGGAGTAGGTCCCGCTGGTCGTCCGTCCCTGTTCCCCTTTGGCGGTAGTGTAATATTAAAAATCTGACAGTGATATGACGAAAGAGGAAGCGAGAGAAAGGTTCGGTGACAATATAATAAACAAACTATTGTCGCTTGGTGCTGAACCGACAAACGTATGCAGGAATGACGAGATCGTGGAATGGTGCAGTGATGGATGCATAAAAGTGGGCGATATTGAAGTATGGGCTTACTATTACTTTTATGAAGGAGAGAACCCTGATTTATGTAATTGGGAGGATCGCATGGAGATAGAGGTAGAGGAATGTTGGATTTAAAATTGACTGATATGAGATTCATGTATTTAACGGAGCTTAGAGGAAAGGATATATGCGTAGGCGACAAAAAGTGCAAGAGGGTAAAAATATATGTAGGTAGGCCGTTGGCGGATACGCCTAAAACCTATAAACAAATAGGTGGATTTGTAGCAAAAGAACTATCCAACGCTTATAACAGCGGTTGTGTTTCCATCTATGAAGCAAAGGATAAAACGCTCAGATATTCGGTTTATCGAGACGGTTGTTTTTATCCTTATTACGGGGAATTAGAGGTGGTAGAATAATACCAATGGGAACGGGCGGCGGTGTCACGGCGTGGTAGGCCACGGGTGTCGGCTGCCGTTCTTTTCTTTGGCGTGGTAATATAAAATACTAATAACATGGACGAGATTACAAAATTACAAGATGAGGCTCTGCTTTATCTACGGGATAATATTACGAAAGAAGAGGCGTATTATATCCTTACGACAGAGAATGAAATGACGGAGGTCTTGATGTCTAAAAGGAAGGACGGGAGCAAACGTATCAAGATTCTTGATGTGGAATATACTATAGAGAAGGATGATATGTTATTTCTATTCGATACTGATGGGGTGATAGATGAGTGTCTTTTGGTTGCCAGCTACATAGGGGTAAATATGTATTTTCGCAGGCAAGATGTCAACGCTATTTTGAATAACATCAATAGAGAGAAAGTTATGAAATATCCTTACATAGCTATTCAGTTAGATAATATACAGACTGTAGAAAAGCGTAGGGTTGTTTTTGAAATTACCGGGCATAGAATGGATGATAACAAAGAGAGAATAGATTTTATGTTTGTTTATTTTATGGCTAGAATGTTATGAGGGCGAGAAGGACTGTGAAAGAAAGAGATATTGTGAAGATATTGGTATTCGGGTATGATAGGACGCTTATAAAATCCATTAAGGATTCCGGATTCAGAAGTATGTCGGATGTAATATCGTACGCCAATAATATGGTCGGGGATAAGCCCATTGATCATATTAGGGTGTCGAATGAGGCTCGTGGATGGTGTGGGTCATATACTAATTATGGTAAAAGGATAGATTAGTTTGATAGGAGGATATGATATGAGAAGGATTATAAAAGAGAAAGACGATATCAAGGTATCTATATTTAACGGGTGTAGGTTGGCTCGTGTTTTCATTGATTCTGGGTATAGGAATATAGCTATGGTGATAGCCGATTGCGGTAGAATAGCTAATGGTTGTTATCATATACATCATATTGAGGTGGTAAATATGGATAGGGAATGGTATGGCACATATACCGCTGATGGAAAGAAAATTAATTAATATAAATAACATCATGAATAATATCATAGAGAACAATGATGGGGTAAAAAGAAAGGTAAGGGTATATGATTTCGGCGAGAAGGTCGCTGATAGATATACTATTGTATGCGTAAGTGACAGGAATAAAGATTCAAGAGGAATCTTATTTTATCCGATGTTCACTTGTAACGAAAACCCGTCGCATCCGCAAGGAATAGGGATGTATGTAGGGGACTATTATCCTCATAAGGGAGGTATGTACAACTTAGGGAGAAGGGTGAAGGATATAATGTCTTTGCCTAAAGAAGTGATTAGATACATAAAATGGGTAACAACAACATGAATGAAATAGTTTACAACAATTACGATTTGGTTGCTTTCGAGCAGAATGGGGAAGTGGTAGTAGCCGTAACATTCTACAGGTATTACAAGAAGAAAGCTAAGGGAGAGGTTAATTATAGATGGAGAACCAGATGCCCGGAGTTGGTGGATAAGATCGTAAAACACCGTACCAAGGTATTTACCGGTCAACTTATCCAGTTGGCGAAAGCGTATGGGGAGAAAAAGGTTATAAAATATCAAAAGGAGGAGGAAGGAGTATGTCAAAATACGATAGAGACGCTATAGAGATATATATACTGGATCATATAGATACAGATAATTATGGTAAGCAGTTTAAATACGATAGGGAATATATGTCTTTTATGCTTAGTGTGTTCAAGAATGAGTATAAAGAACATATCAAAAGGGATGGAATTAAGAAGGCTTTTGAGGATTACATAATGAGCGTTCCGTCTATATTCAGGATTCATATAGCGGATTGTGATATTAGATATTTATTACGTTCATGGGGAGTGGAGTTTGATAAGGATGATGATGAGATATACATCTTATACAAGAAGATCATAAGAGAGGTCTTTTTTAAGATGTGTGAGGATATGAAAGTTTGTTAATGTTGAACCAAAACCTTGGCGGGGCGGAAGGATATATCATGATCGTACGTGTGCGGATATGATCCGGGGTCGGTTCCCGGTGCCTTGACACAACTTAATTAAATAGCATATGGACAATATTTTAAAAAGAGCGGCAGCGGAATTGAAAGAAGCCGGTTGCAGGGTTTTTGCGTGGCAGGATGATACTTATAATAGAAGTTGGAGTAAGGGTGATTATATAATGTTGTATTACGCCTTCCCTGATTCGCCTAACATCGGGTATCTGAGTCGTGGGGAATATGGGATGAGCGTAGCATATAGTAGAGCTTATATACCGAGCCGTGGGAGTGGATCGGGGTGTTGTATCAAGGAGGAGGCTACGTTCGACCTTGCGACGGCGTTAGATGCGTTGAACGGGCCGTTACCTAGGTGGTGTAAGGCCTATGGGGTTTATCCAAAGCAGTACGATAATATTGATAAATGGTATAATAGAGATAATCATAACAAAAAATTATTTAAGGAGATTTGATATGGAGGTAAAAGATTGGGAAAATCTGGTTTTAAACACAGAGGTAGGATCACATTGTTTTGTTACGCTGATTGATAATAATGACATCAGTAGAGGTTACGCACAGATCAGACGCGCGGAACATTTCGGGTATAATATCTGCTTCACCCGGTTATATGGGAATAAGTTTTATTTCGAAAAAATAAAAGAAGGTCGTACACAACAATATATCAATAGGAGGAAATGATATGGTGATAGAGTTTGATTTTGAGATATACAAAAACGGAGATTATGATAAGGTATATCTCCGCAACGGGAAAGAGGCAAGAGTATTATGTGATAATGGGAAGGGCGATCGCCCTATAGTCGTGATGGTTGAGAATGATAACGCGGATGATTATATTATTCTACGTTATAACGAAACTGGCAGGAGGGATATCAATAGTCAATCGAGTCTTGATCTTATGTTATCGGTAAAAGAACGGGAGCCAGAGTTGTGGGTTGTTGTTATATCTTACATGGATAACAAGGATAAGAGACAAAAGATGGTCTTGCCTAATTTTTTCTCAAAGAATATAAGGGGGAATATATATCTTCAAGGAAGCTCTAAATCAAGCGTATCATATTATGTTGATAAGTTAGAAGAAGACGAGTGCTTCGATGAGCTGTGCGAGAAGATAAGAGTAAAGAGAGATCGCATCTATAACATAGAAATAATATCACTATCAAATGACGAGGCGGCAATTTAACCAGTTGATAAATGAACTGGACGGCAAAAGTCCGTTTATCGTATTACATAGGGATGTAGTTGCGCCTAAATACGTGGGCGTGGAGATCTCGAAAGAAGGTGTGGTATATAATTACTCAGTTATAAGTATAAACGATGACTACAAGCCTAAAAAGGTTCTTATTTCAAAGCTATTGAGTATAGCTGATAGTATAAATAGCAATAAGGACTTAAAAAAGGATTGATTGGACGTGTTTATGGTATGCGGCATCATATACGATATAATACCGTGAATAGCGTTGTATGGAGGGTATGTGTGATAATATGATAGATAACGTATTTGCGTCTTGACATCATAATATTATGCCATTATATCCTCTTTTTGTATAAAAAGAATAACGAATAATATAAATATCTTGGATATGGAAGGAATTAATATAGGTGACAAAATAGCGTTTCATATAACTGGTAATCATAATATAGGATATGCCAAAGGAGAAAGATATGTCGGGACAGTATTAAGTAGAGATCACCGATCACGCCTTCATGTGAGGGCGGATGGCATGCCTAGAGCTTGTATTGATGAGCGGGATGTGGATAAACTTATCGAGGAGAGTATGGATTTTGATATGGATGAGGTAACACCTAATCCGGTGGCAAGGGAGTTGTATGAGCTAATAAGTAAATATGTTTGCGCATTCGGATGGTTTCATGAAAGTATCAACGGATATATCGTGTATGATTATGTGATGATGGGTAAGCATTTAGAACATAATGTTATGTGTCTGTTACATGATCATGGATTCGAGACACGGCATATTGATAGTTATTCTTGGTGGATGACTAATGAGAGGCTGATGTCCGAGGTGACATATACGGAGGGGGATATTCATATAATTGTTCATGAGTGTATGGAAGATTATGTGGATAACGTGAAATTTGGGGAGGAATTTTATAAAAACAAGGAAATATGATAAGATACTTACTCGTGACGGCGATGATAATATTGACACCGCCAAAAGGGAACGGTGGTCTGCCCCTCGCCCCAAGGCCTGCCGTGGTCGAGGCACGGGTATGGGACAAGCTGGCGGACGCCTTGTCTTTCGTGGAGTCAAGGGATGACGATCGTGCGTATAACGCCTCCTCCGGGGCTTTAGGGAGGTGGCAGATGAAAAAGGTGTATGTAGATGAGGTTAATAGGATATTGCGCCTTAAACGGAAGAAAAAGCGGTATAGATATGATGATCGAACGAATCCTGTCAAGGCTAGGGAAATGTTCGAGATATATCAATCTCACCATAATCCTAAAAAGGATATAGATCGGGCTATAAGATTGCATAGGGGATTGCATTCTGCTAAATATGTTAAAGAGGTTAAGCGTAAATTGAGAAAATAAAAAGAATATAGGAGGATAAGGACATGGACGAGAATAAAATGATACGACCGATGGATTTTGTTCGGCTTACAAATATTGACGAATCAAATGTGATTAAGGACACTAAAAACCATATAGGGCTGGTCAAGGAGGTCAGTCGGGACGGGAGAATGAGTATAATATGGATAGGTGAAACTTACAGTCAGTTGGCGTGGTTCAAATCGAGCGAGTTGGAGGTGGTGGATAACCTTGTGAGCATCCTGACATGCGGGCTGGCTAACTTTCGCGGAGACGGAAAAGAGAGCGCGGATAAATTTTATCCAATGAATTTATGTTATATAAAAAGGGGGTGATATATGAAATGGGTGATAATAAAAGGAGTTAGATATCCTAGTTCCGTGATATCAGCATTTGCGGCATATAATATGGATAACCCCTTCTTGAAGGTCAGGATAAGAAACAAGTATCATATAGTGCCTTTTGATGATGTTAATAAGATGGCTAGTCAGATGGTATATTTAATGGACAACTATCCTGATTTCGTTCAGATAGGGAGATGGTGGATATCCAAGAAGGCGGTAATGTCTTGGGTTCCCAAGGGGCAGACCGTGGACGGATCGGGCTGGGTTATATCCTTCACCCTGTCCTTTGGTTTGGATAATGGGACTCAAATTAAGTTTTATAAAGAAGATGAGTACTTAAATGAGATAGATAGGCTAAACGAGTTGTTTAATGTAATATTATGATATGAAAAGCAAGAAAGATTATATAAGCATGCTTAACGATCTTGGTAATTCTTTGTCTAGGGAAGAATGGATAATAGGCGGTAAGGATAGATATACTGGTAGGGATAATTATGGGGTTATGTTGAAAAGATATGACCCCATAGCTTTTGAGGTAGGATATAACGAGTGGAAGAAACAACCATAAACAATAATAATATGGAAGAAAAGTTGATTCTTAATAGTATAGAAGATGCTGAAATAATATCAGTAAGGTTAAGTCCGGATGAAACGCCCATCGCTTATGAAAATAGAGTTAGGTGTTTAATGTTGTCAGGATTAAGCCGGGAAGAAGCGGAGAAAGTAGCGTTAGAGCCAATGGATATTGAGCTATATTATGAGATAGGCGTGGGGCTGATGGCTGTTGATCCAGCGGCGGTAGAGTCAGGGACAATCTGGAGTCCTTATACAAGAGAATTGTATGATAATGCAAAAGTTTGATAATTATGAGAGTAGAAGATTTAACTAAGTTTGAAGAAGAATGTCCCACCATAGTAGTATTTAATACATATATGGATATTAGGGTTCCACTAACGAAGAAATGGAAGAAAATCATTGACAAGAGAGAAGATAAGCCAAACACGTATCATAATAATTTGATTAATTATATTTTAGAACAGATAGAGTTGTCCGGATTTAACATGAAAAGTATCGGGAACCTATTAATAAAGAAAATAGTTTTCAATGAAAACAATTACTACAGGTATAACAACATAGGAGGATTCCCTATAACTATCAACGATTTGGGATATTGGGATAAAAACAGAGTAAAGCTAAATGAAGATTTTCACACTGTTAGGCTGTTTAATACGGTAAGTGTATATGGATTGATATTTGGACCCATAAAACAAAATAATTTCATTATGCTTGAAAACGATATAATGCAGATTAAGGTTGGCGGCATAACTTACATCTAAAGAAATAGATCATGAATTTATTATACGTAGTTGAATCAGGAGACTATAAGTACCTCGTCTTCGATGAAATGCCTGATAAAATTAGCACAAAGTACGGAGATGATACCATTATTGGAAGAATAGGAGGTATATTCTATGATTTCCTTGCAAAGAGAAATGAGAGAAGAGAAGCTTTCGGAGGCAGAAAGTTCGATATCGTACTTGATAATGGAGAGGTAGAGAAGTGTGAAGGACAATGGTGGGATGCGGTGACAGATAGAGCCAGAGAAGAATTAGAAAAAGAAGGAAATTCTTTTTCTGAGATGATGCTTATTGGCATTTCTTCAGTAGATAGATTATTGGATTGCTATGTGTATTGCGGGCTATGGGCATCCGAAAGCAAGATTGAAGAAATGATAGCTGGTTACAAAGGTCGTATATATGAGTATTACGAATTTAAGGAAGAGGTCATTAATAAGATAAATGAAGCTCATAAAGAATCATATATCCGATCTTGGAAAGAACAGTTAATACGATCTGGGATGAGGCAGAAAAAGAAAGACGTGTTTGAGTCACTGGATGGACTGTATGTTGAGATGGTATATGAGAACAAAGCGTTTGTACCATATAAACCTATAAAAGAAATCCAGAATTTACCTATAGATGCAAAGCACATACCACTTCTTACAAGGATATTTGGGAAGAACATACTTGCGGAGATAGGAGGAGGTAAGATATTTATAACTACTGGGAAATATGCTGTGAATTTTTGGTGCTGGGAAAAGTAAGCATAATGTAAAAAGAAGATTAAAATAATAGCTTATGACATTTAGAGAATTTATGCAGGAGGTTGGCTATGACCTGATAACTACCTTTTGGGAAGATTTCAGCATAGCCGACAAGTATGGTATAGCAGGTGTCAAGGATACCTACAGACGTGCGTTAATGAATGGAAAGACGATTATAAGTTCTTCACGGAATTAACGCTTGTATTGAATCACAAAATCTGGCAACATTATGAAAGCAATCGTGAACTGGCTGCACTGTATGACCGGTTGTGGCGAGAAGCTGACGAGTATGCCATGAACAACTTTAAGGAAGAAGAACTTGATTATTATTACAGAATAACCGATTAGCTATGTTATACCCGTTTTCATTGACGCTTGACTTATATATACAAGCCGAATCGTTTGAAGAAGCCAGGAAATTAGCGGAAGCATACGTGCAAGATGCTTCGTTAGATACAACTGACTATCCGGAAATAGTGCAAGATGTGTTGGAAGTGGCAGAGTATGGAATAATCGATGTAGAATAACAAATTAATATTATGACAGCAGCAGAAAAATTGCGTATGGAAATAGCGCAAGAAGCACCATTTAGTAAGGACGAATTTATTAGTAAAATCTCTCGTCTAATTAAGGCGTATGGATATGCAAGTTTTATTTGCGACAAGCATATTCGAGAAACCGATGTATCACTTAATGGTAACACAATTCGTATGGTACATGAACAGGTAGCAATTGATTTTGCTCGCTCTGAGGGTTTCTTAGTATCATACAAACATAACAGTTATGGTGTCAGATACATAGTATTTACTTTGTAAGGTGATTATGTACATAGATGAATTTATCGAAGAAAAATTAAGAACTATTTAAAATATAAAGACATGGAAGACGATCTTATTACAACAAAAGAAGTAGGCGATTATCGCATTAAAGTGTATTATTGCCATGATTCAGAATGCCCTATAACTAATTGGGGTTTGTTTGGGTCATTCTTTTTTGAA